TTAAATCCATAAAAAGTCAAAAAACCAAGGCTTACGTTGAAAGTTGAAAGAAAGATTATCTAAATATTCTTTGTTAATCCTAACTAGATTTTGATACTTGGGGAGGTCACCCCATCTTTCCAGCCGTTTATCAATTATCTTTTTTGCCCATCCATTTTCCATTATGAGCATTCTAAAAAATCCAGGCCTATCGTTTCTAAGCTCATGTAAATAGCCAGCCTCAATAAGAAACCAGAACACTTGTGCAATGATTGTATTACAATACTGTCTATTATCTAGTTTATGAGACTCAACTTGTACGCAATGCATCTTATTATTCATAAGAGAAGAATCTGAAGTCACTAGTATCCCATAGTTATGTATATCAATAGCGACCGTTTCTGTTCCTCGTCTTAGTTTTCTAAACGGCACCCCATAAAGAGATTTTATCTCATTTGCTAGTCTTTCCATATTAAATACCTATTATAACTTCTCCGGCATCATCAACGGACACCTTAAGTTCTTTTGTGTCTTCGCTCTCTAACAATGCATCGGCTACTTTGTCGGAAATTGTTTTCTTAATTGTTTTTATTACTGGGCGCGCGCCATATTCAGAATTAAATCCAGTTTTTATTACATGAGAAACAACTGAAGAATCAAAATCAATTGTAATGCCCTTTAATTTAAGATATTCATTTATTATACCTAATTCTTTTAGAACAATTTTCTCACAAGTTGCTTGGTCCAGTGAATTAAAGACAACTACTTCGTCTATTCTACCAAGAAACTCTGGCTTAAAATGCTTCTTCAACGCGGTGCCCACCATACCTCGGACATTCTTGGCGTCAGGTAAAACTCTCTTCTCCCCGAATCCCAAAGGAGCAGTACTAGTTGAAATTTCTTTTGAAGCCAAGTTAGAAGTTAAGATAATAATAGCTTCATTAAATTTTGCAGTATTTCCGTGTGAATCGGTCAAAATACCGGCATCCAATATTTGTAACAAAATATCATATATTTTTGGGTGTGCCTTTTCTATTTCGTCGAAAAGAACTACAGAAAATGGGTATTCTATTACTTTATTAACAAGGATTCCTCCTTCTTCGTGCCCTACATACCCCGGAGGAGACCCTATTAATTTAGACACCTCAAACGAAGTGCCATACTCAGAGCAATCTATGCGGATAAAGGCTTCTTTACCCTTCATAAGCTCTGTAGCCAACACCTTTGCGCATTCTGTTTTACCCACACCAGTAGGCCCTGTAAATATAGCGGATAAAACGGGAGAGTCTGCATTTCTGATACCAACTTTAGCTCTTTTTACGGCTGAGACTAGTGCTTTTATTGCTTCGTCCTGACCGAATATGTTTTCCCTAAGTTTGATATCAAGAGCTTCAATATCCTTTTTAGACATTAAAGAAAAAGCAGCCTCTTGTTTACGCTTTATTGAACCTTGTTTCTTCTTTTCTGGTTTTTGATTCATAAGTAATGAAGGGAGATTATTTAATAAATTATTCGCCATAAGTAAGTCTTGAAGACCAAGGCTTTCTTCATTTGAATCATCTTCTACATTCTTCGCGTCGTCATCAAGAAGCCGCTCAATGAATGGGCTAGGATTCAAGGATAACACCATTCTATATAAATCATCATATACTTCTGGTATGTCTTTACCAGAAAAATCCACGAAACAGGAATAAACATAATAGAATTTATAAATAGAGTAATAACAAAAATACTTTTTATATGCAAAAGAAGAAAGAACTTCCTTCATTTTAAAAAGATAATTTACATCCTCCTCATCAAGGGATTTAACTACTATGAACATCTCCGCCGCATTGTGCTTAACTATAAAATTCTTACTGAAATCAATAGAATTAATATCAATATAGGTAGTATGAAGATATTTAAAAACTAGAGAGGGGAAATTCCAATCTAGATTATCTACCAATCTTTTAATTCCTGAAAGCCCTGTCTTAGAGTGTATCAATAAGCCATTAGAGCTTACAAACATAGAGTTATAATCTAAAAATGGATTAATATCGCAAATATCTGTTATAATACTTCCAATAAATTTATAGTAATCCGGTCGGTCGTAGACCCCCTTAAACAAGGTATCAGGGTCTATTACACATTTTTCAATTAAGAAATCAAAATAAGTAGGCTTTGAAATACAAAAACCATTTAACTTTGAAGTCAATGAAGAAAGCATCTCTTCAGAGGTTTCTTTATCAAATTTAGCTATAGAAACATTCTCTATAGTTCCAGAAATTTCAACTCCTTTAGTTAGAACTTCAATGGGCAGAGATGTCATAGTATGCTCCAGATTAACTATCGAGGCTTCTCCAATGCTTGATTAAATTACTAGCGTCCGGTAGAGTTAAATTGGAGAAATCCTCCCCGTTAAAGTCAGGAAAAAGTGCTTTAATAATATCCAACTCACTCTTCTTTTCCTTTTTTGCTATATTTCTTAAAGCTCCTAACTGCATTCCTGTTATTTCTTTAACAGTTCCTCTGCTAACAGAAACTTGTGGGGCAGCGGCTGGAGTAGTTGGTACGGAAAGAGGCTGTATAAAAGACTTTAGAGCAGCATCGATTTGTTCCTGATTACCCGTATCAGTTACTTCCTTAGGAGCAACATAAGGGGAACCAACAACTTTAAGCTCAGGCGGCTCTTCATATCTATTTTTTATCTCTTCTTCGTAAGAAATACTAGAAGTCTCCTTAACTGTAGTAGGAGTCTTATTATCTTTATTATACTTTACATACTTATCTATCTGTGGGGGCAATGAAGCAGCAACACCGGACATTCCTACCCCAATACCAAATCCCTTTGCGGCATCTTTAACAGCATTAGTATGTGCTGTCTTTAACGCATCGCCGATTCCTAGAGCAGCGTTACCACTCGTATCGCTTTGCCCAAAGCCAATCTTTTTGATTACACCCGTGGGGCTATTCTTACAATTAACAACGAGATACAATTTTACAATAGCACCATGTTCATCAAAAGAGCTTTCAATCAGCTCTTCTGACCAGTCATAATCAAAAGCCTCATTAAGTCGTTTTCTTACATCGTCACCATCAATATAGTTAAATTTATTTCTACCTGAAGTTTGTTTAATAGGTAGTGGCTGTTCTAGTTTAGCAATTACGTCTTTTTCCATTTGAGTAACCTCCCGTTTGCATAGAAAGGTATAGTATGTATCATCACAGTACTTCAGCTGCTATGTTTGCAATAGAGCTTCTTTCACCTTTAGTAAGCGTTATATGACCGACATTTGGCCGGTCTGACATTTTATGTATTACATTAACAAAATCAGAATCATACGGACTTATGTTGTTATTATCTATTTGGCTAACATCTCCAGTTAAAACCAACTTGCTATTGTTGCCAACTCGTGTTAGTATACGCTTCAACATGTCCTCTGTTAAGTCCTGGGCCTCATCAACTATAATAAAAGCATTAGCTATACTTCTGCCCTTTATATAGGTTAATGCCTCCACTTCTACAATACCTTGTTCTAGATATTCTTCTAGCAAAGACTGTATGCTACGATGCCCAGCAATAGTTCTATTTTTCTTTGAGCCTCCTAGAATCTCATACAAATTGTCCCAAATCGGTGCTAACCATTCTCTCATTTTTTCTTCCTTAAGGCCGGGTAGATACCCAATATCTTTGCCAAAAGGCTGTACAGGTCGAGTAACAATTAGTCTAGAATATATCTTGTTGTCGTCTATTACTTGGCTCAACCCACTAGCAAGTGCCAATAAAGTCTTCCCACTGCCTGCTGTCCCTATAGCAGTAACTAACTCTATGGAAGGGTCAGTAAGTAGGTCAACATAAAGGCGCTGCTCTTTATTTCTTGGGCTAATACCAGAAAATGAAACGGTCTTGCTTGTAAAAATCTTTCGCAATGGTTTCTCTATCTCCAAAAATCTAGCCATCGCAGTTTTTTTATTATCATCAACTGAGCGTAAAATTAAAAACTCATTTTTAGTTATTTTGTTTTTTTGGGGAGGGAGAATCACTGGCTTATCGGATTGCAAATCATCAACGATAGCGTCAGGAACAACAATAGATTGAACCCCTTTGTATACTTTAGAGCCTTCACCATAATTCCCTATCTTAGGGGCGTAGTTAGAGACAGAAATACCCAAAGACATGGCTATAGCCGTCATATTTGAATCACATGTAACTAGTATAACTTCTTTAGCTTTGTTGCTTTGGGATAAAGCCAGCACAGAATCAATAATCTTGTTATCGTTCTTCTTTTTATCTAGATTCTTAGGAAGCTTACTAATTTCACTCTCTACTTTAATTCTAAAAGTAGAACCATTTGGTAGTCTTACCCCTTTTTTAGGAGAATCTCCGCTATGAAGAAGTGTCACAATTTCTCTAACGGCTCGACGGGCATTAAATCCAATTCCATTTTCAAATGATTTAAACTTGTCTAATTCCTCCAAAACAGTAACTGGAACAATAATCTCACCTTCAAACTCGTAAATTGCTTTATAATCCAGTAACAAAACATTTGTATCTAATACATAAATCTTCTTCTTATCGTTTTTAAACACCATAAAAGGGCGTCTCCATTAGAGGTATACTACCGTTATAGCTGGGTCATCATTATACATACCACCGTAAACCCAACGTTTTACATCGCCTTTATCTAATAATTCATTCAGATACTTATACAAACTATTTCTAAGAATTCCGTGCCCTATGCCGTGAATAATACTTAATTTTTCAGAATTATTCACTATACAATTATCTATTGCTTTCCCAACTGCTTCTAACATTTCCTCTACTGACATTCCATGGCAATCTACGCTCTCAACACTAGGAGATATGTATAGATTTACGTTACTCTTTGTCTTGTACTGGCGCACTGGTAACATCCTTTTCTGTATTAAATGCTTCAAATACCTTTCTACCTGCGGCGCAGCTACAAATAACTGGCTGTTGATAGTCGGCGTCATAAGCATTTAAAACAATGTATACACCCGAGTTATTGCATTCACTGCACACGCCATCAGCAGTTTCTACTCTATTTGACACGTCTATTGCGATGTTAGTCATTTTTATTCCTTTAGGTCTTCAATTTCTGTTATTAAATAATTATCCGCCCCAAAAGAGGCAACGAGATTTTTACCATGAATACACTCACAATAAAACCATTCAAACCCCCCGCCTTCTTCAGAAAGGAAGTTAGAAACGTAATATCCTAAATTATCACATATCTTACATTCATAATCAGTACGCATTGACGTCTCTTATTTTTCTTTATCAACGACAATAACAACACCGTTAGTATCGGTGCCTAACGCTGTTATAACACGTTTAATCCTAGCGGTTAGTTTTTCACCCTTATCCATTAGACGTGATAAAGCAACATTATATTTTCTAGATATATAACCTAATTTTACACCAGAATCTTCGCAAACAACAGCAATGGCTGCTTTATTGGGGTCGTACACATTATGAGGCTCTCTAACAAGTTTTATCTTAGTTCTAGAGTCGATATTGCCAATATGGCTCTGTCGCCCTTCAAAAGAAACCCCTACTATTTTCATTTCTTGACCAAGCATGCGTAACTCAATGCTTTCAGAGTTCTTCACTTGGCTCAAAATTCCAGACACTGCATTTCTAACAGACATTTTAAACTCTCCTTGTATATAAGAGATAGTATGAACTAGCTATTTAGTATTATTGATTTTTTTAGTTAATTTTCCTAACTTATCGTCACAACTCAAGATTCTTTCGACGATTTCTCCGCCCTTAAACATTGTTATAGAATTTCGGGTTTCACTTAAAACGTAGCTAGAATATACATCCTTTCGTATAGAAAAAGAAGAGGCTGCTATATGCCTAGTACCTGTTTGCTCAGGTACCTTAGAAACTGGGTTCTCAACAATGAGATAAACATTTGCTCCTAATACTTGACCATCACTATTAACAAGTATAGCCCCATCATTGTTGTCATTTTCCATGTATTCAACTAAATTTTCTACAAAATTTTCATCATTAATATACAATAGCTGCCCTTGAAAGGGGTTAGAAAGCATTTGAACAACCCCGTGTACTACTGGCTCAAAATCACCGTAAATAATAAGAAGACCGCCTTCAACAGATTTCTTATGCTTACGCTCCATTATTATCTTTAATATATCTAATATGTGCTTCTCATTTTTCTCAACGCTTTTGGCGAGATTAAATTGAGTCACATAATTTATATTAGATACGGGGGTTTTATCATCCATTGTTTCTTTGCCTTTCAAGATTATCCTTAACAATTTGAAAAGTATTACTGGTACCAATGCGGTCAATACCTAAACTAATAAGACGTTCTACCTCACTTAGTGTCTTAACCCCACCAGAAAACTTTATCTTCTTTTTTGGAGCATTCTTTTTTGCAATTTCCAGTCTTTTAAGTTTATCATCAAACGATAGCTTATACGAATCAGGAAGTTTCCCTGTGCATGTTTTAATATAGTCTACCCCAGTAGCATTTAAAACTTCGGCTATTGATTTTATCTCTTTAGGGGATAGTAACGATATTTCTATAATAGCTTTTGAGGCTACTCCCATATTTCCAATTAAAGTAGCCTCTTCCGCTATATACAGAAACTCGCCGTCTTTTACCGCGTTCATGTTTATAACGTAATCGATTTCTGTTGTACCATTTTCAATAGCGTCCTCAATTGAAAATAATTTCGTATCTATCGTGTCCAACCCAAATGGAAAGGAAATAACTGTAACCACAGAAGTTTCAGTACCTTCTAAAATCTCAGAACAATCTGCTGTATCACAAGGATGGCAACAAATTCCCTTTATTTTAGACTCACCACAAAAGGTTGCAACACTCATGATATCTTCATACGTGTTATAACGCCCTAATAAGGTAGCGTCATCGATGTATCTGCAAATATCTATATCCATATTATACCTGTCTATTATTTTCTAGAACAGTAGTGTGAAAAGCACTTTTTTCAAGAAGAACCAAAGTACCATCCTTAACTATATGCTTTCCAACCAACCCAGCATCAGTTAAAGAAAATTGTACCTTATCCCCGCAATAAAGTATTGGTAATTTATTGTCCTTCCTTACTAAAGAACTTCGCTGGAAAAAATAATCCTTACCATCAGAGGCGGTTACAATGCCCACAGCATCTTTTGAATTATAAAATTTAATTACCCCTTCCATCCGCTCTCTCCTTTAACAACATGCAGTAATTAGAGCTATCGCATTGAATACATTTAGCATCATAATATTCAAAGCTTACATAGGCCCTTTCAGGTACTGTAAATAGGCTTAATTGCCAACAATAAATCAAATCCTCAGACTCTTCTAGTATAGAAGTATAATATGATTCCTTACTCATTAGCTCATAGAGCCTCCAATTTATTATTTTCTGGGTACTAAAGTAATTGTCTCACCAGGTTGTATTGAAACATCTGCTACTACTTCCTCTAATGCAAGGGTGCTGCCTTCACCAACTAGCTTATCCATAACGCCGGATGGTGACATTTCTCTGACTCTATCAAGAGGAGCAACAAATACATCTGCTCCAGCCGCATTTGTTAAGGTTACACCGCCCTGATAAGGCTGAACATTGCCAACCCCAGTGGGTAAAGTCGAAGCAGGAGCCGTAGTATTTCCTAAAACAAGTGCTCTAGTAATTAAGTCCCCGGCAACAGCAACTTCTACTATTGTGCCAATCACTGAGGGCCCAGAATCGGGACCGCCACCAGGGCCACCACCGCCAGGACCGCCACCATTTCCCGGGCCACTTAAAACATTCATAATAACGTTTGCTCTAGAATCTACAGCAGAGATTAAATTTACTACATCGGCGTCATTTAAAGCCACTAAACAGGCATTGTTAGCTTTAGTTAAAAAATTATCTACGCCTTCAATAAGCTTTAATACAATATCATCTCTATTCATTTAATTTCCTCTTAATTATAATTAGAATGTATATTTAACTACATTAGTTCGTTCACTAACATTTCTTTGTTTCTCTCTACATAGCCCCGCAATCATAAAATAAACAGTTTCTCCTTTTGAAGGCTTCCACCCAACAAGAGGGCCCTGTTTTATAGTGGGGTCATCAATTTCAAATCTACCCTTTTCCTTCTGGCCAGGGCGGAGCCACGTAAAGGAGGCCCCATACCATTTTCCATTTTTCTTTACTATAACAACAGGGTTTCCTATAGTCAACGCCCCATCACCAAACATTTTTATAGCGGGCCAAGAAGGGATATCCCAATCAAATTTTATCATTCCAGAGCCATCGCCTTCTGTTCCTGTAATTGTAACGCCTCTTAACTTAGCAGTCTCTGGCCAAGCCCCTATATCCAGCTTATCATAAGTAAATTCTACATCTTGAATATTAAACTCAGACGCATCTGAAGGCGGAGTAGTAGCTACCCCACTACCAAACACAGACGAAAGCTTGCTTTTTATAGCCTCAGCCACCCGCTGTTGACCAGCATTAATCAAATGAATACCATCTGTATGAAAGATATTTTTATCGTTTTCCCACTCAATTGAAGGGTCTACCAATATTACATTATGCTCTCTAGCAAGTCTTTCTAGCTCCGCATTAGCTGCTAATATTCCTGGGCGCCTTTCCATCCGCCGCTCTAACTGAATTTTAACCAACACGGGAGTAATATTCTTAGCTTTTAGCATATTTATGCAATCACTATATGCTTGAAAAAACTTTTCTCTGCTACTCTGTACAGGGTTTTGCATATAAGAATGACAATCATTTAAACCATAACGACAAATAGCAAAATCAGCGTCATTAATTCTTTGTAGGGCCTCTTTTACTTGTGTTCCCCCGTCATGGTCCATATGCGCTGGATGGACAGGAGTGGCTCCTTGGGCGCAGTTCTCTGTTAAAATATCTCCACAATTTAATATAGAAGCTAATTTTAAATCACCCCGTAAATAGTCTGTCACATCCGTGGTTCTCCAGCTAAGAGTCTCACCCTTCGGGGACGAGTCAGAGTCTCCAAATAGAAGTATTTTTCTGCTATTTTTAAATGGCAATATATGGGTGTTCCCAACTAAAGGGCCTCCTATTCTAACTGTTTGCTCTTTTACCCCATCCGTAACAACAAATGGCCATGCCCATTCTTTTTTACCACCATGATGAATATGTAGAGCATACTCACCAGGCTCTACCCCTCCGGGTAAATCAAAAAATCCTGGGATTTTTCCGGGTATAGCGTCACAATTTAATCCGATAAATACGTATCTTCCAACGCCTGGGCCAACAATGGTTTTTGTATCCTCACTAATTACTGCAAAATGCCCTTTACTTATATCTTTCAAATAAAAGTAAACCTTCCCAAGAACTGGAACATTATTTTTATCCACTATGACTCCATGTGCCCTAACCTTGCTCATAAAAAATCCTCTTTTACTAATCCCACCTATCAGGTGGGGGATGTGGGGGTAATTCATTACGATATAAGTACTCTGTGCAGGAATTGCACCATTTTAATGGGTATCTCCCATCTTTCCTATAGGACCAGATTTAAAGCTTCTAGTATCGAGTAAAGCAAAACCGGGTGCTTCCCATGCTATAAACCCATCAACGCTATAATATACTTCATCAACTCTTCTAGGGCAACCATATTTATCTATAATCCAATATTGACCGTACGGATTTCTATAAACATCTCCTTCTTTGGTAGCTGAGAGCATACGTCTTCCTACGTAATTTATCTCATACAAACTCAAACCCCCAATACGTACACCAACGGGTCTATCAAATACCTTACGAAACCACGTCTCAATTTTTCCCGGCCTTCTAAATTTCTTCATGTTAATGCCCTTTCCTTGTTTTATCCTTTATATGGGGTCTTATAAAGATTTGTCCATTGAGTAGCAGTTGGTCTAGGTGCGCCGCTTGTAAGGTTCAGCCCCATAGTATCGAAAGGAGGCTCGACCCCTGTCATATCAAACGGAGAATAATAATTGACAAATATGGTCGTGGCAGGGAGTACAGAGACAAATTTATTCATAAAATTAGTATAATCAGACTTCGTTGAAGGCCACGATACTTCTGTAATAGCGAATCCCTTAGAATAAGTCTTAACAAAATCAAAATAATTTGACGGTATTTGTGATACAGCTGTATACTTAATAAATGGATAAACTGTATATGCAATAATATCTACATCTGTAAGACTTGCAACAATAGTGGCCTTATCTGGATTATTCATTAAATGTTCAAATTGAAGTACTGTACAAGTCTTTACAGGCTTTACTGCTTTTACTTCTCGAACTACCTTGTTAATAGACGGAATAAGAGAGGTAAATCCGGGCAAATCATTAATCTCGTTACCAACACAAAGATATTCAAGATTAATGCTTCCGATTTGATTTACCAAATTAGTAGCAAATGCAGACGCTGTTTCCGGGGTAAGCCCCTCAGTACCAACTACAAGCCCTAACTTCTTTGCTTGCGACGACATAAAAGGGAGGGAACTCTCCAAACCAGCTATACTAGTATGATGAGAATAATAGTCAGAATTCGCGTTAACGAATGACCAGAACGCAGTATTATTTTCCGCAGTTACATTAGTACAGAGGTTCCCAGAACCAGGAGGACAAAATCCCGCAAGCCCCAACTTTACTGTTCTTGTCTGATTACAAGTCAGACCAGCAGTTGCAAAGAACAGCATTAATACTAGTAAAAATTTCTTCATTTACATAACCCCCTTTAATTTAGGATGCTTCTCTAAATTTAACACTTAGTTCTTTTTCCAAAAGTGGCTGAACCTTTGTAACAAAACACCCTTCACATAAATCAATTAATTCCGTTCTCCAGTCGTCATAACTGTAGAAATATCTAACACTACATTCAACAACAGCGCTAGACGCATTACCATCTGTACTAGATTTTTCTGTTATTTCATTTCCGCATATATCACAATAACAAGTGGAGACCCTACTAGTTGTAGCAGGAATATCAATAACCTTTTCCTTTTTCATTTTAAATCCTTTTTATTCTACGCTGGCTAGTGCAACCTTTAAACTAATGCAACATTCGTAGTGGCTATTAATAGTTTGCTCTTTAAACTTTGTCTCTCTTGGAATAAAAAACATAACTCTATTTTGAGACTCAGCTTTTTCTGTAGCTTTTATAATTCTTTCCATACTAGATTCTATGTGCTTTATAATTTCTTCTAAAGCTCTCCTCTGTGCTGGATTAAATTTAGACTTATCTTCTACTTCTTCTAACTTCACTATTGATACAGATTTAACTTCAAAAGGAGGAACCCAGCAAACCCCATCCTTGTCTTCAATGTAAGGAAACATCCCAATAGAAAGAGGAACAAATTTAAATCCATATTTTTTACATAAAATCATTGCTTCACATGTAAAACTACAATTAATATCCTCTGTACTAAGAAAATCTCCATCAACATAATTCAACATAGTTTTTATCATTATATATCCTTTCTAAATTCAAATCAAATAAGGCTTAGCATACCCATTTGAAACCAACCAAGAATTAATAGTAGGAAACAAAGTAATATCTATCTTAGGGTCAACTCCCTCGGAAGAAATATTAGCTAAGTATCTTCCATATTTCTCTTTTTCATCCTTAATTGTATTAATAATGATTGGCTTGTTTAACACAAGACCAATTAATATGTCTCTAGCTTTTATACCTTCACCAGAAGAATCCCCTAATTCAGGGGCATTAATACCATACAATCTTAATTTCTGTTTTCTAAAAATTAAGCCGAACCCCATGTCTATATCTACAGTGATAGTATCCCCGTCATGAACATCCACCACAGTTGCTGTATATATGTACATATTTATCCTAATGTACAAACACCAGAAGGGCAATCCTGTGTTTCCTGTTCGATTGATGTTCCTGTAATTCCTCTACGTTCTTTCACAACTTTAATAGCCTCGTCGATATGAAGAGGCTGAATAGGGCTTTCCCCTCTAGAGCCTACTGGATAAATGGTTACACCTTTTAAATGGGGCATAAACTCCATTAAATCCTCCGAGAAGCGCTTCTTACTGTAGTTTTTAGGAATAGCTATTGTTTTACTTATAGCGTTATCAATGTGCTCTTGTAAAGCTACCTGCATTTTAAAATGGTCCCGGGGGTCAATTTCCTCAGAATATTCAAAATGACTGACATCTTTACCTTCTGTAACAAACTGCTCGAACAGAGGATGAATAACAATCTCCGAATGCTTTTCGTCTCCTACCCACCACATGCGTTTATAGGCCGGGCCCATAATAGGCTCTGCACTTGAGCTTACACCCGATACAATGCTGTTAGTACCGCAAGGAGCTATTGTATTGACAGCACAGTTACGTAGACCGCGTTCGTCAATCTGATGCCGTACAGAGGGCTTTAGAGTCTTGTATGTAGTGCTTTGTTTAACTGCTTCGTGGTCGTAGAACCCATAGACGCCTCTTTCTGCTGCCAAAAACACAGACTCTTCATAAGATTTGTTTTTAACGAACTTCATAATCTTTGCTGCGACGTCTCTTCCTTCTTCGGAAGAATACTTAATGCCCATTTTTAGTAATGCATCGTGTAATCCGGTAATCCCCAATCCCAGCCGCCTTGTATTTGTGGCTTTGGCTTTAATTTCTTCTGTTGGGTAAGTAGTTACGTCTAATACATTATCAAGAAAGCGTATACCTACTGTTACAGTATCTGCAAGTAATGCCCAGTCCATCTGTCCATTATCTTTGATAAATCTCGGAAGAACTATATGTGCCAAATCGCAAACCTCATGAGGAGTCATGGCGATTTCACCGCAATTAGATATCGTAACAGTGTTACAGTCGAATCTATTAGGACCAGGTATACTACAGTCATACACTTTTTCTGTTCCAGCAAATTCTATAGATTTAATTTTTCGTACAAACTTCTCTACTTTTCTATTACTGGATTTTAGTACAGCCTCAAGTTTAGACTGCTTTCCTTGTTCTGAAAATCCCACCACTTTAGAAAACTCGACTAGATTATCCTTCGATATAGCTAGCTCATGCTGAGCCTTACAGAAATACTCCTTCAACCCTCCTTTTCCATCAGGAAGCATTCTATTTTGTGCTGGTCTTCTATTTAAATAAAGAAGAGATAGAATACCCAATCTGCCTAGACTTCTTTGCACTCCTTTTAGATTTTCTAAATCCGAGGAAGAAAGACGAACTGTAAACCCTCGTTCAGAACTTCCTTGTACAGAACCATCAGCATCAAACAAACCACGTAGTAGTCCTTTGTAAGCTTCTGAACTAGCTTCTTTCTCAAAGGTCTCTGTAATTCTTTTGTTATTTCTTGTAATCCCGAAACCAAGTGCAAAGCGCATTAAAGGAGCACTTTGTAAGCTGAGATTCTTATTGTAGGAATTCTCAGTGGAAGACTTAGCAAATCTACCATTATAATCTCCGTAATTAGAGGTAACGTAACCAACTGCCCGCTGGTACATTTCCTCTTTTTCCTCTCCCCAATAAGTAAGCTTAGCGTAATCTACAGACTCTTCAATGCTATTGAAAGAACCGAATGTACCATCGCCAATCAAAGAACCAAGTAACCACCCTTCTTCAAAGGAACCTTTACCAGACCACTCACTTCCACGTTGATTCTGTAATTTAACGGTACCACCAATACCAATCTCAGAAACTGGAATCATTTTTTCTGTACCGTCTTCTAATACAGAAAGAACTTTATGGTCGGGAGTACATTTTAATTCAACCCCATTATCAAGAGTTACCAATACTACTTCTTTCTCGCCCTTATAAAAGAACCCCTCGTCAGTTGAATCAAAGGGTTTTCCATCAACTAAAGCAGTAAACTTTTTACCAATTAGGTCTTTTACCTGTCGAGGTCCATCTGTTGTATGAATCCAACTATCATCTGTAATGCAAGGATTGGTGCTAACAACCGGCCCGACATTAGATATATTCGAGGCTTTATTAGCAAGGTACATATTAAGAATACCAGGCTCTCCCCCAGACAAAGCATTGGAAATAATCTTATCCCAAAGCTTATCAGCTCTCATTTCAGAAACTACATGCCCTTTCCACTTAAACTGATGCATCTCTTTATTCTTTACTTTTTCAAAGAACTTTTCTGGGTCATCATTGAACACAACAGATACATTAGCATTTCTTAGGTTCTTCTCTAAAGAAATCTTTATCATAGCTTTAAGAATATCTTTAGCAAGCTGCGGGGAATCAGGGTCACATATTTTATCTATCAAAGAAAGCACAGTGGAATCAAAAACTTGTAAATTCTTTTTAACAAAAGAAAGTACTTCATCGGAGTTATTAAAATCTAAATTCAATTCAACGAATTTTTTATCAATAAATTCAATAATATCAGGATGGTCAATATTTAAACACTCCATGAGTGCAGAACGCCTGCCGCCGCCGCCTTTAATAACTTCACCAACGCTATTTATAAGCTCCATATAACTTACAGAACCGGTAGAAGAGCCTCCTGTACCATGTATCGGGGTACCTCTAGGACGTATATCGCTAAAATTAATTCCAACGCCACCCCCTAGGCCGCTAATTACCAACATATCTCCTAAATTCTTTGCCCACCCTTCTCTAGAGTCTATGTTATCGCTTCCAATTACGAAGCAATTAATAAGAGCAGCTTTCGCTCTACCTGCTCCGTACATTATTCTTCCGCCTGGAATAAACCTATTTGTAACTAATTCTTTAAAGAATCTCTCTTCCCATTCAATTCTCTTACCATTTCTCTCCGCCCCCGCGATAAAAGAAGCGATTCTACGACACGCTTCTTCCCATGTTTCCCCCGGATGGCTTGCGTATCTTTGCTTAAAAATCTGCTCGCCAAACCCTGTAGGAACAAAACTAGACACTGTAGTCATATCTCTATAACCTCCACGAATTATTCTGAATCTGAATTAGTACAGCTGGTTTTTTGGATAAATTTTGCGGAATTTAATTGTTTTTGGTCTTTTAACCCCTGAGCAATAGCAGCCTTAGCATAAGAACAGGCATCAACGTCATCCCCTATCTGTGAATTAATCTCAGCAATTAACAATTCTACTGTAGAATTCAAAGGGTCTTCCATTTGAAGTACCCGGGCAGAGGACTCGGCTTTATCCAAGTATGTCTCTAGCATGTTTGGTTCTTTAATATTATTTAGTATGGCCTCTACATAAGAAGAAAGAGCATATGCTCGGACTGGAACAGAGGCAGATTTATCCACCAGAACCTTTTCATAAAAAGGTTTAGCTGATATAAATTTGTTTTCCTTAGCTAAAGAGTTAGCAAGTAATACATATACAGAAGACCGAAACCAAGAAGGCTCCGTGTCAAGGTGGGATACTTTAACAAACTCAATAAGGTCTAAAGAAGGAGGAATTTTTCCAGTAAAATCCTGTTCAACAAGCACCTTTATAAGAAATGCTTGCCCATAAGCCTTGGAATCTTTTGGGGATTTTTTAATAATATCGTCAGCAATGGCTAAGATATTGCTTCTCGATTCAGTCAAGGCGTCTAACGACTCGTTATTGCTACGATTATCTACGTATACACTGTAATTATCCTTTAGTCCGGAAAGTTCTGTAGATTTAGGGAAAAACACAGAACAGGACGAAAGGCACACTAACATAGATAATACAATTAGCTTACTTTTTAAATATGATTTATTCATTTTTTATTCCCCAAGATATTTTTCACAAGCTTAATCAAGTCGTCACGAAATTTAGTATTATTTTTGTATTCTGACGAAAATTCTGCCGATATCTCCCTTACAAAAGACTCTACGTCCGCTAAAACATCTGAATCACCTGGTTTACCCGAAATATGAGACATAGCTTCTGAAAATTCTGTAACCTTATTTACAGGTTTATTAAAATCCTCAATAATTTTATCCCATTGCCCAGCATTCATCTCATCAAAATAAACAGTAGTTAAAATTAAATCGTCAAGAACAAGAATCTTGAATAAAACCGGGTACGCTTTCTTTAAGTACTCTAAATCATTATTATCTATATATGTTCCTATGCTTTTTGATAGGGTATCATAGTAGAATGAGTAAAACTTTTTTAGTCTTACAGGGGAAGCGCTAGCAACAGGTTGATATATTGCATCGATACTTCTAGAATAGGCGTCCTTGAATAGTTCATTAGTTTCGCCTAATACAGTATCTACAAAAATAGAAGTTACAACAGAAAGAACTGGACCAACCATAGGCACATGATTTAATTGAGGAACCGCTAATTTATTAACAAGCAGTAGCCCCTTATTCAGGTAGTCTAAAACTACATCTTCTTTCATTTGTTTTCCTCGTTTTTATTCACCAATGTGTTCAAGGCTAGCCGAAGGTTGTATATCTCATTTTGAGAATGTAGATATTTGAGGTCAGGCAAAGTAGGTGACGCCGTTACTGTGGCCCACTCAACTGGATTTTTACTAAAAATAGCATACATTGACCTTGCAATTTTCTCTGAAACTTCATTGGTAGATGAATAATTTATATCCTCTCTAACTAAAACCCTTAACAAGGCTCCTTCATTACTTTTCTTGAGTACTGTGTAAAATATATAACAAGTACCCATAATCGGAGGGGGAGTTGCTGGAGCTTCTGGAACAGTGCTATCATTTGTTGTTAGAACATCTAAATCTACTGACATCTTATTCTCCTTTAATTAGATGACCACGCCCATTTGTAGGAATCTTGTACGTAGTTTCTTTTTTTTGGTGTACAGTACCACAATCATTACAAACACAATAAACAACCGGTTCTCTAGTTTCTAACTTAAAATCACCACAAGAACATGAATCTAGATGCTCCCCAAACTCGCCAAAAGCATCTTCGTCGCACCCATTAGTTTGGTCTATCTGTTGCCACCATACTATCTTATCTTTACATTTAGGACAAATTTTTAAATCACCCCCAAACTGTTCTTCGTAACCATCCCTAATAGTTATGTGCCCATTACTGCATAAATGCCTATAATATCCTTCCCAACTCATTCTTTACCCTCTTTTATATCAAATACTTCCATACAACAATAAGAGTTTTGTATATGCTCTAGTGGAATTAATAGTCCTTGAACATCCGGATTATTCTTAGCAGCAGCGAATCCATCTTTGCCGCCAACTCGTTTGGTCTTTGTTTTCCAAATCAAATATTCCTCAGACTCACAAAACATGTTTTCTACAATCCAAGATAAAAATAAAGCTCTATTTATGAAGTAAAGCTTTTTACCACTTACTACTACAATGGTGTCTGCTTTACAATTAAATATACATCCAGAGTTTAGACATCTTTTATTAGACCAAACCTCCACATAAAAGTTTCCTGTTTTTTTAGAAGTATCGTCTTTTTTAACCTCATATGTAATTCCATACTTCTTATAATTAGTTACTTCTTTTCCATTATTTAGCAAGGTAGTGTACATATGTCTGCCATCTAAATCCCAATAGGGGTTTTCCCCGCCGAGATTTTCAGTAACTATATTGAATTTCTTTTTAAGAAATTCTTGTACGATATCTTCCCCGTGCTTGCCTTTAATTAGGTCTGTCTGGAGTTGTGCGAAAGTGGAAGCCATAAGTATCCTTAATTCCCTATTGGGATAATAGAGTAAGCTCCAAGCTTTAATCGGCAAAAAAACTGCTCCTTATCCCCCGGCTTAGAATTATAAGCAGAATACACTACTAGAACTTTATCTATAGCGTTTTCAACATCTATTTGAGAAATAAAATTTAAAACATCTGCTTCTGTTTTATCCAGAACACCATCAAAGGTATGGTCAACTGCATTGTAAACAAACACAGGTATTTCATATGTATACTTGTCTTTTGTCGGAACAAACTCTTTCGGCTTGCCCTCGCTATCTAAAAATATAATCTTTTTATTTAGCTCGGGCAAACACCCACCATAAACAGAGCCGTTTCCCATATAGATAGTATGTACCCCCATCCTTTCCAATCTAGAGAGAAATTTTCCAGATAATATGGTTCTTTTTCTTCTTCTTAAAGAAGGATATCTGCGGGCTTTAGACACTTTCTACCTCATCTTTGTATTTTATTTAGACTTCTTAGACTTCATTGGCATCTTGTCTTTTCGCATCATGCCCTTCATCTCTGAATTCATCATATTCATATCACCACATTCTGGCTGGTCACACTGCATATCTTGCATATGTTTCTTAGTACGCTTCATAACCATTGGGTCTTCTTCCATCATGTCATCTTCTTCCATATCATCCATCATCATTTTCTTTTTAGCCATTGTTTTATCCTCTCTTTTTAATAATTAGTATATTCAAAAGAAATCAAAGACACCTCTTCAACTCGTAGAGAAACCGCGGGTTGCCCCTCCATTTCATCCTCGAAAAGATTAACATAAACAGATACCCCTGTTACTTTTTCTATAGCCTCTTGTATAATAGAAGCAAGTGCGTGATACCTTTGTTCTTCAAACACTACTTGGGGAATTTGTTTAAAAAATATAGCTTCATTCATTATTTTACCCAATACTTTCCTATGTTATACTCTGGTTTAACTATAACAGAGGGGTATATCATCTTAAAGGCTTCTTGAACCTTGTCAACCATTATTTGCCCCATCTCCTCTGCCTGGTCTTCAACAGCTTCCCCAACGAACTCATCATGAACGACCAACTGAAGCCCTGCGTTAAGCTTTCTCTTAACTATTTCTTTATGAATCATAGCTAGTGCGAGCTTAGTAAGGTCGGCATTCCCTCCCTGCATGGGATGATTTTTACCACGACGTTCATTTGACATTCTAAGTAAATCTGCTTCCATCGGGTCCTTAGTGGGGTCAATATCAAACGGTAAAAACAGTCTTCGCCCCATCTGAGTTAACGCATAGCAACGCATAAGAGCAGCTTTTCCTTCCTTCTCTAACCAGCTATTAAGCACAGGGAACGCCCCCTTAAAGTTATTAATAACTTCATTAGCATGGTCTTCCGTAATTTTAATGTTTCTAGCAAGACCAAAAGAAGACAACCCGTATGCCAAACCAAGAACAACCGCTTTATAAATCTTTCTTTGTGCAGGAACAACCGCATCATAGGCTATGTGTAAGGACTCTGCGGCAGCTCTTTTATAGACATCCTCCCCGGAATTTATAGCCTCTATCAGTTTTTTGTCTTGCGACATATGTGCCATAATACAAATCTCAGCTTTAGGCATATCGCATTGAACAATGTTACGTCCAGGGGCAGAAATAAAACAATCCCTAAAATCATAAACGTAGATATAAGGGGCATCATTACTATCTATATAGTATTTATATATACCTTTTTCATATATAAGTGTATATCTATCAGAAGCTTTGGCCTCCGTATCGTCCACGGGTACTGTAGGCTTAGTATAATCTAAATTAAGTACTTCACTTGGTAACTCAGATTTACGAATCTCAACTAGCTTATCTTGTAATTCCTTTGGGGCAGGAATATTTTGGGCGTTTGGCTGACTTGACGACATTCTCCCCGTTTTTGCACGAGCTTGATTAAACTTTGGATGCAGCCTTCCTGTTATGGGATTTATTTTCTTTAAAAGCTCGTCCCCATAAGCGGCCCTAACTTTTTCATATGTTCTATATTCCAACAACCAATCTACAGCTACGTGCTCTCCTAAATGGTCTTCTAATTCAACAGACGAAGTAGACTCTAAATCAAGACCAAACCTTCTCATCATCTTCAATAATTGTGGCTGTGAGTTTAAGTTAATACTTGACATACCAAACAAAGTTGGCTGCATATCTACTTCTTCAAAAACTTCCTTTAATTTTTTACCTACTCTATTTTCAAATACGTGGGCATATTGCAAAATGAACATCCACTTCTCTTTGTCAATAACACACCCTCGAAGTTGCATCTCAGATATGGGTATAATGCAATTCATTTCTAAGTCAAGTATTCTATGTAACCCATACTCATCCGCGTCCATCAATTGTTGATTCCGTATTTCTGGCAAAATAAAGGCGTCACGAGCACCATAAAGCTTCTGTATTTCGGAAAAAGGGGCATCCCCGATGGTTAGGAATGAAGTAGACGGGTCTTTATCCAATACAATTCCTAGTCGCTTATTGGCGACTGCATTTAATTTGTAGCTCTCCCCAAATCTCTTACCGGCAGATACTACCTGCTCGCCTACCATCGTACAGTAAACATTACTTAATGCAATTTTGCTGCCTCTCAGCATTGAATAATCAAAAGAGGCATTATGCATAACAAAGGAAGAAGTTTCTAAAAAGGGCTTTATAACATGTATATCGGCTGTGCGGGCATCAATAACAAAGGTTTTATCTCCATCAGATAGTTGTAACATCACTATGTGATTTAGATATGGGTCAAGCCCCGTGGTCTCCGTGTCAAGCCCGATAACCCCTTCCAAGCTTTCTATTTCATCTTTATGATGAAGAAGTTTTTTAGTTGAATCTATAAAAGTATATTCAACCTGTAACTCTGTAGACTCATCCCCATCTTTGAATAGCCCATGTTCCATATATTTCTCTCTTGACTAGTAAGTTATTTAGCAAACTTATAAACACGGCTGATAAAATCAGCTTCAATTGAAGAGAACTCAAGAGGAGGAATAAACGCCTCCATAACTTTAAGTATTCTCGTTTCAGAGGACGTATCCTTAGCCCCTAATAAGCATTTCTTTGCATAGGATAAAATTAGTCTTCTATACCCTTCCAGATTTGCTCCTGTCTCTAATGAACGACAAAGCCCCTTTAACTCTGTATTCTTGTATATAAGCCCTCTAGCGAACTCTATACCCTTCGCGTCACCCCCCTCCTCACTAACTACACTAAGCACGGCAAAGACCGTCTCAATTGAATTGGGCTCGTCCTGCGCGAGAAGAGAATCTAGTTGGTTAAGCAAGTCTCGTGGACTTGGGCTGCATTCAGCAGTAAATGCTTTTACTATTTCATCATTTAAAGGCTTACCCTCTAAGGATGCCACCCTCTGTACAAGCTTTTTCTTATCTACAGATGATAACAAAGACATCTCATGCTTGTCACATCTATTTCTTACCGTTTTTAGTAGTTTATCTGGTTCGGTAGTACATATGATTAAGCAGTTATTTACTGGGGGCTCTTCAAGTGGTTTTAATAAGCAATTTTGGGCATCATTCGTTAACGATTGCGCCTCATCTAATATAATTACCCTAGTTTTTAAATAAGACGGCTCATACATAATCTTACTAATTATGGCACGAATACTGTCTATTCCTCTAACATCAGCGGCGTTAATCTCCATAAAATCTGAATTATTACCGTCAAGAATAGACTTACAATTCACACAAACAGTACAAGGAGATTTGGTTTCATCTGGGTTTAAGCAATTTAGCATTAACCCAATTATTCTAGCAATTGTAGTTTTTCCGCAACCAGACGGGCCATACAACAACAAGGAAGAAGGTAATTTATTCTCAAGCAACCTACTTCTAATGGCCTTTGTAACGGCCTCGTTTCCTACAATATCATCAAATTTCTTTGGTCTGTACTTATTATAAAGGGACATTAAACCTCCACTTCTGTTTCCATATATCCTTTTTTAACCAGAATATCTTTTCTATTATTTACCAACTCAGTTGCTACTTTTTTATTGAACAAGATTCTCTTTAGCTTTAGTGCCTCTCTAGTATGGGTATCATTAACCTTTGTATGATGAGCTAAGACTGTATCATTAAAAATAAATGAGCCGTATCCTATAGTTGATTTTAAAACTGATGAAAGTTTTTCAACCGTAAGAACAGACCCAGACAATGTGTACATATTTTCAAAAACTTCGTTACTACTTTTAAGTAGTGTTATTACTGCATTCACTAAATCCTTTATATGCAATAAGTCAACACTAGATTCTTTATGAATTGTTACAACTTCTTCTCCAAGTAATATAGACTCTATAATACGATTAATCATATCATTAGTACCTTCTCGTACACCGTACACAAGAGGAACGCGAACAATAGAGAGACGAGCCCCGAGTCGCTTACATGTGTCTTTTAACATGCCCTCCGAAATCCTATAAGAGTCCCCAACAAAAGACGGGTCCGCGGCTTTAGTAGAAGAAATATAAACAAAGCGGCCTTTAAAAGAGTTAGAAATCATCATATCGCATATAGAAGCAGTAACTAATGGTATTCGTAGTATCTGGTCAAAATTAGTATTATAGCCTTTCGTTCCAATAGTATCTATGATTATATCGGGAGGAATCGTATAAAACATAGAAGATGCAAACTCTTTATTTAATAAATCAACACATATAATTTTAGTAGCTGGGTGAACTGTTTCAGTTTTTCTATCTACAGTTTCAATAACTACCTTCTTATCTGTGTTATTCAATATAGGGTCTACAAGATTCGACCCTATAAAGCCTCTTCCACCAACAATACTAATTTTCATTTTCCCTCAAAAAACTCCACAATAGATTTAACTACATATTCAATTTCCTGTGGAGATATATAAGCAAACATTGGTAGAGACAGCGAAGTTAAAGCCAGCTCTTCTGTGACGGGCAAAGACAATTCATTAAACTCTCTGTACGCTCCTTGCTTATGAATAGGAATTGGATAATGAATAGCGACCCCTATCCCCTTACTAGAAAGGTGTTCTTTTAATTTATTCCTAATTTCTTCTGTTTTTACCTTTATTGGAAATAAATGATAAACATTTCTAGAAGAAGCCTCTGGTAAAGAAACATGTTCATTAAGACCGTATTCTTTAAATAGCTTTATATAAAGCTCACCGGAAATACGTCTAACAAGATTTAAATCATCAACTAAAGGCAGCATACGACTCAAATACAAAGCTTGTATTGTAGACATATTATAATTACTGCCTTTAATAACAGAATGATATTTTGTATCTTCACCATACGCTCTAGTTTTGCGTATATAATCAGAGAATTGGTTCTTAGAAACTACTAATCCCCCATTACCAATGGTTCCTAAATTTTTTGCTGGGTAAAAGCTATATGCCCCTATATGTCCTATTGTTCCTACGTGAGCATCCTTATAATCGGCTTTAGCCCCAAACGCTTGAGCGCAGTCTTCTATTAAATAGATTCCTTTCGAGTTACAATATTCATAAATATCTTTCAACTTATCAATAGGACGCCCAAACAAATGAACAACAGCAACAGCAGCTATTTTACCGTTGTTTTCAATTGCTTCCTTCACAATATCTAATGTAACGTTCCATGTCTTACTATCTACATCCATAAATATAGGAATACCGCCTACATTGCTTACTGCAAAAGCGGTAGCAATAAAGCTGTTAGCCGGTACTAACACTTTATCATATGGCTTTAACTCTATAGCTCTAAAGGCAACTTCCAAAGCAGACGTACCAGAAGAAACACAAAATGATTTACTAACATTTAGATATGCCGCAGCCTCCTCTTCAAACTTCTTAATTCTAGGAGAATACACAAAATCACCCTTATCCAAAAGGCTCTTTACATCCTCAAGAAACACATCAACAACAGGAGAATACGCTCGTTTTAAATCTACGAAAGGTACTTGCATATAAAGTCCTCTGGTTAAAATCAATGACGAAGATGTGCTGCATTGCCTTTTTCATTAAGAGTAATATCTATTTTTATATCTCTATCATTTAAGCTATTCGTTCTAACCACATGGTAAACTTCTTTAACCATTTGTGAAAGCCACGTATCTACATCCTCATTTGTAATTCCTTCTTTTTCTATAGAAAAAACTGATACTTGTATTTTTGAGCTACTAGGAGCATCGCCCTCTTCACCGTCCATATTAATAAATTTTGACATTATTTCTCCCACCTTACTCGGTTATTGATATACCAGGACGCTGTATCAGATACAATAGTATGTAAACGACGCCGGGGTAATACACCAAGTTCTTCACTTATTTTCCTAGGGGACGCTCTCATTGAGAGCACATAATCCGGGCGACGAAGCACACCAGTATATTTAGAAGTCTCAAAAATAGGTATATCTTCTCTTAAGAAGTCTGACATAAATTTTTGTGCCATAACAGCAGCTAAATTAGCGGAACACCAAGAGCTACCGGTTCCAAGGTTAAAAGCAGTATTGGTATATCTATCAATATTTTTTAATACTTCAACTAACATTTCTGAGACGTCATCGATATGAATGTAATCACGCTCTACCAAGCCTTCGTTAAAAACTGAAAACACCTTTCTATCTACAGAATGCTTTAAAAATACAGAAAATGAATTTCCATATTTCTGTCTCTTACCACAAACAACGGTCGGGCGTGTATTTATAACTCTAACCCCATGATGTGTTAAAGAATTAAAAATCATTTCCCCAGATAGCTTAGACACAGCGTATACACAATTAGGAGAAGAAATTGAAACAGAGTCTTCTGACGTAGGAAGCATCCCATAGGAGCCTTTACCATAAACGTATGCATCAGATACGTTTATTAAACGAGTAACTCCAGACATAAGTAAGGCTTCAGAAATAGAGCAAGCCGCTTTAATGTTCAAATTTACATTAATCGAATCGTTTAACTGAATAGAAGTAGTGCCCACACAATTTATAACAGCATCACTACCGCGTATAAATCCAGATAATTTTCTAGAGTTTAAAACATCTAGATTTTTAAATAAAGCTCTGGGATTTACATCTTCCTCCGTGCCAGATGATAGATTATCAACCACTACGACGCTTGCATTTTCAGAATTTATAAGCCTATCTACAAGATTTGAGCCTATAAACCCAGCCCCGCCTAATACTGTTACTCTCATCATGGCTCCTGGTTATTCAAGCTCCTTAGTAAGCTCCAACGGAGCAATACTTCGTAGCTTTTCTATTAATAGAACTACCTTTTTTCCGTTCTCTCCATCATTGATAAGGTCTTCATCAAAAGAAACTGCATCCAAAAAGGCAGAAACTTCTCTCTTTAAAGGCTCTTCTATTTTTACATAAGGGATATGGCAATCTCCTTGTCGGTACGAACAAATAAAGTCACCGAAACTAGTAGGCGAGGGGCGTTCTATAGCTTTATCATAGAGTATAATACTATTATTTGGGTCAGTATCACTATACAAAAGTGACTTTTTATCTCCTATAATATAGGTATCTCTAATCTTACAAGGATATACCCAACTATAAGAAAGATTAACGGTAACCCCCTTTGTTGAAACAATATTTATAGAAGAGGTGTCTTCCTGCATTCCTTTAAAATGCCCAAATAAAGATACTGATGCATTCTGGATTTCAAACCCATCAAACCAATACAATAGCATTGACAAATCATGGGGGGATAAATCATAAATAACATCACAATTGGCTTGAAACTTTCCTAAATTCTTTCTGCTCATATCAACGTGCAGAATATCCCCTAACTCTCCTGAATCTATAATCTCTTTAACTTTTCTTACAGGAGCGGAATACAAAAAGGTGTGGCCAACCGCCAGTTTTACTTTTTTAGATTTAGCCAGTTTAATTAATTTTTCTGCTTCCTTAGAAGAGGCTGTCATAGGTTTTTCTATAAAAACATGCTTACCGTTTGTTATACTTTCATAGGCAATCTTAAAATGTGTCTCAGGAGGGGTAGCAATAAAAATAGCCTCTACTTCTTTATCTAGAAGTACGTCTAAATAATCATCTGTTAAAATAGTTTCACTAAATTTTTTATTCTCTTTGTACTTTTTATTTATATTGTGTATATCCGCGTCACAAATATATTTTAAATATGATAATTCAGACAAAAGACGTATTATATTAGTACCCCAATATCCAGCTCCTACAATAGCCGTATTTAGCATTTAATATGCCTCCTAGAGATAAACCTCCTCTTCACTATGAAATCCCAATTTACTTATAAAATGATTCTTATAGCACTCAGCTTTACTTTCATCGTATCGTAAAATGTCGGAATAATAAGACACAGCACGGGGTCTACGAAATTCTACAATAGTTTTTCTTATATCTTCATCAATCCATGATGGAGCTATTTGGGCTAACTGTACATTAAACTCATCTATCATGTTAAATACATTAGTTATAAAGAAAGTCTCGGGACAAGGTATTTTTATAGGCTCTAATGACATGTATCTATGAAACTTTTCTTGCACAGATTTCTTACTATTAAACCCCCAATGAACAGAAACAGCGTCCCCGAACCCTTTCATTTGAGAAATACAAGTTGTATTTTCTATTTGAGAAGTGAGCTTTAACTTATGCAGTCCTTTGTGCCACTTATCTAATATTTCTAACCCTTTTTCCTTTACATAAATACGTTCAGTTTTATGCCAGCGCCAATTAGCATCCATCCTCCACCAAAAAGAGCTTCTCCATAGATTTATCTCCCGCATAGTAAACATATCCCATTCACGCGAATAATCTCGACAGAATTTATGAAGTAATGCTTCCCCGTCCTTAAAACAAGCGGGGGAAAAGGTACCGTCAATATTTAAATTCATTATGTGGGTTAGGTCCGGAAATAGGTCTAATGCGCGCTCTAAAAGAAGCTGTGTATTAAACTGCTCATGCATAAAAGCATTTTTTGTATTACGAATTACATTTGGGGTATACTCTAGCAAACGTTCATATGAACCATCTGTCGAACCATCATCCAGAAATACGATATCATCAACAACATTTTTTATGTTATTTAAAAATCTATCTAAATTTCCCTTTGATAATTCATTATAGCAAGCAACAGCCCCTATTAATTTTACCGGTTTACGTAATAGTATCATCGTTACCCCATTTATTTATAATTTGCAATGCCTTAAATTTATCATCTAATGTAATGCCCTTTTTAGCCAAAATCATATCTAAAACAGTTCTAACAAAATTATATCCAGGGTCTGCTGTAAACAAACTAGTTGTTGCTCGCCTTCTTACCTCATTAGTAGTTGTTTTACTAGGAACAATACTATAAAAAGCGTCTAGACAGTCTAAATCATTAATATCGTTGCCTAAATAGCATACTTCATCGTCGTTTATATTTAATTTGTTTGTCTCTATATATTCTCTTAAAGCAACATATTTACTTTTAAAAGTATGTATAAAATCTATTTTGTGTGTATTTGCAAACCCAGTGTTTATTCTATTATCACCTGTAATTATAACAAATCTTATTCCAAAATATCTAGCAAGCTTTATGCCCAACGTATCTAGGTCACTAAATGTCTTAGACAAGATATTACCACCCATATCGTAAGTCTTTTGGCTAGACGTTAAAACACCATCAACATCAGACGCAACCAATTTTATTTTCTCTAACAAGATGCTCTCCTTATATGGTAGCTCTTACAAGAATTTCCGCTCCAAACTCTGGAGGCAAGTCTTTCGACAATTCAAATAGAGCTTGATTCATTTTAGGATTATAAAACTGCATATTTCTTTTTATCTCGGCGTCATTAACTGTTTTCAAAAAGCTACCACTAATAAAATCTACTTTAAACCCTGCTTTCTTCAAGTCTTTTGAAAGAGTAGCTACTGTATAAACACGCTTGTGCCCCTTTATTAAATCAGCATCACTTAATGTAGTTTCAGTAGGCAACATACCCAGTTTAACCCCCAAGCGTCGATGGAGAGAGGCACCATTTGGTACACAAATGGTTATATGCCCTTTTTTATTTAAAACATGCTTTCTTACTAATGATAAAACCTTAACCGGGTCTTCAATATGCTCTAATGCCCTAAATAGTACAACTTCATCAAATTTTTTCACAGGATTTAAAAGCCAATCCTCAAAATAGGCCTGTATGCATAATACGTTATCTACTTTTCTCTTTATAATTACTTTAGCTAAATCATCAATTTTCTTTCCAGAACCATCAACTGTAACTACGTCCTTTGCTAATCTAGCAAGTTCCAATGTAGAGTATATATTAGTGCTTAGTTCAAGTACATTTTTATTTTTTAGTCTATCTTGAATAAAATCCAAATTAAATTTAAAATACATATAATCTAAAGGCCCGTCACCAAATTCTTTATAAATTTTATCTAACTCTTTCATATATGTATCCTTTACACCTTAAACTTCTTATCCCACATATCCATATTAGTAGAGTACCAAGCAAGCTCGTCCTCAATAATATTTTCTAATGAATACATAGTCTTTCTATTTAAAGTTGCATTAGTAAAGCTAGTGTCTAGCCGCATTGATTGCATCTCAAATGGTAATCTAATTCTACCTGGAACTAAATCTGAAATATCCCCTTCCTTAACGTTTTCAAACTTAACGCCCACATTAAATCTTTTAGCAATGATTTCTGCCAACTCTCTCACGGAAGTAGCCTTGCCGGTACCAGCATTAAATACTGTATTATATTTATCGGTAGTATTAACATAGCTCATAGAGCGATGAACGATGTCAACTACTTCATAAACGTGAGTAAAATCTCTTTCTTGAACGCCATCACCAAATATAACTAAGTCCTTACCAACATAGGCGTTCTTTAGGAATATGGTCAATACTCTCCCATACCACTCTCTTGGACCGGAGACAATACCAGGTCTTATATGAACGATATTCATACCATAGGTCTTAGCGTACTGATTACAATAAATCTCTGCCGAAAGCTTAGATGACCCGTAACTCCATTGGGGAGAATTCAATAAAGCAGACTCTTCCTTATTGGGCTCCATACCAATTGTTCCCTGCCCATAGGCGCAAGCACTAGAAAAATTTATTAACTTGCTAACCCCATTCTTTTTCATAGCCTCTAAAACAGATATGGTACCTAAAGTATTTATAGTAAGGTCTTTCTCTGGGAAGTCTTGTCCTAAAGTAACTTCAAGTGAGGCAGCGCAATGTATAACTAAATCTACCCCCTTCATCACTTCGGTAAGTTTTTCTCTGTCTAGAATATCAAATTTATGTAACTGGATGTATGGTAAAATATGAGCTATATTGCGTTCAAACCCCCAAGAAAAGTTGTCTACAACAACAACTTCATTATCCGCATAAATAGTTTCTAGTATGTTAGAGCCTATAAAACCGGCAGCACCTGTAAATAGTATCTTCATTAAAACTCCTTTATTTATTAAAATTAAATTCTACTGGCTCGAATTCAACGCCTGAATATTTATAGGCGTACCCCTCTGTATAACAAAGAGAATCTATACGACTACCTCCATCATATGGGTTACCATAGTATCGTCTAAAATCCATAGAATCATCATAGGTTCCTTTGCCCCATTCATAGAACATGGCCCTCATCACATCTACGGAATGGAATCCAGCGGCCTCAGATAGATTGTATCCACCGCTATACCTTGGATTTATTTCAATAAGATACACACCGTTTGTATTTTCTATAAACTGTATATTTATATGTCCTCTAAATTCTAGTTTTGAACAAATAAATTTTACAATATTATCATAATACCAAGAATGAAATATTTTAGCTTTAGAACAAACCCCTGCTTTAACCTCTACTCGTTCTCTACAAATAGACCCTAAGTATCTTCCTCCTAGAGTACATAACACATCTACAGTAACTTCTCTACCACTAATTTTCTCTTGAAAGTAAAAGTTGTCACCTAGATACTTTTTCTGGGCATTAAACACAGTGATATCATTACAAGTTGATACATCTAGAGAGCCACGCCCATTACGTTTTGGTTTAATAATTATATCTGAGAAGGTGGCCGCTTGAACACGAATAGCATCCATATCCTTTGGTAAAGAAAAAGGATTAATAAAAGACCTAAAAAATCTAGACATCTCAAGTTTATCATCGCATATATTTATCGTTTTATATGGAGATAGCATTACTAAAACTCTATCATCAAATTTAGTACGAGATATGTCCTTAAATCCATAATCTATTATAGGTACGTACAATATCTTACTAAATGATTTTAGCTTCTCTTCAAACAACGAATGAAGAAATGGAACAAAATCAGGGCTAGTAGCTTTAGGGCATTCTAAAAACTCATCGGAAAAGAACTTTCCAACATTTATTTTAGAACAATCTAAAGAAATGGTATAGGGGTAACCACCGAGGGCATGCATTACATTTTGTGCGGTAGATGTACCCGCCCCATCAATTATAAGTAGAGTCTCTTTCTTTGAACTCATTGTTCAAACCTCTCAGTCTCTAATGTATGCCCAACTTTTTTAAGAAAATGGTCTAAATATCGTTCTGCTTGTACTCTATCATACTTAACTATATCACTATAATATGATAACGATAACGGTTTACCCTTATCTGGTAATAAAGGAACATCCGGGTCCATCCATTCTTTTTTTACCTGGGCTACTTCTAAATCAAACTCATCTAAATTCTTATAATTATTAGTGCATCTATATCTCGAAGGAATAGGAACAGGAACTCTTTCAGTTCTCATATAGTAATGAAACTTATCAGCAATATGCTTTCTAGAGATAAATCCCCAGTGTAGGCTCAATACTTCAGGATAAAATTCATTTATATTTCTCTGGTTGTTTGTACGAGTCATTTTTCCATGATGAAGCCCAGGTTTATTAATGTTTAAAAGCTCTAATCCATGCTCTCTAACATAAACACGTTCGGCGTAGTCTTCGTCCCAATCCATACCGGGACCGTGGTCACACCTATACCAATAGGGACTTCTCCAAAGATGGAGGTTCTTTGCTTTCCACATACCTACATCGGTATGTTCACTAATACATTTATGAATAAGAGCGTCACCATCTTTAAAACAACACGGAGCAAAGGTAGAATCTATATTCAAGGTCAATATATGGGTCAAATCTGGATAAACCTCTAAGGCCTTGTCAATAAGAAGCTTTGTATTTTTTTGCTCAAAAACAAACATATTTTTCTTATTTACCAATACATGTGGGGTAGCCTCTCTCATTTTCTCAAGGGAGTCATCTGTAGAAGCATCATCTAAAAGAACAAGGCCATCAACAACCTTTGGTATATTAATTAAAAATCTATCTAAATGCCCATTTGAAGACTCATTATAGCAGGGAGCAATACCAATAAGCTTAACCTTTCGGGTCATATGACACCTCACGATGTTTAGAGTATATCCACTGATTTACTACGTCCGAAGTGTCATCTGGGGTGGAGGGGAATATACCATCAATTAAATCCCTATTTCCTTCAGTATAAGCTGGGTAAGAGAAGCTCACATCATCCGGTAGTTTACCATCTAAATATTCGGTACTAAATCTATATATCTCATCATTTCGTTTAAACTTCTTTCCTGCGGCACGAGCATCGCGAGCATACCCCAAATGCCCTATCCTAGCCCCACATTTACTCATCAAAGGAGAAGTGTGAATATGAATAGTTTTACCATTATGAGTACCAACAAAATCGTCGGCATTAAACCCAACAATAGCAAGGCGAGGATTCAAACTTAAATGGGCTAAACGAGAATTATATTGATACCAATTTCTACTTTTATTTATTTTAAGGCAATCAGGGGTATTACCATCTTTGATTCGTACATAATGGTAGTATTCAAAGGAAATACCGAGCTTACCATTAGGATTAGCTAAGAAATTTTCTATTAAAGGCACATCTTGCTTAAACAAAAATTCATCCGCGTCTAAATACATAACATAATCACCAAATTCGCTAGCTCTATCTATAAGAAGATTTCTTTCCCGGGCCCAAAATCCCTTATCCATAACCCAGTCCTTTCTTATTATATCGACTCGGTCATCTTTTATAGATGAAAGTAGCTCATAGGTACCATCATTACTATTGCCCTCATTGATTAAGAACTTACTAACGGATGGTATCTGTAAAGCGGTCATTACTGTTTGATAAGGACAAAAATCTAGAGTAAGCGCGTCCTTTACAATCATAACACAAACTATTTTTCCCATATTACAATCCTATTTTCTAATATATGAAAACATGGTTTCTGCTTCGTCGCCATTTCACCACGAAAAACATCTATTCATCTAACTCATGCTTAAGTTTCATACATCTCGTCTTCGGTATAAAAACCAAGTCTTCGATTAAAATACGCCTTATATTCATTTGCCTTAGCTAAATCATATTTCGCGATATCTTGATAAAAAGACACGGGGCGAGGCTTTCTTTTCTCCTCTCCTCTATCTAAAATATCAGAATCAAACCAACTATCGCTTACTGGCTCTAATTCAACATCGTATTCATTTAAAAATCTGAGCATATCGTTATGCCTAAAAGCGGCAGGGTTACATATTTTTGTAGGGGCAGTTGCCTGATAATGATGAAATTTCTTAGAAATATTCTCTTTATGCCTGTACCCCCAATGAATAGTCTTAGCCTCATTATCTAGTCCTGTAACAGACCACCAAGGGCGCTTAGCTATAACCTTTCCTAGATGCAGCCCTACCTTATCCTTATTAGCCAACTCTAACCCCTTAGACCTAACATAAACTCTTTCACACTCATTATTGCGCCACTCCTTATCTACTCTTTGCCAATACCCGCTTCTCCATAAATGTACATTATGCATGACCCACATGCCTACATCTGGATAGTCATGAACTGCTTTATGAATTGCTGCGGCGCCATCTTTATAGCAATTTGGAGTAAAGGTTACGTCAATACTTAAAGTAAGTATATGCGTTAAATCTGGGTAAAGTTCTAATGCTTTATTTATAAGCCTCTGTGTGTTGTCTTGCTCATAAATGAATCTATTCACATCATTGCGTAATACATTAGGGGTATATTCAAGCATTCGTTCATACGAACCATCTGTAGAAGCATCGTCCATAAGTACGATTCCATCAACTACTTTAAAAATATTATTTAGAAATCTATCTAAATGCCCTAATGATAGCTCATTATAACACGGGGATATACCGATTAGTTTAACAGTCATAGTATTTTACTTATTGTTGTAGTAATTATAAATTTCATCCATATGCTGACGACGAGAAGCTTTTACAGCCCAATGCCCATGTTGTATCCCGACGTTTTGCACAAAACAGGTCTTTTTAGCACCAACAATTACCTCGTGTATAGGAAGAGCATATTTAATAACCCCATTATTCTTATACAATCTTGTTTGTGGGTCTTTAGCCCCACTAACCGGATACTCTTTTGTTTTTTCTTTGTCTAACCAGTTATATCGAGGAAATCTAAAAGCATCGTATCCAGGATTATCAGGAGAATCGGCATGTAGTAGCACGTTTCCGAATTTTTCAAAATCATCTTCTTCTAACCACTCGTCGGGGTCAATCATCATAATCCAGCTCGATGTGCATTTAGATAATGAAAAATTTCTAGCTTTAGCGAAATCTCTGTCTTTAAAATCCCAATCATATATTTTATCTGTATATTTTTTAACAATATCTCGGGTACCATCAGTAGAGCCAGTATCAACAGCGATAATTTCTCGCGTAAATTGCCCAAAACACTTTAAAGCAGTTTCTATACATTCCTCTTCATTATAAAACAACATCGCCCAGCTTACATTATAAGACATATAGAGCCTCCCTTTCCTTAAATTTTAGAAAATTCCATATAATGGTTTAAAGGAGACATATTATATGGATACCCTTTCTCAAACAAAACTCCGTTTTTATTAAAGCAATCTTCACCATACTTAAATTCAGTCACATCTAATAGGCCCTGTTTATATAACTCATCCGACCACCACTTATTATCCATAACAATATAGTGCTCTTTAACTCCGCTATTTTCTAGAATATTTTTAGTGCCATCTCTATTCTCTAGTGGGATAGTTACCGCAAGAGTTCCTTCTTTTTTTAAAACTCTTACTATATCCTTTATAGCTGGTATAAAAATAGATGGATAAGGTAAATGTTCTAAAACATCAAATGCAAAAACAAAATCAAAAACACCATCTTTAAAGGGCAACTCACTGGCGCATGCTCTACTATAGAGTATAGATTGGTTTACATTATGAGTGATAGCGTAACTACTAATATCTATCCCTACAAACTTTCCTCTTCCATAATTATATTTCCTAAGTTCAGATAAAAGAGGCCCTTCACCGCACCCTATTTCAAGAACACAAGGGGGGCCGTTCGCCCAAGAAAATAAACTATCCGAAAGATTTTTAGCAGTTATAAACCATCTATCTTTATTAAGCCAATGTTCTTCACTAAACCCCCCAAACTCGTTTGCTATCTTCCCTGTGTGATACTCTTCCTCATATTTATCACGAATCTCCTTAGAAATACTCATAACTTATTCCTTTATCAATCTATTAATCTCACTAATCATTATATCTGATACTTTATCATGAGTATACTTATTTTTTATATCCTCTCTTGCCTTTGCCCCAACTGTAGCAGCAGCGTCTCTATTAGCTTCTACCTCTTTCATTATAGTAATAGCTGTTTTAAGATTAGGCTCCGGCCACATTTGGTCTGCTGTATACCAGTTAAAATAGGGCATACCCAATGTTGGAGACCAAGTATAATCAACCAACCAACTATTCTCGGAATTCATGAAGTCCTCATTACCACTACCACCCACCCCAATAGTAGGCTTACCGGCCGCCATAGCATGAAAATACCCTAAACCCCACCCCTCAGCATGTGCAAGGGATACATAGCAATCTCCTCTATTATGTAGCTTTAACATCTCTGATTCAGAGAGTATTTCGGTTACAAGTACTAAACGAGGCGCGGGCATATCCGGGTAAAACTTCATGTTTCTTTTAAGGTTTATAATATTTTTAACAATTCTATCTATCTCTCCGTCTGAATTATCACATCCATAGGTTTTAAATAATAAAACTACATCATCCCGACCAGCAAAAGCGGAATAAAAACATCTCAATAATGAATAAGGATTTTTTCTCTCAGTCCATTGACCGATAGAATAGAATACATAATCATTATCGTTAATTCCTTCAATTAATAGCTTTGATTTCTCCGCTTCAATGGGGGCAATATCTATGCCGTGAGGAACAACCCCTATTGGTTTATCAACACCTGAATTTTTAAAAACTTCTACGTTCCATTTGCAGGGAACAATGAGAGCATCAACACCCCCACAGTGAGCAACCCACTCTCTATGAATTCTATCCGTTTCCCAAACAGTCAAATTAATGTTTTTCTTATTCTCTTCGCGATAAATGGGGATATGCTCTGGAGTTAGATGAATCAAATTAATATTGTAATCAATTTTCTTATTTACTAAACTATTTAAAATCTGAGCATCTTTTCCTAAATTAGGTCTTAATTTTTCAAAGGATACCGGATTTATAGTTATCGGCACCCCCTTTGAATGAAGAGCCAAAATATAGTCTCTTGACGCTTTTGCATACCCAGAATTATCAAATACCGGAGCAGTATATTTTATACCTTTAATATTTCCTAAATCCATTCTATTCTCCTCAAAAAATAAAAGCGCGAGTGGGGGTTTGTCCTTGACTGCCTGGCGCCATTAAAGCGTATTTCTGAGCGTTTAACGCCTTCATGGCTTGAGAAAATAAAGAAAACCAACGAGGCATCACACCGTTTTCCCACGTTAAGTTATTAATAACCCACTCATAAGCAGCCTCTGCTTTTTCAGCAGCTTCTTCTCGATTGTTAAATACATACTCCATCTTTGCTACTAAAGAACTTAAATCCGTCAAAGGCCTTATTACACCTAAATCATTTATCAACGATACATAATTATTAAAATTATTCCCTGAATTCGCCAAGTATCCTCGTTCCTCATTTTCTCCTATAAGTTCTATAAAAGAAGTATTACGCGGACCAATTATAGGAGTCTTTGTCGCAAATGATTCCGTATTACAAAGTTCCCAACCACCCCCTAATGAATTCGTAATATAGCAATCTGCCATGGAATATAGTTTGTTAATTACAGCCGTTGGGTAACCATTTTTTACGTCTAATTTATTAGGGAAAAATACGTCAACTCCATCTCTTAATCCTATATTATTACAAGTATCATACAAATTATGACCAAGAGGGTCTCTTGGCATACAATGAGAATAGAGAATGGCTTCTCCCGGATGCCTTCTTAGGAACTCTTTAAAAGCTATCAATAGTCTTGGGTAATCTTTTCTTGGCTGGTTTCTATCAACCCTAAAGAATATAAATTTATTATCTATATCGGGGACCGTTTTAAAAACTTCACGACGAAAATCTCTAGAGAACTCCTTGGGAAGAGGGTAGAAATCTTCAGGATTTACCCCATGAGGAATTACGTTTAGCTTGCGAGCTATAGGAGGGTAAACCTTAGAACAAAGTTCGTGCCCAAACTTTGTATAAGTAACGGGGCAATCTACAGCAGAAGCAGCTTTTATCCACTGTTGCCCTGGTATTCCATCAATTGGAAAGTAAAAAATAGAAACAAACTTATTGTTCAACACCCTCTTAGACTTTTCCATTAGCTCTTCTAAATAAGAACTAACCACAAAGGTGTCTTGCAATATAAAGACTATATCAAACTCCACATTCTTTTTCATTAGAATTTCTTGAAAGCGTGAAGCTCCATACGGGTCCTTTTTAGGACTATTATTATTCCCGGCTGGAAATATTGTATAACGACGTTGGTCAGGGTCTGGCTCACCCCAATTGTTTACTGCTAAAACTGTTATATCGAATAGACCTGTTTTATACAAATTATCAAGAATATTTCTTGATACATTATTAAAACCAGTAGTTGCCCCCAAGTCTCCATAATAAAGTAACTTCCATTTATTACCGTCGAGTCTTTTTGGTAATTCAATAGTCATACTTATTTACTCCCTTTTTTTCCACCCTCGAAAAGAATCATATATCTTTCAATGTGGCGCTTATCCACGGATATTCTTCCCAATCCTTTGCTAGTGGTTTTTAATGTTGCATTATGAAATATATCACAGTCTACTATTACATCAGCTGGGGTAATATCTATAAATTTTCCAGATACCCTGCTATTGTCTTTCATAGCAATAAAAATTTTTCCCTTACGGATAATGTTTATAAAATCTGCTACAGTATCTTGCTGCATTTATTTTTTACTAACCTTAATAAAAAAATCATTGTAACTAAATGAAGCAGTTCTCTCCACATCAGTTCTAAATTTAGGATTATCCTTAAGAAAATTATCTAACTCTCGTTTCTTAATAGATACCAAAGACAAAAAGCTCTCTAATGGAATCGAGTTATAAACTACAGAAGGGTCATACTGAATTCTACCGCTCTGACGAATATTGGCAATTTTTCCATTAGCTTCAACGGGGACACCTGTAGATTCCTGTCGCTGAGATACCCAAAACTTAAATGCTCTCTTTCGTTCGTCTAGTATTTTTTCATTAATATCTATCAACTCAAGCGCTTTGATTACGTCATCGTCTGTCGTATTGGGTCCAATTGCTAACTCTGGATAGTCTGGAACTTTATTATAAGTATCCGCGTATGATTTACAAGTCTCACGGAAATCACACCAAGGACAAAATTTATTCTTCATCTCTTTAGCGGCGTCAGGAGTCAGTGCTCTAATTCTTTTGTCAACTTCCACCAAAAACTTTTCAAAATGCTCTCTATCTTCATCATTTCTATAAGTACATACTGGCTTGTTTTTTAGATAATGGAGCATTAGCACAACATGTTTATACTGCGGAAACTCATATCTAACAGCCAAGTCGTACATAGAAAGCTGAATATCATTATATAGCTCTTCTTCAGTTTTGGAGTAATTACCCGTCTTATAGTCTACCACTACTACCGTCTCTGGGTCTAGCTCCACAAGCTTATCTATAGCGCCCACTATTCTTACACCATACTTTGTAGTAATGTTAAAAAAGTATTCAGTTTCGATTACCTTATCGGAATTATCAAAATCTTGAAAATATTGACGAAGTAGCGCCTCTCCTTCGTTAACTAATGTAGCATTATTTAACTTATGCTCTACTGCTATTTCTCTAAAAGACTCTATAAAAGAGTCGATAACACTATTAGGAACTTTATCAATATTAAGCTCTTTAAGGTAGTCTTCTGATTTTTCTAGGCAATCATGAATTGCTCTACCAAATTTTAAGATATTACTATCAGTATCCTTTGGATATTTTAATAAATAATTCCTAACAAACTTTGCCTCACATTGAAGAAATGATTCAATAGAGGTAGAAGACAATGGTTTAGTATATGTTTGATTGTTATCGGATACTACCGTTAACTCAACAACATTTTCCAAAACTTCAGACATTTTTTAATCTCCCTTTTATTGCTTCTACACCATATAAAGCGCACACAATGGCATCTGTTATATCGTTATGGTCAGAAAATTTAAAGTCATTCAATTTGTATTTGTCGACAATTTTCTTAAATATTTCTTCCTTAGAAGCCTTACCAAATCCTAGTGAACTTCTCAATGTGCTAACATGAACAACTAAGTAATCATACTTATTATTATAAAGATAGTTTCTAGCCAATGCCTCAAACATGGCCATTATTCTACTCGTCTTTACATTATTATGGGCAGGAGTCGCTTCAATAACAACGAGATTTGGGCTGGTCTTACCCAAAACTACCTTAAGCCCATCTAAAAATACATTAAACCGTTCTTCTAATTCTCCCTCAGATGAGTCTATAACCCCATAGAACTTTTTATAAATATGTCCCTTTTCTGAAAGTAGCGCATATCCAGTTTTTCTGGTAGCTAAATCTAATCCTAATATTTTTTGCATAATTTTATAAACTCATTTTTCTCTTCTTCGGAGAATTTTGTGGCATCAGGAAAAATAGGAAAAATATGAAACCAAGCATCCCCTGGAGGGGCCCCATTTATTCCAGAAGTACCTCCTCCTTTTACTCTAACCTTACAGACTCCGGTGGGTGAAGGAGGAATAACTATGTTTGCTACTCTATCTACTCTCACATTTCCCTTAACACATTCTGTACATGAATCCTTTCCATTATACCCGCGCCCTCTACAATCTTTACATACCTGCTTCATTATGACATTATAGGCCTTCTGTTCGGTACGTCCTGTACCTTCACACTTAGTACACTTATCTACTGTCTTAAACGACTTACCATTACAAGTAGTACAAATATCTTCCAGACTAAATGGGTGCTCAATCTTAGAACCAAATAAGATATCGCTCAAAGGAAGCCCTATTTGCTCAACATAATCATTTCCTCTTACAGGGGTGTTTACATTAGCTGTACGAGAAAATCCAAACATATTTTTAATAAATTCAATATCTATTTCTGGGATATTTCTCGGCCTATCATAATTGCGCCTCTTATCATCGTCTGATAAAACAGAGTAAGCTTCTGATATTTTTTTAAACGCTTCTTCTTTCTCTGTATCTCCTGGGTTCCTATCAGGATGATTTTCCAAAGCTAGCTTTCTGTACGCCTTCTTTATTTCTTCTTTTGAAGCGTCTTTATTGACCCCCAAAATTTCATAATAATTATCAGTCATATATAAACTCTATATCCTCGCCGAACGGCTTACGTATTGTAACAAAATTACTAACACGTACATAGGTCCAATATGCCGTACTTAAAGCCCTGCATTTATTACATTCCTTGTCATACCTATTGGTTTCAAGGTTTCCCTCTATAGAGACCCAATTACCATCGTTCTTATCTAACGATAAAGCCAAATCTCCCCAAGCCTGTATATTAACGCTAGTATGGAATACACTCTTTACGCCACAATTATTTAGGTGCTCTTCTGGAATTTTTATTCTGGCCTTTAGCATTGGACCTGCGGTTGTCTCGGTAAGCTTAAAAACCTCAAGCATGCCGTTTAGCCTGATATAATTATTTATCATTAATTTGCCTCATACAATAGAGAATCACTTATTTCCTTCAACCGTTCCTTACTATATTTAGAAGGCTCAAACCCCTTTTCAGGGTAGAATGGTATAACTTTAATAAAATTCTTTAAAAAGTTAACCACCCTTTTAGTTCCTTCCACCCCAGGCTCATCCCCGTCATAAAAAACTATACATTTATTCACATACTTGCTTAATAGGTATCTTTGTACGTTTGATATACTAACTCCCATAGAACAAACGGCTATGGGTACTCCTATTTCATAAAAGGCCCAAACATCCGTGAATCCTTCTGTAAGTATTAAAGTATAGTTAAACTTATCCAAACTATTTTTTGCTAAATTCAACCCATAAAGATAAGAACTTTTATTAAAATCTTTTAATAATCTATACTTAGGAAAATCTCCATATTCATCCATCCCGATACGGCAACTCATACCAACAAATTTTCCCTCGTCATCCCGTATTGGAATGGTTTCTCTAGGGCCTTCTCTAAATACTCTAGTAGTACCAACTTCAAACAAATCTAGTGTGGACTTGCTAAACCCACGACTAATGAAATAATCATCTCTGTCTAGGATAAAACCATTAATATCTTCCTCACTGATAGAGGAAGACTTATTTTCATTATTACTAACTACATTTTCAAATTGTTGAATCTGTTTTGATTCTTTTAAGAAGTGCTTCTCCTTAAATAATAATATATCCTTATCTGTTAATTCAATAGAATCAAGAGAAACTCCTGTAAAATCAGCTAAATACTCTACAGCCTCAATAAAACTAATGTTTTTTACTGCTCTTACTAGAGCAATAACATCGGACCCGTATGTTTCTTGACAATGATGAGAATAACAACTAAAAGTATTGTTTGATTTTTTATACCTAAAAGAAGTAAGGCCGTCCCCACCATGAATTAAACAAGCACACCGTATCTCATGATTATTTTGCATCCCTATTTGAAAGCCAAGAACTTGAAGTAAAGACTCTCCATCAATCAATGTCTTAATTCTGTCTATATGAACCTTCAACGCCTGGTTACTAAGACCGGCATGCTTTGGTTCATTCTTCGGAAGAATACTCTTGGGAGTCTGCATTTTCAATAGCCTGTTCACAGGCCTCTTTTATAGAGGCTCTCTCTAGGTCCATTTCTAGTAATACCCCGCTACCAGCAGATGTACTTCTAGAATCCATTATGGAAATCATCCCATTAATAACCGCACCATAGGAACCGTATCTAGTCCGGTAATATGCTATCTCTTTTGGAGATAATTTTCTAATAGCCATTAAGGTATCAGCATAATGTAGAATTCTATCTGAACCTGAAATATAATTACTTTTTGGGTCTCTACCCACTGCTTCTCTATTAAACTGAACAGCAGAAATTATAGGTATTTCTAACTCGTTCCCAAGAGACTTTAATGAAGTTGTCAGATATCCCAGTTGCTGGGTCTCATTGGCTAGTTTTAAATCAAGGCCGTCCGGCAACTTAATATAATCAAATACCACTACCCCTTTACCCTGCTGTTTGATGAACTTCTTTATCTCAAATCTAAGAAGCTCTGGGCTAAATCTTGGAAGATTTTTGTACTTGAAATTTCCATTCTGTACAATATCTTGAGCTAAGTCTATCGCCTCTAGTGTTACAGGGTCATGGCTATAGGTACGATTTTCCAATTCTTTTATTGTTAACTGAGTAAGCTGAGCGACCAATCTACGCATCATCAACTCTTTATTCATCTCCGTATCTATGTAAAGCACAGGAGTATTTTCGAAAAAGGCAATATGCTTAGCCCACTCTAAAAGTAAAGAAGACTTTCCTTGCTTTGCTCTAGCTGCAACTATATAAAGAGACCCGTCTTTAAACCCATTCAGCAGCCTATCTAAAGCAATGAAACCGCTTCTAACACCAAGAATATCAATTGGCGGCGATTTTAATTTCTCCATAAACTCAACAACATAAGTTGCGAAGTCTACGGACTCTTTATTTTGATTAGCGTTAGCAGTTAATCCGTATATATCTGACTCAATCCCTCCAACCAAATCTTCAAAAGACATAGAGGATTTTACATTCTCTACATTTCGTATAATCTTTTCTTTAAATTTATCAGCAAGGCAAAATAGTTTATATTTATCGGCGCGTTCAACAAGTTCGTTCAAATAATATTCATATAATTTATGAGGAATTAGGGAATCGATTACAACTTTAATAAACTCATACCCATCTTGAGTATTGAGAACTGTGAGATTTTTAAGATTCTTTGCCTCGTTCCACAAGGCATCGGCTGAAAAATTTTCAACATTTTTTGTATACAGTGAGTCTAAACAGATGAACAATTCTCTTGCACTAGGAGATAAAAAATGCTCTGGTGATACCTCTCTTGGGGAAGAAACAAGAAGATTAGGATTCTTTACTATACAGCTTAAAACTGATTTTTCTACACCTGGATGACAAAATCTGTCAACAACATTTTCTGCATCTTGGTTCATACTTTAGACACCTCGTATGGGTATGTATTCTTCATCTCTAATTCTGTCGATTCCCGATATTTTTTTAGTGCATTAATATACTCTTTTATAGCCTCCGGATAATTTTCTAAAAGCAAAAGCTCAGCGTTTATTGCCTCTAGCTCCTCTTCTGCTTCTACCAAGCTGGGGTTTGAATCTATAAACAAACGGCGCTTTTCTTCCTTATTACCCTTTATTTGAGAAGACTTCAACCCACGATTTACCTCGTCATCAATATACTTAGATAGCACTCTTTTAGATATCTTAAACTTATTAGTATGAAAAGTTAAACTAATAAGATATTGTGATAAAACTACTATGGCATTTGTAATCTCTCTAAGGGGCAGAGAAGATAGCTCCTCAACAATATCTAATCTCAATACGTTATCGAGCAACCCTGTGTCAGGTGTACACTTATTCAAAGATAGGGTATCTATTAGAGATACAACTCTTTCTTCAATTTTAGTATTTCTCATTAAACGCCTCGTTCATTTTTCTCATAAATAATTCTTCATCTACTTTTTCATTAAAATCATAAGTAACTAAAGTATAATTATTCATACTAGCCCATTCTCTTTTTAATGCATCTCTTTTCTTTTGCCTATAAAAACTTAGTCCGTCTTTATGAAAAAATCTATTATAAGAAAAATGCTGTTCTCCCTGCACTTCGATAAGAATACTTAAATCGTCAATCAAAAAGTCAAATAAAAGCTTTTCATTTTGATAGTTTACATAAAATTCCGTAGTAATTTTAAAGTTAGGAAATCTCTTCTTTAAAAGACTCTTAATCAGTTCCGCCTGTTTCGACATCTGTCTGTTTCCCAATTGGAATAGGTGAAGGAATAGCCAGCTTATCTTCTACCTTCTTTTTAATCTCATCAAATAAATCAAGGTCGCTTGCTAATGCCATTTTTAAGTTTTCTTTGCCTTGGCAGACGTTCGCACCGTTATAGGAATACCAAGTTCCTTTGGCTTCAACAACACCAGTCTTAACAGATAGGTCTACTACATCCGCGAATTCATCAAACCCTTTACCAAATATTAGCTCAGCCTCAGTACTTCTATGAGGAGAAGATAATTTATTTTTAACTAGGTCTATATCCACTCGCTTACCGAATGGGTCTTCTTCCCCCTTAGCATAAAGAAGCCTGCTGCTGCCGGCGCCCGCCATTTGTATTCTGTAACTAGAATAGAATTGAAGAGCATTACCACCAGTAGTAACACGAGGGTCTCCATATCCGTCTACTTTAAATCTAATCTGATTAATAAATATGGCTAACGCACCTACTTTCGCACAAGCTGGTACGAATTTCTTTAAAGCGCGTGACATCAATCTAGCATGTAGAGCTATCTTATGGTCGCCCATAGCGGCCTCTAATTCCTCTTCTGGGATTAATGCGGTCACGCTATCAAACACCATAAGCTGAACTTCACCCGTTTTGATTATACGCTCCGCAACTTCTAGATTCTCTTCTCCAGAGAATCCTTGAACAAGAACCAACTCATCAACGTCAACTCCCATGCCTTCTAGAAGTTCTAGGTCTGCGGAATGTTCGGCGTCTATAAGAACAGCCTTGCCACCAAGAGCTTGACAATGCTTTATAACATCATAGGACAAAGTACTCTTACCGGAACCAGGGTCTCCGTAAAACTCAGCTACTCTTCCTAGTCTAAATCCTCCCTTTCCGAGTATACGATTTAAAGACATCAAACTAGTAGGGATTATTTCCTTATGCATGCTTAGAATGCTTCTAGCACTTCCAACTAGCGCATTCTCCATGTCCTTTCCTATGCTACGATAAACAATATCAAGGCTATTTACTTTAGCCTTATCTTCTGCCTTAGCAACTGCTTTTTTTGCCATTTAAAACGGCCTCCTTAATTTTAGCCAAACTATCTTTTATCTGCTTCATATCTGTTTTTTTATTAGAAAAGTCTAATTTAGCTTGCTTGTTCCACTCATCTTCATTCCTAGCTTCCTCACTCATTTCATATTGAAATGAAAGTGTGTCTAAAAACTGAACACTAGAAAATATTCTAAAGTTTTTAAACGGTCCCCCACATATTTCTGGGTTGTCAAACAGGAAGTCTATCAAAGAGATAATATGCTCTAGTATAGTTTGGTACGACATTCCCAACTCTTCGAATCTAGTAACAAGTTTCCTAAGTACTGCCGCATCTTTTTCATACGATTTAAACTCATCACCCAAAGAATCGCTGGGCACATTAGCAGCCTTTTGATAAAAGTATTTTATCACACCAGCTTCAGTGTGCTCCACTTTAATATTCTTTACTTTTCGTACAATATACCCTAACTTTCTTAGATAATTTATACAAAAATCTTCAATATGATGTTGCTCTATCTCAACATCCTTGGCCATTAAAATCTCCTAAGAGGAACCAAAATACTCTTCAACCCATAGGGGCTATTTGTGTCCTCTTCCAAGGATACCCTATTAGGTCCCTCATTAAAGAACTGTATCTTTACACTTTCAGTTTTTATATTTTTCAATGTATCAAGTAAAAGTTTTGCATTAAAATCGTATAATCTACTAACCAATGCCCCGTGGGTTCTAATTCCTGTAGACTCACCAGAAACATTTCCAGCTACATAAATTTTACATTGTCCGTCCTTAAACTCAGCCGATATTCTATTGTCGTCTTCATCCGCAATTTGTTGGACGGAAAACACTGCATCGAAAAGTAGTTCAGTATCAAGCGTTACTGCGTCAGTTGCTCCACTAAACAAGCCATCACAATTAGGGAATCCTCCAACAAAAATTGGGCAACTAACTGTTGTATAACTATCTATGGATTTAATCAGCATTCTATGGTCGTTCGAAAATGACAAAACAACATCCGAAGCCGAATCAGAGGAGCTAACAATTTTTAGCAGCTTCTTTGCCAATTTGGTTGGTAATAGAAAATTAGAAACATTTTTATAATGTTCCTTGTCCGTCTTTATAAGATATTTCGCTAGCTTAACTCCATTTGTAGCGATTAGTCTTATGATAGATTCCCCGTTTTCTTCTAGAATATCAAAAGAAATATTTCCTAATCGCATATCAAGCTCATCAATACCGGATGCATATACTACCTTAGACAAGGCAGCATTCAACTCTTTTGAAGGAAAGATGATGTAAGAGGTCCCTTCTTTATCCATCCAAGTTCTTTGAACACGGGCCGATTCAAATTTTGGCAATTGTCTAGTATGTTCAGCACTTTTTGTTTCATTATAGAAGTTTGTATAAGAAATCTTAGCCTTTGGCCCCTCTTCCGAGAGAACAATGCTTTGGCACCCCTTATTGTCTTTTTCTGAAAAAGGTTTAATGGCGCTGATAACCTTTAGTAAGGTATTGGCCTCAACCAGGCAAGAACCGGGCTCGGTTCCTACGATACCCTCAAATAATTTCTTGGGTAATTTAATTGTTAACCCAACGCTTGGGTCAGATGAGGAAATAAATAGGTTGTCCTCATCAACTTCTAATAGTAACTGATTATAATCTTCATCTTTAAAAGAGATGATAGTTTTAATAATATCAGATACTTGTCTAAATAACTCAGCAGGCATTTCAAATTTCATAAAACTCCCCTTAGGTTAAGCATACAATATGTATAATATGATTATTACACTGAGTTTATATACCCCTGTAAGTCTGTCTGGGCATGTCCGTAAATGCTCCCAGATAAGGTAGATTCTACTCTTGTTATGCTCTTAATCATCGCCTGCATATCTAATAATCCGCCCTTGGGCGTTATTGAACCCCGAAGTGTAACTAAGTCTAAATCTACAGGGTAAACAGTAGCTTCTAGATTTTTTAACTTATCTGGACTAGTAGCAATTATTCTCGCATAAAGAGGTGAAAATCCTCCTCTTGGATATATAGTCCCGCTTAAATTTGAGCGAGCCCCGTAGGCTATAAAATCTATAAAATATCTCATAGCCTCATCGAAAGAGCTAAATCCAGAAATATCAAAAAATACCTTAACCTTTTCTTCCACAAAGTCCTGCATAAACCCATCAGGATTTATCTTAGGCACAAGTTTAGAAAGATGAACACCCCATGTATCCCCATTCACAAGGAACGTGTTAGAAGCCAAATCGCTCCTTACATATTCGTATCCTTGCGACGCGAATTTAATTTGTATATCTCTTAATATGCTTCCGCTTAATGAATCCTTTTTGTATGTCTGACTAGATATAGTATTTAAACTTTTTGGCAAAAGAAGTCGAGGAGTAATCCTTCCTCTTAAAAATACATTCCACTCAAATGGTTTAAATTCACCTGCTAAATCATTATACCCAGTTCCCGTACCAATTATAGCACCTTTCAAATAAGAAATAGGGCTACTTATTGTAGCGGAAAGACCAACATAACTCCCCCTAGAAGAAATAGTTCCATATAGGTCGGATGTACCAGGGAAGGAGTAGCCGCCGACAATACTGCCATACAATAATGTATTGTATGGTTTTGGTTGAACAAACCCACTCAAATAGTCAGAGCCCTCAAAATTAGGGTGTATACGACCCTTCAATGTACCAAATGCACTAGCCTTACTACACGCTTCTCTGGAGTAAATTACACCATAAAGATTCTTATGCATTAATGTATTGATAACTACAACATCATGGAAAGCCGAAACATCTGGTCTTATTCTAGCAGAAAGAACAGAGGAAGCACCAGAAGGGGCAATATATCCATCTAATGTTCTTGTATTTTCATTTGGTGTTATAACCCCACTAAGTAAGCTTGAAAAAACTACATTAAAATTAGCAACTAAATCTGCTCTAGTATCAATACCTTTTGGATAGATAGAACCATAAAGAGACTTCCATCTTTGAGGATAAATATACCCTTCTAAATCAGTTTGTCCAAAACCATCAATAGTAGCCAACAAATCTGAGCTAATTCTAGAGCCAACCCCCCTGATAATTCCTATTAAATCTTTATACCTCCCATATGGATTAAACGCTCCGATTAAATCTTTTGTGGGGCCTAGTTCAATTAAGAGCCTATCAAAGGCTCTTCTAACTCTAGCTGGATAAATAATGCCATATAAGTCTTTCGGGCGATTTATGCCAATATACCCAAACAACTCTTTAGGCAGAATTGCTTCAAATTCCCCGATAAGGTCCGAATTAGTGTGGGCTATAGCACGTATAGTTGAAGCAAGATTTTTATAAGATTGTCCTAATCCTCTTATTCTAGCTCTAACAGAAGAGAATGCTTCAAATGTTTTACCCTGTATTGACGCTCTCAGCATAGAGGTATATACAGAGTTTATAGTACCATACAAATCTGCTGGATAAAAACCAGATATACTAGCGGTTAACTCTGCATGTTGGTATGCCCTAATATATGCAGACAAATCCCTGGAATTAACCCCTACGATACTTCCTAGTAAATCATAAAAGGCCCCCACAGAGGCAAAGGACGCATCTAAATCCGACGAAGAAGGGTGTAATCCCCTTATATATCCTTTTAAATCAACAGGAGGTATGCCAAAAATAGAAGCTAATAGGTACTTATATTTCAAAGCCTTAATAGAAGCAAATAGGGGGACAGAAGGAATAGGAGAAATGTCTAGGCCAAGGTCTTTAATGGCGTATCCAAAAATATCTGCGTCCAAATCCTTAGGAACAAGGCCTTTAATTCTTCCGAGTAGCTCTACAGCCCCAATGCCATAAATATAGGCATCTAAATCTGCTGAACCCCTTATCATACCACGGATAAATCCTCCTAAATCTCCATAAGTAGAAATAGGAGGATATAAAGGAACAAATGAAAGAAGAACCCTATCTCTTGCTTTTACAAAATCAGTAGAACTAGCTAATAAAGCATCAATATGACCAAGTAAATCTTTAGTACCAGAAGAGCTGAGTACTTCAAAAAGTAGGTCCTTTCTTGACATTTATTCAAAATCCCACCACGTATCTAAAGAGGCTCTTTTCATCGTATTAAAAATTCTCTGACCAGCAGGTGGCTCTGGTATGTCAGATTTAACAAAAATGGATTTAGTCTGATTAGGGTATATACCAAACAATCTCAATGGTATCTCTAGTCCTAATTCAGATAGTGTCGGTAAATCACTTTCCACTGTATTATCCACAAATAATGCCCCACCATTTAAATTGGTTCCTGCTATTATTCCATCTTTAAAATCGGGGGAAAATTGAACCTTTAGTTGTACATATCTATAATTGGCGGAATCTATAGAGTAATTAGTAACTGGTGAAAAAATAAGGCTACCGGACGCCAAAGACCATAACAAGTCATCTTCATCTGCTAAAGCACCATTAGACCACATACCCGAAGGGGGAACATCGGATTGACGAATTAAAATAGTTCGTTGTCCGTTAATCTCATTATCAACATCTATTTTAGATAATCCAGGCTCTTCGCAAACCCAGAATACTCTAGATGAAGAAAAGACTGAACTAAGTCCTGTATCGATAACAGGTGTGGTATAATAAAACGGGCCTGTAACACCAGAAGGAATAACGGAATCAACAGAAACCATTGTATTCTCAAATAAACCAGTTTCCCAAGCAAAATCTCTTGGTAGTTTTACTGCGTTTTCTCTTATCGCGTAGTAAGTACCACTCGCAGTCGTAGAGACTCTTAAGTAGTCATCCTCCACCCTGCCTGTGTAGGAAATCAGAACATTAGCGTTTGCTATATCAGAGCCACTATTGTAGATGGGTATCTCAACAGCAGGAGAGACATCACCAATAAAAGCTTCAGTTAAAATATATGACTCGGCCGTTCCAGTGGGTCCAAAATTTACAATGGAATCATCATTTATTACTCTCATTCCCTTCACACCAATATCTGTATCCCTATATAAGAGAGATATTTCTCCAGTCTCGTTTACAACTCCGCCATATGCGTCTAAAACATGGGCCCTAGAATTCAAATCATAGTTTATGGAATTAAAAGTGGTTTCGTCTAAATAAGATAAAAGCCCACCGTCATATCCTATGTATGTAACAGCGTCTTCCGCCCCATTAGTAACAATAGACAATACTCTACCAGCTGTGACAGAAATAACATTATCTGACAAACCAGCAAGGGTGCCACTAGCTGTAACATAAATCTCCTTCTCTAATGTATTTACATTTAACCTCATTGCTCCATTAGTTGTACCAACAAAAAGAGTATCATACGACAGCAGAGATAGCGATATTCCTCTAAAGTAACTAGTCATTATACTTGTATCTCCACCCCAATTTTAAAAGTTCTATCTATATTTGTGTAACCTTCAGGTGTAACCGTTCTGGTTTTAAACACAGACGTAATTCCGGAAGCAGTTGGGCCATAATTAACATTACCAGGAGAAAACCCGTCCTCAGCAGCGCCACCACCATTTTCTATTGTGCATCCAAACCCACAATTTGATGTACGATAATTCAAGTTCCTAGCCAAACATAAAGAAGAGGCCAAATCATTACTCACACAATGAGATACCCAATTACTTCCGTCAATACTAATCTCTGTGCAACGACTTCCCTCAGACCCATCCGGCTCTATGGATAGAACGATATCAGTAGCAGTTCCTACATTGTTTACAAATGAATAGGATGCTTGGTCCCCTGTTTTCCCATAATTATTAAGCGTATACGAACTAGAGTCTAACATAGAAATAGAAGAAGAATTAGCATATACCCCCAGCTCAGCAATAGTGCCCGCACTTAATGACACCCTTACATATCGGTAAGGCCCCCCAGAAACATTACCATAATGGCTAAATAGGTCCACATCTTTAAAAGAAAACTTAGCATTTGAAATATTCTGATGACCAGTATAAAAAGTATCATTAGCAGCATCATAAGATAAAACCTGTGAATCCGCCAAGAAATTAGGATTAGGGCTAAATCCTGTGTCATATATAACTGTTTTCCAACCTGAGAACTTTGTATGTGTAGGGTCATAGGCTGAAATCATAATAGGCTGATTAGCAGTTTGACATGTAGTAGTAGGAATAAAAATAAGCTCATGCTTTCTAGAGTAAACAGCAGTAGCATGTCTCATTTGATTAAAGTTACCGTTTGGGTTAGTTAAAGTCTCTAGAAAAGATAAAGAATTTTTAAAAGGGTCGTACTGATAGACGTTTCCGGATGAAATGCTCCCAATAATAACCTTATCTAATTTCTCGTGGTAAACTACCCAAGAATACCCAGTAGAGGGAAGGGTTAAGGTAGTCCAAGAATTCTTATTCACATCATAAACAACAAAGCAATCCTTAGCAGCATTAGCTCCGTATTGGTAAAAATATATTCTATCTCTGACTGTGTCATAAGTAAATACGTTAGTTGCCCCATTATCGGAAATAGCATACGAAGCATAGGGCATTGGGGTCTTCGGCGTAATAACTTGTGTAGAAAGATTTACTTGATAGAAATTAGATGAGTTATTGCCGGCTTCAAAATAGGCCAAATTACTAGTTGGATGTGTTACTAATGCGCACGCGCCCCCGATAGATATAGGGAGTGTACTAAAATTAGACCACGAATTATTTGATGGGTTGTATATATGAACTTTATTATTAGAAGAAGTCTGTTGACTAGCGCTATATCTAATCATATACATCTTTCCATCATAAGCCGAGAAACATTGTCCACCAGTAGTACTAGCCCAAGTAGGGCTAGCAGAATATGTGGTCATTTTATAGGAAGATGACATTGAAGAAACTGTCGTGTAGCTAACCCCATTATTTGATACCGAGAATGTAAGACCAGTAGGAGCAGTGGAACTCAAACAACGTAATGATACTTTATCAAAGAAACAGCTTTTACCCAAATCTATATCAATAGTAGTAGCAGAAGAAATTGTTGCATAATTACTATAAATATTTCCGTTCAATACTTTAGCCAAATCACTCTCTGAAATACCAGAGCAAGTAATGGACGCATTCAGATTTTTTATTAAATTTATGTTTGTCATAGTTAGATAACTGAAATAGAGGTTATATCATTATTGATAAGATATGGGTATAAGTCCTGGTTATAGTAACCATTTCTATTAAATAGATAATTAGAAACGCCGGCACCGCTGCCTACCACATCCGTAAAATCAGATACATAACTAACTTCCCCGTTTAAAACATTATCTACTTCTAGTTTTGATGCCCAATAAACGGAGCCCCTTTTCGAGGCAGCAACGGATATCGTTGGAAGTGTACCATCAGTAGAGTTTAATACAGCGCTCTTAGACATCAAAATAGAGCATCCTGAAATAGTAGCTACAGCCACAATATCTCCAAAATCAGTAGTAGCTCCTCTTATTTCATTAACCGAATTCGACAAAATTGAGCAGGGATAAACCGTATTTGTACTTATTGTGTATGTAGTCGCGGTATTACGATTTGCAATAGTTTTATTTCCAGTATATCTGCCTGATGTAGTAAACTTTATTGATGTATCATTATAAAAATCTAATAGAATTATAGAAGAATCCTGCATGGATATATAAATACATCCATTTAATGCAAAGCATCTATAGGGGGTACCTGTACCTAACATAGTACTTGCCCCTGTATTAAATCTCATCCATAACTCAAACTTATCTAAATCCAAAATATCTACGCTATTGCTCGTACAAACTATCAATGTATGCGGAGGAAAGTCTCTTCTTCTGCCCCTAACGTTCACCAACGGAGGCTCAATAAACCAACTCTTTGTACTGGGGGAAGACCAAGTTAAAGTAGAAGAATCATAGGAAAATACATCATTAACAGGTGATGTATTTACATGCTTACTCCCATAGGTATCGGTTGTGGTTGAAGAAACACTCAAAGTTCTAGGAACAAAGTCTGCAAAATATATTGAAGGAGATGTGTGGGAAAGTTTAACATATCGAATATAATCAGATATGGTAGCTATAATAGTAAAAGTATCAGGGTCAACAGATAAAGGAGCCTCAGTATAAACAAGGTCGTCTTGGCTTATTTCTATAACTACTCCATTAGAAATAGGAACAGTAGCGTAATAACTTACATTTTTAACAAAGTACCTACTGCCTAAATCTCCTTTTAACTTTAAAACATCTGAGGCGCCCATTCCTACTACTAAAACAGTACTATTTGTATTATCATCAAGAATAGAATAAAGCTCATCTTTAGACAAAGCGAACGAAGAGCCTTCATCATTAAATAACTGATTAGAATCTTTAAGAATATTAACCTCAGACATTTATTTTAATTCCCACTTAAAGTCAACTCTTGACTTCCTAGATAAGGTTTTAGGTATCTTTCTATCAGACGGTCTATTAAATTGCACTCCTAATTCTACAGTATCCCCAGGACCAACGTTCTTAATTCTCAATGGAAACACACCAGCACCGTACTGATTAAACCCCCCTCCATTAATTGCAATAGAAAATAAGTCATTATTTTTTACTTGGTAATCAATATCTACAAAGCTTTCATTAAAATCAGTAAAATCAGATTTAAAATAATTAGATATCTTTAACGATTCAAAAGAAGCGCATGCGGAGTCTGACCGTATGATGAACATATCAGGGTCAACAGCTCCTCCTAAGATAATATTTAGATTAGAATCACATGCACTTTGCCAAGGAGTAAAAAGCTGTTTAACGAAAATACCATCTACATATAATCGCATCTCTAGTGTCAGAGTATCAATACTGTATTTCCAAGTTACCCCTATATGATGAGGGGTATACCAATCAAATTCTACACTATTTATAGTACGTATCTCATCAGAACCGGAATTATTTGTATAAAATAAAAGACCACCAAAAGAAGTCTGCACCCCCACTGTAGCATAGAAATCTACACCAGTAACAATAGACAGAAGTGAATGCGTAAAAATCCTATCATCATAATAATACTTATAACTTTTTATTGTCTGAAACCCTACCTCAGGGACTTCCTCTAACGATTCAATATTTTCGAAATATCCCTCACTATCATAATCTGGGTTAAACCAAAACTCTATACTACCCTTTGATAGTGTTAAATTCTCTATAGGAAAAAAACTAATAAATTCATCCCCATTTAGATAAACTCCTTTATTAAATTTTACAATATCATCAAATTTATTCCTCTTTATAAGGGGGGAATCTAAATAAATATATGTAGGCGATGAGCTGCCCAACCCTTTAAGGGCTATCTGGAAAAATCCAATAGAAGTATAAAGCTCGGGCTTTTCTATTATTGACGCATTTTTAAATTGTAAAGAAAGAGGCACCCAGCTACTGTTTTCAAGTAAAGAAGGAGAAATACTCCATTCAAAATAATTTGAACTATCCGTACCCATCCTTACTATAAGATAATCTATATTCTCTTTATTTTCCAAAAAAATATTAAAATTTAAAAAATCTCTAAAAGACCAAAGAGGGTCTGCTTCCCAGGTTGCGTCTTCTTTGATTGTAAATAGTACTTCCTCTGTTTGGTTACTATTATAAGTAAGCCGCAAAGAAGAACCAGAATTATTATCGGAACTAATAACGTATGTATTTCTATCAGCAGCCCCTAAATCAGCCGAAGAAACATCCCACCATCTGTTAGAGTAAAAAGGGGACTCTTCCACAAAAGCGCTAACTTTATTCAGCCATCCACCCCTAGAGCCTTGAGAAAAATCCCAGCTAATCATAACCCATCTAGCCAATGAGTCTAAGTTACCAAATGAATTAAATATAACATTATCTATGTTATTAATTCTATTTCCACTGTTAGCGAATAAATCTGGGTCATTTTTCCAACTTCTAGCCGTATCCCTTGTAATCATCTCAGTAGTAGCAACAATGCTAGTGCTGTCGATTCTAAAAAATTGGCCTAAATCAAACGCTACATATCCATATGTTTTAGCATTTACACCACCACTATATTGCGAAGCCGAAAAAGCGTTGATTATAAAAATATCCTCGTCACCGAACTGAGTAAATGTATTAAATCGTATATTTACTCCTTTAGTACCAACAGGATAGAAAGTATTTATATGCTCTATAACTACAGGGGTAGCTACATCATCTACATCCGGCACAGATGTAACAGTGAATGTAGGAGACAACGTCTCTCCAGACTCCGGTAACGCACCATTAGTTATATCAATATGAACAGTGTACTCTGTATCATATGTTTGTGTATAAGTACCGCCACTCTCTACCTCCCCTTGGTAATTCGCTGGGGCATTATGATTAGATTCTACCGCTCCTACTGGAGCGTATATGTTAGCGGATAAAGAAGAGTCAGTTAGTGAAGTACCAAGAGAAGTCCATACCGTATTTCTAGGATAAAGAAAATTATAATTATAAGCTCCCCATGCTGGTTTGTTCTTCAATACATCGTACCTAATCTTTAATTCCTTATCTCCTGTAAATTTATATAAACCAGTAACCCCTCTTTTAGGATTAATTATATCAGCATGAGAAGATAAACTAGAATAAAATACCACATTATGAGTATCATACGTATCGTCTTGAAGTATATCTACTACTAGGTCTGCTGTAGAAGTTGAATCATTTTTTACAGTGATAGTTCTAGTCTCATCATAGGAAACAGAAATTTCTGTACTCTCTGTTGTAGAATTTATGTACTCCTCATTTACTCTAGGAGTATGGTCATCTATTTTCTCAGACAGAAACTTAACGCTATATAAGTCAAAAATTAACGGAGGTCGAATCTCAACCACAGCATAATTAATTGGTTTACCGATTGTCATAAAAGAAGTATTAATTTCCCTTCCTTCGACAGTATTATCTACAGAAAAATCTATTTGCTCAAATACCAAATCATCGCCAGCAGTAAAAACAGAAAATATATCACTTCCAACTATATTAAACCCAGTAGAACTTACCAACTCTGGGCTAAATAGCTCAATCTCAGTCATCTTAGTACTAAAATGTCTGTATACTTCAAGCACCACCCTTTTTGTTTTTACAGGCTGAACAACATAAAGCGCTTTGCGCTTAGACGCAATAGCGGTACTTAACCTAATAATTGTCTGTACGTCAGAAGACGTTTCATCATCTTCTGTAACTGCAATCAATGGGTTCATATAAAAAGCAGAACCAGGACTAACAGGCCTATCGTCAAAAGTAATTGTTTTCAAATCAAAGGGAATTCTCTTTCCCCCATTCTCATAAAAAAGCCCATATTCCACCCAATTCAATGGCTCTACGAAGTACAAAGCAATAGCGCCTATCTCTTTTTCAAAATCTGGGCTTATATCAATGATAATATCAAACTTATCCGTCGCAAAAGAACCAGATGAAGGATGGCCGGGGTCAACATAATCGGTATTTCCTATCTGGCCATCTCCATCTAAATAAAAATAGCTATCATCAGAGCCCCCGAACGAAGTACGAACCCCATCAGTCAATAATTCAATATTCTTAGCGAGAGTAGTTTTAGTATTACTTATTTGTTCTAGCCCGCTATAGGTAGGAATATATCTCCAATACCCGTGAGAGCCCCCCTTTGTATCCACAGTAATATCTGTCATTGATGAAGATACATTAGCCCCCACCTTTACGATTTCACTTGGCTTATAATCAAAAACTACTTTATCTATAGCAGTCTTTTGCCCAAAATCAAAGAATAATCTCGCTTTATCTCTTGTACCATTGCTTCTAACATATACGGGCAAGGACTTCATTCCATTGCCGTAGAAAATAACGTCATCATTAATATTTAAATCATATGTAACATCATCTAAAACTTTCATGTACGTTAATAGCGCCGGTTCACCGAATTGGGCATAACTATATACTATAACATTAGACACCCCAATTAAATCTCCTGCTTGAACATCTAAAGAAAGTTCAACTTCAAAATCACGCAATACCTGATTAAAAGGCAACGGGGGAGCCTGCACTTTAGGATTATTGATAATTATATCGGGGGTTATTTCTATCTCCCCAATAAATTTTAACATGTTATCCCCGATTGGTCTAAATATTTTAAGCTTACTCACAGGGGACTGTAACAAGGTTCCATAAAAATATCCTTTATCTATTTTTCCATTGTTTGTTATAGGCTTTAAATAGTCTATCAATGTTATGTTTTTCATAACAAAAGGGTCTGTATAATAATTAAAGCTATATAAAGGGTTGCCCCCTTCTATAAGATATTGCTCTGGATTAAATGTCACACTGCTCTTTACGCTACTATCTTTTAAAATTCTTAGAGATTCATTATTTAGTTCAAATATGCCTTCAAATAGATTATCATCAGTTACTCCCTCGTAAAAGGAATACAAAGGAGTTTGGTACCTATCAAAAAATCCTAACTGTTCAAATAACTTTGAATACTTTATCTCTATAGAAGTATCGTCACCACGTATACCCCCTGATATCCTAATTTTATTATCACTTTGCAATTCTACGGTAGCATTCATAAAACCAGGGGTTGCTACCATATTCAACTTTCTTTCCATATCTATAACAACGGCTAGAATAGAAGTGTCTATACTTGTTTTATCTAAGTAAATAGTTCTAAACTCGGTACCATTAATGCTTATCTCAAAGCTATTATTATCATTAGATACGGCTAAGCGGGATGAATTTAAAGATGACCCAATTATAGACGCAGCCCGACCAGCCCCAGTGCAAGGGCTCGGTACGTTAGTAAAAAAATCGTCTAAGGTACAAGCACACCCGGCCGTCTCTACTGATACATCAATTATACGAATAAATTGAACATAAAACTCATCATTAGCAATCCCTTCTATAAAAGGAAATAAACGTAGTCTAGTTATTATGCCTTGCCACGATTCAAGTACATTTGGGTCTAATCTATACAAATGCCAAGAACCGTCTGTAATTAAATCAAATTCAATATATTGTCCTAAGGAGTCAATAACTGCTGGGTCGTCATCATTATTATTTTGTTTGATAAATTGTAATTTAGCGGTTCTAGCATAACGACTCTTAACTCTAAGAACCAATTCAATATAATTAGTAGAAGGAACTACCCCTACATTAGAAAAAGGCTGTTCAACGTAAGCAATCTGGGCGCCGTTTCTTCTGACCCCGTGCATGCTACCACCAAGAAAAGAAAGGTCAGCTACATTAAACCCAAATTCCCACCCTTCATCATTGGCGTTATATCTCCAGTCATTATTATAGACAGTCCTACTAGGAATATCGCATCTAATGGAATTAGAAATCTTATAGTCGATATCTCCGACTTCGTTATAATATTGAGTCATTATAGTAACTTAATACTTGTAATTTCATTACTAAAAAGGGTAGAAACATCATTTATGTTATGAGAGCTAACAACAGTATCTGTAGCTAGATTATACTTTGCAAATATACCAGTACTAGAATTATTAGTTGAATAGTAGAGATACCCGGAAGAAGTAGTGGCCCCTCTAGAAATAAATATGCTAGATAAATTTGCTATACTTATATTTCTAATAGTCGAAAGAGACGGTAAAATAAGGCTCTCACTTATAATAGATACCCCGGAGCTTGTGGCAACAAATATCGTATTCTTTGTTCCACTTATACTATTCTCAGAAACAGCTAAATCAATAACTGTTTTAGATGGCAAAGAAGAATACAAGTAATCAACCAAGGGTATAGATAAATTTAAATTAGGCCCTCTATTCGGGGAGCTTATAAAGTAAAGTCCATTAACCCCGTGGCCATAATATATCTGCCCACCTGAAGTAAGGTAAACATCACCAGGCGTGGTATCTGCTGCGGAGAAATTACTAACGTACTCACCATCGTTTGTTATGTAAGAAAGCCCTCCTTCATGGGACGCGACTAAATAATCAACGGAATTTATATGATTACAGGTTACATACTTTATATTCTTCCCACCAAGAGTTGACAACATTAGAAGAGGCTTTAATTCAAAAACCTGCCTAGATACACAGCTTTTTGGTATAGAATAAATACCATCACTAGTACCAACATAAATTTGGGATTTATTAACACAGAAAGAATTAAAAATCATTTGATTTTCTGGCTTTAAAATCAATCCTACTCTTTCATTTTGCTCTCTATCATAGATTGAGACAGAAGAAGAAGATAATGTAAAAACGTATTTCTTTTCTACTATAATGTCTTTTATTAAGTCTGAATACAAAAGAGAAGAAGCACTAGAAAAAATAGCATCTGTTTTGTTCTTAACTTTAACTGAAAATCCAGCCTTATATGTATTTCCCACAACATATCTAGGGTACACTCTTAATCTATTAGCTGTCATTATTCGTAAAACTCCGCTATAATATCAAATGGCTTGTCTTCAGCAGTTGCAAAGGAGGGCATATTTCCTCTTAAGTAAAGATAATCAATACCTGAAGCTGTTGCAGAAATGGGAACGTGATTAGGAGTATAAAATCCAGTAGCAGAAATACCGGCCGTGCCAGAAGTACATGCTACTCCACATTTCGTAGTACCATACAAACTACTACCAGCGGTACAAACTGAATTTGTCAAATCGTTATAAAAACAATGAGGATACCACGGACCAGTATCGGAATCAGATATTTCGAAACACCTGCTCCCCTCTACCCCATTTGGCTCAATAAATGCAATTCCTGATGGGGCTGCAACGCCTTTGTTATTGTAAACAGGAATTTCATAAACTAAGCTGGTATCTGTAAGATTAAATTCTACATTCTTTCTACAGAAAAAAGAAGAGGGAGATTCCCCGAATCCTAACTCGCTATTTTTTTCAATAACTTCTAGTTGGTTTATCATCATGGGCCAATGGCCAGTAGAAGTATTATCAATAGTTATATATCTAGTATTAGTAGCTAAAGCCGCCTTAACGCTAATAAATTCCTCTGAATCATAATATTTAAAATCTGTTCCTGCCCCCGATAGTTCAAAAGCACCCGTCCTATAAATTCGCTTAGCATCCGGAACGTAACAAACTGAATTAGACCCAAGAGGCTCTAGCCCGCCTATATGATAAACTTGTCCGGCACTACCATAGTTATTATCTGGAAATACATGTATATCTGAATTGGATAAATCAATAAAAAAATCATAGCGTCTTTCAAATGTTCCATAACTTCCTAAATTCCCATTCTGATGAACTAGAAAAAATAAAAAGTTTTTATCCGAATCCAATACTGCAAGGGGGCGTCCCCCTCCTAATGGAGTAGAGATGTTACCTTGCTTTTGGTTAAAAAAATCAAATATAGTCATTCCATCATAAGTAGAACTACCAAACCCGGAAAAAGTACTAGAGAAAGAAGGAGAAATTAAACAAGCACCACTGGCTGAATAATTGGAAAATCCAGGTATCAACATGTATTCAGTACCATTGTAAAATAATTCATTAGGCTGAATAGGATGTTTATCCATATAAGAGATACTTAACCCTCTAAAATCAGTCAAACGCCATTTATCATCTAAATAACTGTAACATAAAAAAGCACTCCCTAGTCTATTAGGATAAGTACTTTGATTAGAACTATTTATAGATAGAAAAAATCTATCGAACACAAATGAGCCGGAAACAATCGAAGGTACAGTAAAAGGCAAAGAAGGAAGAACACGAAAGGTCTTATAATCTATAAAATAGGCTATGGCTTTATTAGCAGTGTATGAATATGAATATATAATATTTCTCTCTTCATCTAAAGCGCATGCTATACTTAAATATGTAATTAAAGTAGAATCAACATCGTAATTACTCCAAGTTTCCAAAGCAAAGTTATATTCTCTTATACCAGTTGTTGAAACACAAAAGAGTCTACCTGTTTTTTTATTAAAAAGTAGCTTACCAAAGGTTGTTAAGGAGGTATCAGAGGTCCAAGTATTTCCAAAAGACAAGGAATTTGTAGAGTAAGAAATATCATCAGAACTAGATTTTACGCTCCAATTTAAATGGTCTCGTTTTAGTCTAGTCTGTAGATATATTGTAGGACTTGTATAATGTGCCCCTAAATCTATTTTAGCCTTAAATTGATAACCAGCTGTTGTATCTAAAATATATACCTTTTGATAATATGGGTAAAAAAGAACAACATTAGGATTATGCATAACTTGTATGTTGCCATATGGCATGGTTACTTTAAAATACCTAGCTAATGTTCTCGTAAAACTTAAAACAATTTCTCCCCCCGTTACGCTTATTCCAGAAAAAGACCAATTATTAATAAGAGTCCATGTAGAGTTATCATTGCTAGAGTAAACTCTAAATATATCTCCAGGGCCCGGATTATAGAAACCTAGGGATACATACTCAGGAGCCCCATTTATTATTATACGAATTCTATCTGCGTATTGCTGAGACCCTAGGTCTAACCCAAGTGAAATGCTAGTACCAGACGCCCCCAACAAGCTCTGAGCGTGTGGTACGCTACCATCGGTATAAACACTACTAGTATTAAAACTAGAAAAGCTACTAGAGGTGGGGGTAGCATCTGGTGATTTAGTAGCAAACCCTACTCCTCTATATGCGTTACCCCAAACAAATAAACAATCATTAATTACATTTGATTTAAGATTTGATATATTTTCAGCCGAGAAAGGGGTTTCACTACTCAATGAAGACCCATTATCCGTAACAATAGCGTTATAAAACACGTTAGTTTTAAGCATTTTCTAGTCCTTCAAGTAAAACATTCAAATCAACCGTACTAATAGGTCTCTGTACGTCTTCAGGAAAATTATGCCTAACAAATAAGCTATACCCAGAAGCGGGGGCCAGCCCAAGTGGGAAAGTAAAATCTAACACTCCTCCTGTATATACCCCGTCTATAGTATCTGACAGCTCAAAATATCCATCAAGATTGTTTGAAAAGTATGCAGAACCCGAATAAACAACAACATTAGTGTTGTTAACTAGGTCTAATTGAATAGGGTCTTCTGTAGAATAAACTCCAGTTTCAACAATATTGAAAGCAGCCGTAGAATTATAGTAAGTATTTATTGGCCTGACTTTCAATTTCTTAATCATCAAAGGATAGCCAAGTTTAGAACTATTAGGTTTTATTTTAATATATCTAGCCTTGCTTAATATAAGATGCTCTGTAGAGTATAGTCTCTCCAGCTTTGAAGAATATCGTAAGTGTTTTACCCAATTATTTTCTATTGATTGTGTACTACCGCTTATATATTGAGTATAATTTTCTCCATGAGAATACGCTCTATCTTCCGATGCCACATAACAATAAGAGGTTAAACCAGTCAAATTTACCCTATAATCATTATTAGCATAATCCCTATAGCTTGTTCCACCACCGGGTAGTAAAGAAAACCCCATGGAAGAAGAGCTCGGGTATCCAATCCAAGAATTTTTCTCTATATGATACGTAATATACCCGTCGTAATTATAGTTCCAAATAAAATGTATAACATTTCTTTTAGAATCTAAAAAGAAATCTAATGCCTGCATTCCCCCAAAACTAGTTACTAACGTATTTGTATTTCCCATATTATCGACAGTTTTATCCGACCACGTATTACCAGTAACACTGTATTTATACAAACCATAAAGGGAAGTACTACTACTGCTACTGCTCGGTACTGCATAAATAGAGTCATCGTACGGGCTATACAGTGTTCTACCCCCTCGCATAAAATACTTACCTGAAGTAATAGACGTCTTCTGCGTCCAGGTATCGGTTTTTATGTCGTATCTAAAAAATGTACCAGTAGTAGATACACCGCAATACAAACTATGATTAGTAGGAACATAGCATATATTTGTAATAGTACCAGAAGTTAAGGAGCTTGGCGGCGGGGCTAATGGCTCGAAAGAATTTGTTCCAATAATGTATTTCCAAAAATAATTACCAACCCCATATATCTCATTAGATTTTGTATCTAGTGTTATCTCACTATTGTAGGTAGCGTAAGAATTAGTAGCTAAAGTAGACCAAACCCTGGTGTTTAGGTCAAACTTATACATTACTAATCCATAATATAAATATAAACAATTATCATTTGGGTTATGCAATAATTGTGGCATATATATGCTTTTATAAATATCATTTGGGTTACTATAGATGGAAGGAACAGGAGAACGCTCCTCCTTGTCTTCTTCATACCATAAAAAAGCATGCTCTAATATTTGTTTTTTATTCTTATATCCATATTCAGTATCTTCTAAGGCGTATGTTACGGCATACGGGTATGCCAATTTATGTAAATCGGCGTTATCTTCAATATAAACTGAAAATATATCATATACATCGCCTAAATCAATTTTCATCTCATAGCCTTGAATACCAGAAGCAGTGGTATTATACGCAAATATAACATTAGGAGTAGCCCCAACTCTATCATTTTGGTGAACTGTCCCATTTGGTTGAAATCCAACCTCGCCTAGATTTCCTATATACCGACTAGAAGTTAACGTATACGGGATACTCCTAGAATTAGAGTAATAACTCCAATACGAAGACATATTGTATGAGGAGTCTACAACAGACCAAGAAGAATTATTACTGCTCTTATAAATACAGCCTCCATTCACCTCACTGTATGGGGCCTTGGATGCTGCCATAAAAAATCCACTAAATCCTACATACATGTAATCAGTATCTTTTGCCGTACCTAAATCAACTCCTAAAAAATTAGTTGCGTATGGATTATTAGATGAAGGCCTTACGTATGAGCTTCCATTTAAATAGGTAGAATCATTAGTAAAAGAACCGGTAAAATTACTTCCTATTGCGTACGCCCCTTCCCCATATAAGGAGCCGGATGGGGCAATTGCATACCCCCATATAGTTTCATACTGAGTATTATCTTCGTCAATAATCCTAGCTAATTGGGCCTCACTTAAAGTTTCAGACCCTGATTGGGTTACTACTACCCCATCCATTGTTAGCAAATTAAAATTACTTCCTTCTATGGGTAACACTTATTTCTCTCCAATTATAGGAAGATTAAAATTCATAATCTCGTTTAATTCCGCATTTCCAATATGAGGGCAAACTTTCCACAACTCCGAAAGACAAGGATTTTTATTTATAGGACAAATCTCTGTTGGAAATCTAGATTTAGCTGACCAAGTTTGTCCTTTATATGGATTACAATTCATTGCTACATCTGTTAAATTTTTAGATTTTTTCACAAGTTTAACATAATTAGAATCAATCTTCTTACTATCTAAAATATTACCACAATTAGAGCAATAAAATATAAAGGTATCATTAACAGATTCTTCTGACAAATCGTTTAATGCGTACGCCCTTTTTTCTTTCCGGGCCTTATCTGTAAGAACACTATCTACTTGAAGCGTCTTATTATCACAACTAGAGCAATAATAGCTATCCTTTATAGCAGCTTCTTTATCATAGACAGAAGATATTTTTCCAGGCTCTACTATAGTTTCTACCATATTTATCCTAATTGTCCTTGAAAGGAGTAATCAAACCAAAAATAAAACGGAGACCCTGCTGGAACAACATAATCTCCAGTAATTGTTATATGGCGTGAACGCCCTTGTGGGTTTATATCAGAAAATATATCTTTATTTTTAGGAGTAACATATGGCTGACCCACAAGTTCAGGCCATAAGGAAAGCAACCCATCACTCCATGTCATAAAAAAAGCATACCCCAAAACATTTGTAAATCTTCTAACTATGTGAGATAAATCATTTATATAAGAGCGACTTCCGCTATACCCCATAGTCATAAATCTATCAGTGCATGAAGGTTCCCCTTCTGGACCACCAGGCTCGCCGCAAATTTTACTAATCTTACCCACATAACACCAACAACTTCCAGTTCTATCTTGACTTACATAAACACCGGGGGCCTGCCACGGTACCCCTAGATAATTCTTATAAGTATCCCCTCTAAATAAAGCAAGATTCTCAGGAACAGAAAGTGATATAGTACAACGCGAGATATCCACATTGTTCTGCGGTAAAATAGTAGCATCGACCCCCAAGTCATTAACGAAGAATGACTCTTCATCTGGATGCATAAAGTAGTCATACACAAGCGTATCTTGTAAAATTAGATTCTTAGCATATGTGTATATATCTTCCTGCATGCTCTCACCGGGCCCCGGAGAACCGCCTGGGGGGAATCTATCCTGAATACCTGTAACATCAACATGTAAGTCTCTTCCGTTAGCCCCCTTTACTGCGGCATCGTCTCTAGGAGTATCCATTACAACTCTACCCCCTTTAAATACAGAAGAAAAGGGAGAAGTAACTAAATCTCCCCCTGGTAATACGTGATAAGGCCAAGTCGGTAGAATGGGGCGCTTAACAGCGGTCATACCAAAGTTAACAAAACGTCTAGCATCCCCTTTATAAGTATCCTGAGTTAATATGGCATCACTACCATGCCCCGCAGAATTTACAAGTGCGGCTACAGGTGTTATAAACGAGGCGGTGGGCCCAATACCTGTAATACCATCATCTTTATTTATAAAAGATGGGGTATATTTTCTATCATAAGTAGTAATAACCTCAGAAGCGTCTTGTTGAATTCTTGCATAGACGTACACTTTTGATACTATTACATACCCGCTTTTGCCAAGTGGAGGAGAAAACGATAACTTAAGTGAAGAGGCGTTTAGATTTATATTCTCTAGTTTTAATAGAAAAAAATCAGAAAGAGCAGAAGGGTCATACATAGTTCCAACTGCCTCAAACGAAGAGCCGTACCGTTTTAAGCTAACATCAATTTGCGGCTGTATAACTTTAACGGTTCCTTCTGGTAATCTGGTATCTCCCTGAAACAGCTCTACCTCAATGCGTTCAATATAGGGCTGCCATACTTTCTCTTGAGGAGTACCAGCCGGAGGATTAGAAAAATTAAAAATTATATCGAAGACTGACGTATCCATTACGGTATTGAAATTTCTAAACGTACCAGTAGTTATAGCTCCTTCTTTAATCTCAAATAGCTTAGAGCATGGGTCTCCACTTACGTCTCCCCCATATTTAGGGCATATAGAATAATTATAAGTACCCCGTACCGAAGCTATACTAGTGTAAGTGGAAGCGTTTAAAATATTGTCAACCAAATAAGGCAAGGAATTAAAGTCAATAGGGGTTCTAACCATTAATCCTCTTCTTTTCTTATGACTTTCCGTATTTCTTTCAAATTGGTCCTGTACGTCGGAAGCTAAAAATGATTCTCTATCAATATCATCACTTAGTTCCATATCGTCATAAGGAGGCTCTTCATCGCTTGGTATAAAAGACCCCTCAATAGTAAGGCGGCGCTTAGGTGCGTCGTCTATGCCTAGCTTAGCCTCTGCCCCATCAAGGATAAGCCCCCCACTATTATATATAGGAGCCTTAAAGTAAAGAGTATGAGTTCCTTCAGCCGGACGATATGAAACAACAAAGTATTTTTCTGGCGGAAGATTTTCAAATAACTCCCCAGCCGAAACATAGTCCTGAAAATCAGGAGGATACTCTAAAACAACTGCTCTAAGGGTTAAAGCGGATAAATAAGAAATAATCCCAGAAGAAACCCCGGCTCCTTGAAGTGCTAAAACTGTGCTATAACTTCTCTGTATAGGTGTAACTTTTTTATCTAAATAAAGCCAAGATATTTGTTTACCAGGTACTTGTTCCCCGCGATTAGGAGGAGCAATCTCTCCTTCGCAATCCATATAAGTACTACCGTCTTGATAGTTATTATCAAACCACCACTCTATTAAAGGCCATTTCCAATTTTCTCCACCTAGATTACCCGTTATCCAATAACTACTACATTTTCGTAATGAAATAACAACTGGCTGCTCATTAACAATAGCTGTATATTCTTTAATAAGATATTCTTCTGTAGGGAACCCTCCTATGCTAACTGCTCTCATCTGATTAAATGGATGAATAAAATCCTCAGTAGCTATTCCATTTAAGTCTACGCCGGCCGGTTCGGTTAAATACCCTAAACCGGAAACACCATCTGTTCCTATGTTACTAACGTAACCAGTAACTATATCCAAATAATTCATTGCTTTATCAATACCGGCATAGAGAACCTTTCTTTCTCTCTCCGTGCCCCAGAGCCACCCTCCTGCACTTTTAGTACCAACGCCATCAGATGTATTGGCTCTCATATCTCCTGCTCTAATTACAGTACCACCCGACCATGCCCCCGCAAAGCTAACACTTCCTGGGCTTAACGTATAAATAGAGTACTTCGTACCAAAAAAGCAATCAAAGAAATACCCTGAATCGCTGGTTGTACTGTCCCTAAAAAAATCATATCCTACTAGATATTTGTTATTCCAGACAGGCCCGTTTGTAGGAACTAAAGAAAAGAATGAACCAAAATTCTTCGGCTCATCATAAGACGGTATTTCACAAGAGTAATACGGCCACCATACTCTATCATAAGATTCCCCGTGGTCAAAACAAATCTTTGATAAGTATAATGCGGGGCCAGCGTCTCTTAAAGTAAGGGTCGGCGTACCCCCGCAAGGAGTACCCGCATGTTCATAACAAGACGCACCCCCACTCCAGTTACAAAATCTGTGAAAAATAGGCAGCAATCTAGCTGAGTTATATATTCCTGCCCATGCATAAGATATTTCTATATCTGCGCAGGTTGGTACAGAAATACCAAACAGAATAGCACTTTGTTTTTTGCCTATAACTCTCCCTTCCTCATCCGTAAAAAATACTATATATCTTATCCGATATGGTATATCTCCCCCCGAGATAGTATAGGTCCTTACTAAGGGTAATTTTAATGGAACATCTCTCGGAATTAGTTCCCCATTTGGGCCTATAGTATAAAATGAGCTCAATCCATCATCAACATAGTCACCCCCACTGGGTGATAATGAATAATATCCGTTCTCTAAAACATTAACTTGTAGATTAACATTTTCGGGGTATCTAAAATCACTATCAACGCTATTTGAAACAGGATTAATGGAGGAGTCTTTATGTTCTAAATAATCAAAAGATAAAGAGATTCTAGCATTTGATAAAAAGGCAACACTACTAGAGTCCACTGAAGGAGATAATCTAAGATGTAAATAATTAGCAGGTAAAGGGTAACCACCTCGATAGCTAACCCCCTTATACTGAGTACCATATAATTCATAATTTGAATAGTCTTCTAAATTATAATGGTTAACTACATCTAACGGGATGCCGGTCTCGCCCACTAATAAAGAAGCACTAGTGACGTTCCAATAAGATAGCTTACTGGCATCTAAATCCATTACTCTAACTATAAATTCTCGGTTGGTATGCAGTGGGGTTATATCTACAGATTGTATTTCTATAGACTTAGATTTTCTATGTAAATAATAAGACTGCTTAAATGGCACAGGTGCCTCAATAACAGATTTTTTCCAGGTTGCATATATTGCTCCTAAATCAGGAGAGGCAATCATCACAGATGAAATACTTTCAAATCCCGATGCAAGCTGCACCTTCAACGTGGCATCAAACTCTTTAAAGGTAGAATCGGTATTATTACAATTCCCATTAAAAGAGGTTTGATATGTCCATCCATGCAGAAATCTACATTTAACATGTGTAGTGTCATATAATATGTTAGAGCTAACAGAGGCGGAGGGGGTATATACTCTTATTTTATTGATATAAGAATCATCGGCCTTAGAGTAAACTAATTTAATCCTATTCTCTTTATCTATCTCACCCAAATCAGAATTTGAGTAGTCTAGCCCAAATACAAAAGACCCATCATACGCTGATGTCGTCGTATATACAGCATCAGGTACATTCTCTTGTAAAAACTGTATATAAGCGGCACTTGGAAGCCCACCATCCGGACTATCAACAATATCCATTTTTGCCGGTATAATGCCGAGTTCATATTGTCTTATAGTGGCGTATGTAACGTTAACGGCGTACAGAGTTGATTTACCTATAGAGGTATGCCCATATACTTCTATTTCGTTTTCATTCCCCGTAAAATTTCTTACAATGAATGGGTTAGTTGGAGGATTTCTAGGAAAATCAATCATCAAAGAGCTAGAAGCAAAAAGTTCCTTTATTAAAGTAGGATAATTAGGTAGACCCTCATTCGTTAAGGTTCCTAAATCTATTACAGACTCAGCACCAATAATTATGTCATTTACTTCGTCATTAACAGACACCTTTTTTACCTTTATTTGAGTTGGGATATCATCTCCATTTTCATCTTTCACAAACCCAGTCCATGCCCATATATCAGGGTCAATAGTAAATCTAGATTTAAATGTAGCCTTTGGGTTTGCATATTGCGCCCAATTATCAGATAATATTCTAAGCTCTTGAACATGCGCAGCAGCAATTTTAGGGGTATATCCAGATTTCTTAAATCCGAGAGCATCATCGAAAACGTGCTTAAATACCTTATCGCTACTATAAAAAGGGCATCTTCCTACGTTATCATCTGGAGTACCAGATGCATTAGTATTTGATGGGTCGTTCTTAAAAGGTTTGGCACCATTGCAAGGAGGGAAGGGCCTACCAGCAAGAGGAGTACTCCAGTTGCTAGCCGCATCTAGTATACACATTGTTTTTAATGCGCCAACAGGCTTTACAGTTCCCACCCAATTATCCGGTATTGAGGGGTCTGCATTTTTATCAGCCAATGAAACGACATAACCTAAATCAGATATATATTCTTTTGTGCCAGAATCAGACTCTTTTACTTCTTTCACTACATAGTCGCGGACTGCCCCCTCCCAGAAAGAACAAGGTGCCACATGGGCCCTTAAATTAGCCATCTGTATATTCAAAGGATTCTGTGTTAAATCAGGAGAAGTAGGGACCGGTACAATATCACTCGGCTTTAGCCCGCTAAAAGACAAACCCGGCCATGTAACCGCAATTACTTTTGTTGCAGATAATGAAACATTATTTTCTTCTGCATCCTTGTATTGATAAGAAACGGTTAGTGTAACATTTCCTAATTTTTTTCCTAAAATTATAGGGGTAGCACTACTACTAGATGTAGTTTCTCCGTTACCAAAGACAGCGATGCTTTCATCAGATAATTTCCAGAGAAAAACCTCATTAATATTACCCGCTATCTGCTCTTGTACTGAAAGCATCACCTGACTATTAATAGCTAACCGCGTAAAGCCAGGCAATATAGTTAGATTTGACAAAACTAGACCCCCTTAGGTTCCTTCACCTCCCACCGCGCATTCCCGCTTATTTCATCTACGCGAACTAAAACAGTGCTACCATCGTCCTCCTTATACCCAATACATCTGCTCAATATAGTAGGCTCTTTATCTCCTAAAGCTTGAGTGGCAGATTTAAATTGAACATATTTATCTCCTGCCTTACCAGATATTTTCCACACCTTTTCATACCACTTCAATCTTAATTCAGAGATAAGACGTTTATCCAGCTTATTCCAAGGCAGGTCTTCCTCTGTTATGACCTGCCTATCCTTTGTCAGGACAATCCACCCTTTTTTTAAAACCATAAAACCCCCTTATTAACTGAAATCGTAGAAAATTCTATATGTAATGGTATTTGCAGAAGTCTCAGAAGCACCAAGTTTAATTCCTAGAAAAATAAAGTCTGAAACCAATCCGGTATTCCCAACTGCTTCTGAATCATCAGCAGAATTAACCACTGTAAGGTCTTTAACACTTGAATAAAGCTCCTCAGGAGGACCCGCATCAGGTCCTGTTTTTCTAGTCACCTCTGACAAATTGACAGCAGTAATCCCTGTCTCCCATTGGTGCCCAGCATCATTCGGGTTTCCAGCACCTACCGTCCCAAAGTGTACAAAAGTATCATTATCCCCGGCCTGATGATGTTGGAATCCACCGTCATTATTCAAACCGAATTTTAGAGAGTCCATTATTACCGCACCGGACATAATCTCAAATTGCACTACTTTTACAGGACTATCCGTACTAACAGTAACGTTTCCAAAGTTAGCAGTAGTTATACCAGCATCGTCAGATGTAGGAGCTATTGACCTGGCGTAAACAACCCAATAGTCTCTAGCTTGTATGGTATCAGAAGTCCAAGAAACAGTAAGGCCTTGAGAGCCCAAATCAACTGGAGTAAGACTAGTTAGGGCGGGGGCGGCGTCGTCGCCCCGCAAACTTCTAACAATAAAGTAAGCGGTTCCTACAGGGCCGCTAGGAGAAGAGCCGTGAGTCTGGCTTATGCCATTAGCAGTAAACTGAAATACCGCAGTATCAAAAGCACTATCCGTAAACTTTATCCTGTTTCCGTTTATTCCGTATGCATACCAAGTATCAGGATACAGTAGGTCTATAGGACCGCCATTGTCTGTGTTATCGTTATTTGACCAACTCATTTGTGGAACCAAACCAGCGCCGGCCCCCATAGTAACACCGTTAGTGGTATCAATAGTAATTGTGTATGTTCGAGTCGTATTTGACTTATATGTTCCGCCTATAGTAACAGTACCATCATAATCTCCAGAAGTTTTTGTCACCGACCCATAATTAGAATTCTTTGAAGCAATAATAGTATAAATATCATCAAATTGTCCATGATATGTACCACTAATTGTTACAACACCGCCGTAACCATTAGTAGCAGTAGTAGTATCAGTCTTAGAGGTGGCATCAAACCCAAGAACAGTTCTAGCTTCGCCTGCTGTAGGAACAACATCAACCGTAATACCGTTTCCTATAGGAGGTAAATATATCGCAAAGTGCCCCTCTTCCCATTCACACTTAGCATTTAATGCGTAATCATCATAGGGGGCGCTCCATAAAGAAGAAGAATCTTGTAGTTTTCTTTGTATATCTAACGCCACAAATCTAGGGTCCAAATCTGTACCTGAAGCTAAAACAAGAGTATGTTCCTCCCCTTCAATGGATATTCTCAAATTATCAGTACTTCCGGTTATAGTAAAGGCGTCAGTACCGGACTGATTTGTAGCTTTAACATATCCTGGGGTGCCCACAAGTGCAGAAGTATAGCCAGTAGTAGCGTTGACACTGTACTCATTCCAACGGCTAATAGCAATCATCTTATAAATCCCTCCAAACTACTCAGGTTTCATTTGAATCCTGAAGTTAAACTCATAGGGCACCATCTCGTTTCCCTCAAAATCTGATGCCTCAACTCGCACATTTATTAATTTGTTATAGTAATACATAGGAGCAACTGGTTGAATAGTACCTATTAAATATCTTGAATCTAAGTTAGACACAATGTAACCGTTTAAATCTTTTGAAAAAGTCTTGTGTGTTTTAAATTTAAAGACTTCTGTTATGCCGCTTGGATTTCTACCTAAATTATCCGAAGATACAATAGGAATAACCTCTTCATCGAATTCATATTTATTTTCTTTTAACACCTGAATGCTATATCCGGGGGATAACTTGTACGTTTTTTCACGAAATACTGAAAAGGACAGGCCCCTGCTATTTACAGCATGTACAGTTACTACTATATTCGGGCTTTGCACAAATAAATCAGGAGGCTGGTATGATAACCGATATCCATCCGTAATAGATACGTAGGAAAAAACTACTTCCTCATAATTATAGTAAAGCTTGGTTGCTGATATATCAATCCCATAAATAGGGTCTGTAATGTCAGCCTTTAAATACGTATTGTTATTAACTCGAATCTTGTCATTAATCTCTTCTATAAAAAAGTTATCAATAAGTATCGTATCGTTATTTACTGTTTCATAAGAATATATGGTATCCAAAATATTAGGAGAAATACTATAGTTATCAGTTCCTGATACAGTTATCGTATATTCCTTGCCCCATTCAAAACACTCATTGGTATAATAACTAAATGTATACCCATTACTAATGGGAGTAAATAAAACAAAGGAAGAGTCTACTTGGCAAACACCTTCTAATATTATAGGTTGCCCATCTACGGTTATAGTTAGACTGTCTAAATTTACCCCTGTATGATTATCCAATATATCAAATGTAATAGGAGAGCAAGGATTCTCAAAAAGTCCACCAGATACCGGTAAGGTATTTTCAATATACGGAGGCTCAACATCTGGGTCTGCGGTAATAATTCCGTATAATTGTCCTGTATTCTCTATTCTAAAAGAATAATCAAAATTAGTCGTATTTGCTAAAGGAGATGCTAAATCTTTACCTTGTACATGCACTAATACCGTTTCACCCTCTTGAAATGGGGAATCCTTAGTATAGGTATACCTTATATTATTATAAGGGGGAGTTTCTATTTCATATGAAATGGTACCCAATGTAGCGGTATCAACCCCATTCGTTATTACAGCATCGTCCCCAATAACTATATCAAGTTCGCCTAATAAAATACCGCCCAAATCGTCGCTCAAAAGAAAAGAAACTTGTGAATCTTTGGGAATTAAAATAGAGCCAGACGCTGGAGATAAATCTAAAACATTAAAAGGCTCTAAATCTAATTGGCTAATAGTAACTGTGGCTGTTTTTTTAATAGCCTTACTAGAGTCAGGGTCTTCATCCCACTTAGATATTATACAAGTAGAAGAAGCACTACTATTTATATCCCCTAAAGAATATTTATCAACAAGCACATTTGTGGGAAGTTTTAAAAAATTGGCATAACTTTGTATTTTTATTGCTCTCTCTACATTATATTCAAAATAATCTGAATCTATATTTCTTCCTCTACGAACGTAGCCACTTCTTGTTTTAAATTCTTTAAGTAGAAATTCAAAAAAATTAGAATACGAAAGTGACTTTAATTCAAAAGAGCTCAAACTAAATGAATCTATCTTTAAAAAAGAGCTTCTACCTTCAAATGGTAATAAAAAATAGTCTACACTAACGGAACTGGGTACTCCTTTAAATTTAACACTATAAACAAGCCCTGTATACGAAGATACGAAATAATCCCTAGATACAGGTACATAGGCCGAAGTAATACACTCTCTAGCTAGTCCCCCTAATTGAAAAACTCTTATGGTTCTTGTACTATCCCCCATATCATATTATTCGCTCACTGTTGCAGTAATTGTACTTGGAGAGACGCTGCTGCCGACCGTAAATACCGGATAAGCAGGCGAGCCCCCACCAACAGGCTGATTAGCAACCCCATCTGAATCTGTCAATCTTGTCGCGGGGGCTATAGAGCCGTCCCCATCAGTAACAGAAAAGCTTATAGTCTTACCAGACAAAGGTACACCCCAGGCATTGCACACGCTGGCAATTACATTAGTACCAGTACCTGTCCCGGCCGCTAATGTGGGGTCCTCGGCGTTAACGTTAATAAACGCTACCAATCTATCATCTGCGTTATATTGGTACAAACTACCGTCAGTCCCTATTAAATAGATAGTATTAAAATCATTTTGATTTATAAATATTGGTAAAGATTTTGTTAAAGTAAACGCAGATAACTCTGTTTCGTCCAACAATAATTCTCTTTCATTTTGTGATGAAAGCAACCCAGAGGTAGTAACGGTCCTTATAGACAATTGAGATAAATCTGAATCGTAATATGTGTATAAAATAGCCCTCTCAGAAGCAACCAATGATTCCCCAGAAGAAATATCTATATTAAAGGCCCCCGTAGACATGTTGTACACGTCTCGTACTGGAATCTCTCCTGTTGTATCTAATATACCGGTTTCTCCATCTGAAGAAATTAGAGTATCATCAAAATTAAATCTCATAAGCTTGTCTTCAATTTTAACGAAAACATAATCATTATCAGTACAAATACCAACAACGCCGCCTATAAAGTCATTATATGTTTTTACTTCATTATTATCATTAAATCCAAGCCCATTAATAACATCCAAAACAGTAACCACATCATTTGTAATCTCTCCCAATGAATTCATTCTGTGGATAGAAAATGAAGGGAAATTTGCGTAGTACCCGGCTCCTGAAGTAACTACAAAGTAGTCTGAAGAAACATTTATCGGCGCAGTAGCAGCACCATATATCTGTACCTTAACATCATCTGTAGTAATAGTAGTACCGGGATTAATGTGCTCAGTTGCTAAGGTGCTTATACTTCTTCTAAGGTTAACAGTACCAGCGGCATCAATTCGCTCAAGTTCATACAAATGAGTATCAAAAGTAATCGTCTGTCCAACAGATGCCCCACTACTAGACTCATCAATCAAAAATTTTAATTTTGAATTTGTAAAATTTGTACCAGCAGTAGCAGTTCCTAAGCTACCATCAACCCCACCAACAACGGTCCAACTTCCGCTACCATTAGAGGTTAAAGTCCATGACTGGACCCCAGATGCTACTGCATATTGTGGCTCTAAGTTCTTAAGCTCGGTGTTATCCGCATTATTCTGTATAGAACTAGCGTACAAAGTATAATACACCGCATCAGTGCTTGTAATATGTGTACTAACCCCCTCAGCAGCAATGACATTATTGTTAACATCTACCGCTCTTAACTCAAATCTACCTGTACCAGAAGCAGGTATATCCCCTAAATCGGCCCACTCTAATTCTACTATAAAATCACCAGTCAATGTAAAATTACTAGTAAGCATCCCCTCGCCAGAACTAACGTTAAACAATAATAAGTCGTCCACAGTTCGAATAAAATTCGGACGCGATTCACTTTCTTCCCATCTAGATGTATTAAAACTAGTAGTGCCAGATATTGTAGTCCAATCATCGTTAAAAGAAAGAACACTCTCTGTTAACCCACCAGCATCATTATACTTCAAAATATAGAATACATCATTTCCCTCGCTATAACATACATCCAAAGTACCTTCCGGGAGCGCTCTAGTAATTCCTTCAGACCCATCTGTTTCACCGGGGTCAGCACTACCTAAAAACCAAAATTTCATTCTAGGGGAAAGTATAGACGGCAATAAAACCACCTCAGTAATCATTTCAGCTGAGGATATTACAGTAGTATCTATCTTAGATATTCTGATATAATTAAACTCTTTACTTGTAGTAACGGGAGGGTTAGCCCCATTATTAAAAGTAGCTACATATTTATAAACATTAGAGGTGTTAATATATGTGACCGCGTACGTAGCTGACACGGCGGTATAAGTTACATTATCATAGCTAATCTCTATCTTTATATTGCTAGTACTCCAGTTTCCTTTTGTATAAAAATGAATAACAGATGTAGATACAGGAAAAGGAGTATTTGTATACCCCACCACAACTTTTTTAGTACTTGATGGCCAACTCACCCCAACAAACCCTAATTCACTATCTATTAAATGTGGCAGATTACCACTAGAACTATCCGTTACATATCTAGCATAATTAATACGAGGATTCGTATAATTACAGTATACAATCTGGTTGCTATTATGTAGCATTTTATCAATACCAAATTGACCCCCAGCCACCCAGTTAACTAGGTCTATACCAACATCTGTTCTTTGCATTTTACCCTGTTCAACAATGGTCGGCATTATTCAATCCTCTTAACCAGTTTGTTTACTGCGAATCTTCTATCAACACCATTAATATTTACTCTTACGGTTTCCAATCTAATCCCATCTCCTGTGCTATAAAGTTCAAATACTATGTTCTGGTTTCTTGATGCAAATGGAAAGCAATTATAAGGAGACACCATAATTATTTCAGGCGGGCTACTTGGTTTAGTCATAAATAAATAATTATGTATAGATTTATTTCCCATATTATCTTCCACGGAAAGATAAATAGACATATCTTGCATATTTTTAAAAGGAATAGCGGGGGTAAACGATACATGGTATACCTCCGACTCATTATCAACTACAGGAGAAACCTTTATATTATTAATATAAAGCTCTAATGTATCAATATCTGTACCAGACCCCTCATCATAAATATCAAAACTTATTTCAGCATCTAGAGGCACATCAACCTCATTCTTATCCGGATAAAAGTTATAAACTACTGGGGCCTTATAATCCTCAATAATATCAAAATAATATGGAATCTCTATAAAATTTGGAATAGCTGCTTGGTCGAAAAAAGATATTGCAACAAAAACTCTACTTCCAAATTCAAATAACCCGGGGGGATTGTACAGTATTTCTAAGTACTGATTGGCTACATAATTAATTATACAATCACCAGTAACTACTTGTTCATTTACAGTAAGCTTAACCGTTTGAATATTTATATTAGTACCAGGAATATCTTTTATTTTAGCATAAATATTTGTATTTCTTGGTACCTTTATCGCTAAAGGCTCCGGTACAAAAGAAATTGAAAAATCATACTGCAATACAGTGGTTTCAGTATCAATATCCCCAAACATTCTTACTAATGCTTTATCTGTTTTTGTTTCACCAAGTTGGTTAATTAGCACCAGCCCTTCAACCGTAGAAGTATACAAAATAAGACATTCAGCTGTTATATCCTCAAAAGATTGAGAAAGTATTTTTGGGGCAGCTCTAACTATCGGGTGAAACTCAGGAGCAGTGCCTCCTCCCCCAACTATCTCGTTATAATCTTCCCCCCAGAAGGCCCAGTCTATATCCCGATTCCCATTATGCATATCTCTATAATCATTCTCGGGTGTACCATTATTATAGGTAGCTTGTACAGAAGGAAACCCAAAATTCTTGTATAAAACTATATTAGACTGGCCGTTTATACTTCCTATTTGTCTAAATAAAGCTCTATCGGCAAGCCCAGAAAGTTGTTTTACTAAAACTCTATCCGAAGAAGATAAATACTGATATACGTAACTAAACCCCACAGTATTATTTGATACAGCGGTTACATTAAACTTAACTATATCTTGAGCGGGCCCCGCTTTATATTTAAATCGTACAAATCCATCATCATTTGTTTCTTTTTGTGTGGAGTTTGCTTGGTCCTGCGGGTCAGAACTACTAAAAGTTAAAAACACTCCCTCACCGCCTGCTAATGCTACAGCGTCTATATTCACAATTTCTCCGGCAAGAGGAAATCCATACTGGTCAACTACATGTACGTCAATAAAAGTAGTATCATACTCATTCGCTATAATGGCCTGAAGATGTGGTCTAACAGAAATAGAAGCTACATTTTGTGGAACATTCGTCTTTATATAATTATAACTTCCATAATTATGAATAAGCATATTATCAAAATCAGCTACCTGATTTTGAAGTCTATATATAAAAGAATCAGAAATGCTTAAATCATATATTGGTAATGCTGGATTTTTGTTCGTATCTACATTATCTAAAATAACTGAATCAGTATAAGTCAAAGAATCTGGATGCAAGTATAATAATTGGTTCCCTTTAGTAAATAAAATTCTATTCAATTCTGGGGAAAATACTGCACCAGTTACATCTTTATAGATAATACCAGTAAATACAGAACTAATAGCACCATCAATGGCACGAATTTTAAAAAGGCATCCTTGCCCGTCATCAACTCGATAGTTATAATCATTGAATAAATAAATATAGGTATGATAAATAATGTTGGTACCAGAGTTATAATCGTATGTAACAGGGTAACGAAGATTTATCCTATACCCGTTCTTATCTGAATCGAATGCGCCTATAGAAACGATTTCATTTTCCTCAACTTTTCCATAATTATATGAGGACTCACTCGGTCCTATCACTATTCTAGAATTTGGCACTAATCTCACTATATCGGGGAAATAAATAGAGGACGAACCTGGTTCTATTGGAAAAGAGGTTACAGAGCGGTGATACTCCACTGCTATAGAGGACGATTTATAATTTTGTCCACTTCTTGATACATATCTAAACACATCCGGCCTAATGTCTCCAGTAGGAGTTTTTGTAGTACTAAATCTTAAAATGGCATCCTTTAAATTAAACCGACGAATAGTAAGAGCAGTGGTAATGTTCTGCGAATCCACCTCAGATTCTAATGTCCATAGGCTAGCGTTCCCTTGAACTATTCCCGCCTCAAACGCGCCCCCTGTAAACTTTAATGAAGTAACTTCTCTAGTAAGGTCATTTATAAGGTCATTACTTATAATAGGAAAAGTAGTTACAATAGAACCTGTAGAGTTTTTTCTAATTAATCTAGAAGTTTGATGGTCTATATTATAAAAGTCACTTCCATCAAAAGCAAAGTTAGGGTAACCAAACTGCACATTTGGGCTTGGAATCATTAACTTACTATTTGTTTAACGGATGCAGCTATAGTTACGTCAGTATTATTATTTCCAGCCTGATAAATTATAGAGGCTTGCCCGTTAACGTCTGTTTGTAATACATCCGTAATAGTCCCGTTATATGTAAGTGGACCTCCTCCTCCTTCTGGATAGTAAATAAAAAATCCACCTTGCCCTGATACACCCCCTGTAGCATCATTCTCAGTTAGATTCACAAATACCCCCGATACCGGTTGATTAAACTGGTCTCGTACTGTTATTGTTATCGTTGTTGTATCTATATTGTCCGCAGCTATTATTTGTGGAACCGGGCGTAAGCTAATAGACTTCACTAAAGGAAATAAAGGAGTTACAACATAATTACAAGTTGTAAAGTTTTCTAATGCACCATTAAAAACCTGTTGAGTCTGAAGTCTAAATAAGGAGCCAGAATAAGAAACACAAGCATCATAAATGGGTATTACTGTTATTGAATCCACACTAATATTATCAAGGGTCATCGTTTTAACGATTCTTAAATCCTCTTGATTAGGTTCTAAAAACGAAGCATTTGATTGTTTAGTAAATATTACTTTTCTATCTCTTTGAGAGAAAACAGCACTTGATACGCTACCATACTCAACCCCTTCTACACTCTTTACTATACCGCCTAAATCATTTAATAAATATAATGTACCATTATTATAACTACTAAATAGAAATATATTCTTATAGAAGCGTACAGGGGTACCTTCGGGGTAGCTTCGACTCAAAGGGGTAGCAATTTTAACATCAACGTACCGTAATGGATTACCAGCATATGTAGCTACATAATGTTGGGGAACATCACTAACAGTTGCCGTTTCAAAGTACCCGTCGTCGTCGGGACCAATGATAATCTTAACAGATGTATCTATTATCTCTGTATCATCGTCATATTTAAACTGCTGTAAAAGCGTTTGCTGTGACTTACTCATGCCAATGTCTGGGTCGGTCTTTAAGGGGGCCGAATCAGCATATCCGTTTTCTCCTTTGAACTGCTTCGTGCCATGAAGATTGTCCGTTAAATCATCATACATTCTTATGTATGTATTTCCTGAATTATTGGCATTATTAGCCGAACCACCTGTTTGTGGCATGAAAGAATCTTTATCTAATAGCTTTGTTTCATAACATTCAATAGCCATACTCTCTATGCTAGACCAATTTATAGAATTATTATTCGTTTTAGTTATAGTCAAAGGAGTCACAGCTACAACAGCAGTATTAACACCAGAAGATTTACATATATAGTTATCAACTACTAACCTTCTTATTACAATACCGGTATTACCAGCCTGCCCTTCTAATGTCCAAAAACAAGCTCCATTTATAGAATTCTGTCGGTCGAGCCCCTCATAATGAATAGACTTTACTTCCTGGGTCATAACAGCAGCAACAGGAAAAGTAAAGGCCACATTACCATCATCGGTTTTTTGAACGATAGAATTTGTGGTATTATTATAGTAATAAAAATAGATACCATCAAATGTAAAATTCTTATCTGATGCATCTATCTTTAAATTTTTATGGTCAGTAGTTGGCATGCTTATTCCTCTTCTATCTGCTCTAATACATAGGGTACTTTATATGAAATTTCATATCTAAAAGGATTGCCGACTATAGAAGTAGGAACCACCTCGATTCCATCAACAAAAAGTTTTATAGTATCAACATCAATTCCTTTGGCCGGTAAAAAATCCTCAATCGTTACGAAAATACGTTGATGTATATTAACGTTCTCCTCATTAGAAGCAGGAACAGTAGAAGTCACTAGTGGAGGATAAATATCCTCCATCATTTCGTAAGTACCACCTTCGCTCCAATCTATGCGAGAAGCAATCTCATTTACAGCTGAAACAATTAAGGCATCTACTGTAGTTTCCTCATTCGAAACTACGTCTTTCCAAATACTAGGAACAGGATTCCCCTCTGTATCAACTGCATCTGCAACTGCGATATGTAGTTCCCAAAATAAATCATCAGACCCTTTTTTACTAAACTTAGTCCCTGTCTCCCCATACGGTTTTATAACTTTATCTATAGAAACTGTAAACTTTTTTGGGTTAGCTGGGTATAAGGAATTTGTAACTAAAAACGTCGCCATATTAGAGACTAAAGTCTATCTGTGCAACCACACTAGCAATAGCCTTGGTTAAGAGAGTATCTACGTCGGACGTTGGGCTAGTAGGAACAGAGTCTGGGTCCGACTCAACAAGAGTTTGAACCTTAGACCCACTAGCTAAAACAACAGATACAGCAGGAGTAACCGTTAAACTAGATGTACCACCACCAGCGGTTATAACAAAGTTTTGTCTATTCCCATTAGCAGCAACAACTACTATTGCGGAACCGTCATCAAATCCAGTACCATCAGAAATAGTTAAAGAAGTACCGGAAGAAAAGTTTCCAGTTAACTTAGCTGTTACGATGCTATCTGATAAAAGAGCTAAAGCCCGGCTTTCAAAAGGAATATCAAATCCTACCAAAGCTGCAAATCCAGTAGCAGTAGTTCCGTCAGTAATTTCAACCGAACTTCTTCCAGTCCCAGTATAAGTGTTAGAGATAGTTCCTGATTTTATTTCTATTTTTCCATTTAAATAATCAGAAGAAGAGTTCTTAAAACTAAGATTTCCCGCTTCAAGCCCTCCTACTTCAGCGAGGCTTCTTATCTCATCTTCTATAGCTGTGGCTATAGAATTTCCAGTATAGATTCCCGGTGGTATAGTTATCTCTCGACTTAAAGACCCATCAATGGATACATTTAAATAATTAGTTCCAGAAACAACCGCAAATGGGGTAGATGCCAACCCAGATGATTTAGAAAATCCATTTAATGTATATGATACTAATTCGTCATCAATAGAGGCCTCACTAGCATCCAGCGCGCTAGTAGTAACCGTTAAAAACCATCTTTCGTCGCCCTCGCTGAGAGAATCAACAATGGATTTCAAGTCTACTGAAACCGTCTTTGTATTGTCTGGATAGTTCACACTATCAACAACTGTTAATGAAGTAGCCATTTTTTATAATCCTCTCGTATTATGTTTCAAAAAATCTTGTACCCGTTTGAACAAAATGTGGGCAATTATCATCCATACACATCCAACCAATACCACCGCCGCCTCTAGACTTTGTTATCATTTTACCGTCTGTATAAGGGTGGGTATCGTACACCGCATCACCAAACATAGTATACTCATCTGAGTAAGTAACTACTCCACTTTCTCTTCCGCCATAAGGAAATTTTTTAGAATTTCCTACATTACTTAAAGTACCGGATGCCACAGCACCAGTATCAACATCCCACCCATCATAAAAATCAAATGAAAACGGGCATAACTTATAGCAATGCCCTGTAAAAGGGGTTATAGAAACTGTAACATTATTGTCGCAACTTCTATCTATCAATACTCATCCACCTCTGCTTTATAAAAAATATTCTTATAATGCTCTGTTTCATTGTGACCTTCAAGAGAAATTTTAATAAATCCACGCTTTCTTATTTTACCAAATAAATCAAAATTAACGTTCTTTAATATGGCTTCCTTAAAGTAAACATAATAAGTACCGTCATAACGAGCGCCATTCCAAAAAAATCGTACAGTGTAGAAGGAATCTATAGCATTTTTTCCGGAATAATATTCCGTAAAATCTAAATTAATATTGTCCTGCGGTAATAACTGATAGGAATCTTTTATACCTGGCCCACTAAAATTTGCACCACGTAGCTCTATATCACCATTTTCTCTAATCTTATAAAATTCCCAATTTAAAATTATGTAAGACATACCTATCCTTAACCTGCGGCTGTATATATCGGGCTATATTCTATATTTACCTGTGCTTCACAAACTGTTCCATCTTTCTTTAAGAGAGTAGAATTACCAAATTTTTCTACAAATCCTTGAGTAACTTCCTTAGCCCTTCCTAAACTAAGTGCCCCCGCAGATACCTCGGCGCTTTTAGTCGTAAGGGTACTGTTATATAATGTAACGCCTGCTTCCGCTTGGCTTATTCCCTCGCCATAAAACTGACCAGTAGGCATTCCATTAATCATAACAATAGTTGGACTATTAGAAATAGGAGTTGAAATAACTTTTGTATTTCCAGTCATCATATAGAAATCACTACTAGGATAAGTAGTAAGAGACCAGCTTTCCTGCCCTACACCCTGAATATCTTTAGAGTAAGAGTAAGAAGTAACGAAAAATGTTCTATTATTTAATGTATACCCAGAAGCCCCACCAACCGGGCAAAATCCAGGAGTAAACGATACTGATACACTTAGTTGAGAATCAGTACAGTTAGGAGTACTCATATCTGTAAACTCAGTTGTTCCTGCGCCCCCATAAATAGAAATACTAACCGTTTCGCTACCAGTGCTTTCAACTGCAAATAAGCTATCACTTCCTAATTGGTACAAAGGAGAAAATCCTTTACCCTCTTGCCATGAAAAAGAGATTATACCATCAGACAATCCATCAAAAGAAACAACACTTGATTGTCCAATAATAAATGGCATTAATTTATTCCTCTCTCGGCTTCTACTTTTTTATCATATTCTTCTAAGATTTGTTTAAAGGCATCAGTACCAAAAACGCAATTAGATACATCGCAAGGAGACTGCTCTTCGACAACACAACACTGCCTATAAACAGCATCTAAACAAGTATGATTAGCAACAGTACAAAATACAGGAAGCCTTCCATGTACTTTAATTTTATCACTTTTAATTTCTTCATCGGTACTTTGTTTGTAAAACATACCTATCTTTTTTTGTGGCTCTACTTTTTTAGATTTTTCAAGAGCCAGTGCTTGCATTTTTTCTCGTCGGGCTCTACAGGGTTGGCACGCCATATCTTAATATCCTTTAAAAGCTTATCGCTTGTATAGTTACTTGGTGCTGATAAATTGGGTCCGAACAATCCATTGCAGATAGCGGTAAATTAGTTATTATACTAACCTGGTGTGCTACAATAAATCCTTGAAAAGTTCTATTATTTATATCTAAAGTTATTGGGTAAGTACCTGGTAACGAGGGGCTTGTACTAAAAGCCACAAGAGAAATATTAGCTATCCCGGAAGCCTCAATATTTATTGAAACAGATTCACAATCTATAATTGGGGTAGCTATACAAGGCATTTACAAAATCATCTCGCTATCACAATTATCCGGTGAAGCTACATCATCGCTATCACAGAAAATAGAGGAACGTTGCTCTGTACTTGTAAAATCTAATAAACCGTCTTGAGTTATTATACTTTTCGATTGGTAGCTAATATTAGCAAAAGGACCGTTCTCTGTAACTGGTGGGTCTTTAATGGCCTGCATCGAATCAGAGCCCTTTAGTTCCGTTATAGTACAATAATTTCTTGTTATTGTTTTTGACACACCAAAAGACTGCATAAGATATTTTGTATCTTCTGTTAATTGAAGTCCAGCACTCCTTAATTTACTAACTTCAGTATCAACAAAAGTTGCCATAAAATATTAATCCCCACAATTATCTAATGTTAATGGTTTAATATTATCGTCTTCAAATATATAGGTTATACTAACAGTAGCAGGGGACGGTGGGTCGATAGTTAAATTAAAGGACTGTGGGTACGCTTTATAAAGAGTTCCTTCAATGGTTATACCAACTGGAACGTCTATAGTACCATCATGCGTGTTAAAATTATATATTTCATGAATACCTGTAAAATCTACTCTTTTAAAAAAATAAGCATTTAGAATACTAGCCTTACTCTGCAACCCAGAAGAAATGTCAGCACTAACTGCATCTACAGGGCCACCAAGACTATTATACCCCCACAGACTAACCGTACCAGCGTTTGGTAAAAGATTTATATTACTTCCAACAGAAGCATTGCCGAAATCTTCAGGACATTTTACTGTTACCGCAGCATTAATTTGTGGAATAAATAAAAGAGAGGAATCGTTACCAGGTATAGTAATGTTACTTCCACTCCACTCCCCACATTTTCTTTTCATCAGCCAATTAATAGATGCTTCTATAGAAAATGGGCCACACGCAATTCCTAAATAAGGCCCATTCGTACTACTATCAAAACTAAACCCAGTTATTTGAATAGTTCCAACACTTTCAGAAATATTTGTAGCGGGCTGTACACTTATACTTCGTACACCAGAAGCCGGGGGTGAAAAAGTTAAAGAATTCGCTAATTTACAACAAACTGTAGCCATGATGTTCGTCCATTAAAGTAATAATCTGAAATTGTTACATTGTTTATATAACATATTAAGTTTCTTCTTCTGAAATAGGAGCGTATGTACCATATGCAGGACCGCCCTCTTTCATTTCTGCATGTTTATGCACTGGAAGGCCCATAATAGTTGCAGACCCAGTTGCCCCATTAGAATTACTAGTTAAAATTATTTCATTCCATTGTGTTCCAATTCCTTTGTGTCTATACCAAACCCCATCCGTAGCTGGAAAATCACTATCCTTAGTTTCTATAACAGAACCCTGTGGACCGTCTATTATTGTACCATAATTTGAATTTAATACAGACCACGTATAAGCAGTACCCTCTCTAGCATCTTCTGCCGGAGGAGCGCATACAGTAGCATCGGAACATCTAAAATTTAACTCTTCATCCGGGGACAGCATTATAAATGCTGGAACGATTCTTATCGAACCAGAGCCAGAGCCGGTAGAAGAAACACTACCAGAACCACCAGAAGTTTGCTTAAAAGCTCCTCTATCGAAAAATGAATGCTTTGCTTTCGTATTCATATTTGAGGACCCTGCTGGAATTCCAAAAGTATCAGATAAAAAGCTAAAAAACCCACTTCCACTTACTACAGACTTAGACATATCTAATTTTTTTATACTAGACTCCTTAACAAACATCTTCTTAGATTTTTTTGAAACTTTTCTAGAAGTAGGTGCCTTAATACTAGAAGAAGAAAATCCAGACGAATGTATACCTCCTGAACTATCCCACCTTCCGCCTGCTCTAATTACACTATTCGCAGCTTGTTGGTATCTTCCTAGTAATGATTTTTGTTCAACTCCTGTTATAACTGCAAAAACTCCCATACCATTTTCTACTACAGTTCTTCTAGTATAAGTTCTTTCTTGAATAATATGTAAAATATCCACTGCCTGAACTTCAACTACATAAGTAGAAGCCAGCATAAAATCTCTACGAATTGTAACATTTTTTACAATACCTTTAAATAGGGGTACCCAACCAGTCTCCCCTTTTAACATACCATAAATCGCAAAAGATGATTTATTATTAAATTTCTCATTAAATGGAACAGATGGTGTATTTTGTGGTTGTACCGCTCCAAGCTCCGACGCACGCATACGTATCGTAGCGGATGCAGTTGATACTACATTTCCTCGTTGCTTGCTAATATTAAAAGCCTTCACCTGTGGAGTTTCAAAAGAATTGCCAACCCCAGCAGCATCATTGAAAGTTATTTTAAATCTTAAATCTTCAAAAATATTAGCTACTAATTTAAAGGACATTTACTATCTCCTTAGACTTCAACAGGATTGTTATAAATCTGGACCGTTACTCTATCCCCTGCCTCTAATTCATCTCTAACTGAGGAGATACAGCCGTAAGAGCCCATACCATCCACTTTGACTGTATACAAAGCCCCACCACCGGCTACAGAGGTAACTGTACCGCTTCTAGATACTTGCTCTGTTCTTCTCTCATATATTTCAGTACCCCACGACCCCACCCCAACTATTTTCTTACCAGTTGTAATTGTAACCTGGAAAGACGACTCATCTTGCATAGAATAATTTATACTATTTATAATTTCATTACTATTATCGTATTTAGCTCCTAAGTATGGCTGTTCTCCCTTAAGTATCTGCCCACTGAATATATACTGAGACTGTGTTTCTATTTCTTCTTCATTATATAATTTAAAAATAAAGTCTCTAACTGCTATAATGTCTTCATCAGACGCAGTAGGATTTATATCACCCGGAGTACACTGCCCCCCTGTTGTTTCCGATAAGTCACTACCAACTACCTTTCCCCCGCTTATAAATGGCAAAGATACATCTATTACTCTAGAGGCCCCAGAATTTTGTAATTGCATACTAGGAGTATGTTGTAAATCCTGTTTGATAGTTGGGTCAGAATCTACTAAGTCCTTTTCATGATTTATATAGCTACTTCTTGCAAGTCCTGCTGGGAGGGGGAAATCATTTCTAAATCTATAATATACAGGAGCAGGAGCATCCTGTATAACTACAGGAGTCATCATAATAAACTCACCATTTCTTAATACGTTCGCTATTTCAACCGCTCTACCTAGGGGGGAATAAACATTAACTGATGGTAAATTTACAGATATGTTTAACCAAGCTGTATTTGCTATATACCCTAGCCCTCCTCCTGAAGGAAGGTAAGGAAACCCAGGAATACTAATATCAGAAGGCCATACAGGGTCACCACCGGGTCTTGCAAGATTTTTATATAAATCAATATATATAGTTTCGTTAGCGGGAGGCCCCACTCTCCAACTATATTCAGACCCCTCACTAAGTTCAAATATACTAAGTTCTTCATCAGCAAATTCAAAAAAATTACCAGAAATGCTTTGATAAATTCTAGATACACGCTGTCCTATGAGGAAAAAATTCGACACATTCTCAAAAACATAAACATGTTCCCCGTATACATTTTTTCGTAAAAGTAAAGATTGTAAAGAAACAGATGTCGTGCCTCCTGGCCTAGTCGGTATAGTTTTACTATTTATATTTAGTGCTAAAGTCTGAAAAGCATTATTGTCGCCGCCACCCGCATTTGCTGATGCAAGGTCAGAACCAGTTATAGGTATAGAAATAACAGAATTATTTGATAATTCAATTTTAGCGTCCGGGTCATAACCATTCTTTAACTTTTCTTTTACATCTGTTTTCCACGCCAATAATGATTCAAAGCACTGCGGATGATAGGCATTTAATAAATTATTCTTATATGTGTCATCCCATGATGGTTCTTGATAAACAATAGAAGCGTATCTATTAATTATTTTCTTATACCTATCGAAAATATTACTACTTTCTGCTGGATACCCATCGGAGCCAGGAAATCCTTGATTACCCCCGGAACCCGAATGAACGGCTTGGGTAACAATACCATTCCCAACCTCCAATAAATTCACTGCTTTACCGGTTCTAATTATTCTTTTAGGGGGACGGTCATAGCCTCTTATAACAACTAATTCAATAGTTTGGTCCGCTATTTTTGTGCTGCTTTTAGCAATTAACCCAACATCGCCTTGGGGAGAAGTCCAAGAGGACTCCCCTATCCTAACGAATCTGGGTATTCCGTCTGTATCGGCGTATAACTCTACTAAAACTTGGTCAATCATGCTCTCCGCTAAAGAGAGCCTAATAGCTTCTTGAGCAGACATATTTCTTATATCATAACCGTTAACCACCCCTCTAGTAAGAATTCCCTCCTCCTTATAAGGTATACCAAACTTATCAAGTACATCCCTTGCCACTATCTTAGTATCAGTTAAATCAGAAGGGTCTCTAACACCAGCAGGTAAAAATACAGCCGAGTTAGTACCAGTATGACTATCCTCATAATCTAAAACAGTTGAATTTCCTGGGTATATTATTCTCATATACTATGCCTTTAATTACGGAGGTGGAGAAGGCTTATAATTATTCGCGCGGGCTGCGGCAAGCGCAGCTTCTGCCTTTCTATCTGCGGACGCGGCGGTGGCGTTCGCGGCATTAGCAACCCCCGTAACCGCCCTAACTCTATCCGCGACGGCAGATATTTTATTAGTAGCATCATTAGCAATTTGAACGGCCGATGCAACCTGTTCTTTTATATTTGGCATCTCAAGTTTTTGTATCACACTCTCAGTGATAGAGGAAATAAGTATTTCGTCAGCACCAGCTGCGCTTGCAGTATTACTTTTTTTGCTCTCATCACCAGATATTTGTAAGGACCCCGCCTTAATAGCAGGAGTAGTTATTTCAGTTTGAACTATAATTTTAGAAACAGTTAGCTCTGGTGCTTGCGCCTTCTTTCCATCAGCAGTTGTAGCTCCTTCAGCTTCCTTATCAGTTGAAGTTTTACCATCTAGGCCGGCTGCCTTAACACCAAGTAAATCAGCCAACGGCTTAGCAGCCTCACTATCTAACCCGTGCTGGGTAAACTTAGCAAAATTTTCCGCTGAAATTTCTTTACCACCGAGAAATGCTTTCTGTCCTCCGCCAGAGTATTTAAAAGTACCACCAAGTTGTTCAAATGTTTTATCCAAACCAAACGCTTTAACAGTGTCTATATTCTTTGTATAATCATCCTTTGCTTTACCAGTCGTACCTGCTGCAAAGGCGGCTATAACCCCATTATTTGCCAAATTAGTACCAGTTACTGTGTCACCAAATGCTGAGGTAGGGGAAATACCAGATGGACCCACACTACGCACCAAAGCCTGCACACTAGGCTGTAATGCGGTACTGTTGGCCACAGAAGTGGCTAAAGCGCCTTTCATACCAAATGGGTCAATTGGAGTAGGAAGCTTTGTGCCATCTGATTGCAATAGACCAAATGTAGCCTGTCCTACTTTAGCTTTCTGAAAATCATTATTTCCATATATCTCTCCAAGGTTAAATCTATCTTCTACCATAATGTCGGAAGGAGTTCTGGTTACAAGTTGACCACTTCCCGACAACCCCAAACCAGCAAAAGGAGAATCTCCGCCTTCAGAGAGTTTACCCAAAGCGGCTAATTGACGATTACGTGTTTCTACGTCTACATTTCCTGTAAAATATGCATTCTCTGTTTCTTTAGATAGCTTCTTACTGGGTATATTTACCGTATACGCCATTTTATCAATTTCTGGGTCTCTACGAGCAACCGCACCGTATCGCTGCAAGCCATACGATGTACCATTAGCTTCATTCATAATACTTAGCGTATTATTAGCGCCCGTCGTGTTACTGAGCCCTATTGCTGGGCGGCGAGCTCTATCATTAGCTAACATTATATCTTCAAAATAACTACCAGTCTGTCTATTTCCAGAAAGTAAGCTAGCGTTAGCTGCACCAAATAAGTTAGCTCCTTGTGCGTCCTCCCTCACTGTATTTATAATAGAAGGAAAGGACATATCAGGACTTAACTTTTTAAGGGTTTCATCGCTTACATTTTTATTTCTTAACTCAAGAATAAGATTGTCAAAGAAATTATTTAATTTATTTCCTATCTGGTCTGGATTAAATCCTTCTGAGCTATATAACCCCTTTAGTGCTTCAAGTCCGCCACCGGTACCTTTTCTTGGGCCTCCTACTATAGAAGTACCATCCTTTATGGTGGACTTATCTGGTGAAGGAACCAAAGACATTGTAGACGTATCAAGAGATACCGCATCTGCCGCACTTTTTACTGCTTTATCAGCTTTTTCTTTTAGTCTTTCTTCTGGTTCAGGCTCTACATATCCTTCTCTTCGCTTTGTGTTAAGCTGTGTTTTAACTGCTTCTATAGTCTTAAGAAGATTTTTCATTGCTTCTTCATTTTCTACAGTAACTTCACCTGTTCTTACAGACTCCAATATAGGGCGAGCCATAGACGAAGTTGAAGTATCAAATTCGTGGGGCTGAAGTATGTTTCCCTTATATTCCCTTACTGTAGCACCGGGCGTAAGTCTTTGTAAATCTTTCAAAGTAGTAGCAATAGTATAAAGTTGTGATTTAAACCCATAAAACTTTCTATCTGATATATCCTGCAAAGTAACACCAGAAGACTCTGCTGCTTTTTCTAATTCTTTAAAAGCTTCTTGAACCTTTTTAAAGGTATCAAGTCCACTACCAGAAACGGGAGAAGGAATTAAAGGCATTATGTCACTACTATACCCGCTACTATACGGACTTGGCTTCGGTTCTGGAAAGTTTGGTGTACTAGGAAAATTAGTTAACGAGGCATTAAGTTTATTTTTATCATATTTATCTGTACCATAATTGCGCAATGTTTCACTATGTCCAGCAAAGGATTTCGCAAATTTTTCTCTAGCTGCAAAATTACTACTCAATGATGTCTCGTTATCTGGGTTATCTACACTTTTTAGAAAATTAGAAGTGTAACTATTAGCATAACTACTCATAGCACTGTCTCTGGCCTCTTTGAGCTCAACATCAGTAAAAGGACCAGATGATTCTCTATTTCTCCTAATTCTATCCAATTCTTTTGTAAACCTATCTCGTATATCTTTAAACCCTCTTTGAACCTGTTTGTCATCAATAGCGGTTTCTTTTTTATTGTCAGAAAAAGCCTCGTTAAACTTCTCCCATTTTACAAATATAGGTGATGGAGATATACTGTCTTTATATTTAGGCGGAGGGCCTAATATTTTATCCGACTCCAATAATTTATTAAATAGGTCTCTTGGAATACCTTTGCCTGACATAACATCAGGAGCCAAAGACACTATATCTTCGGATGCTTTCTTTTTCTTAAGAGCCTCTTCTAATCTTTTTTCTATATCCGGTCCAGTCTGGCCAGCATCTATAGATTCCTGTATAGTTTTTACTTCCTCATTCAACGCATTTCTTCTTCTATTTGCACCCCTAAAATAATAAGAGAGCGGACTAGTAAAATATTCAACAGAATCTCTTAAAGGGTTATCCTTATCTTTACTAGAAAACCGTTGATTAGTTATTTCACCCGCTGCTCCGAGTGCTAACCCACCGGCACCACCCCATGCTGCTCCTGTAGCAGCACCAGCAACTATACCGGGGGGCCCACCAGGTATACCGGCTAGTCCTCCAAGAAATCCTCCAATAAACATACCGGAAGAAGAAGGACGAAGAACGTTTGACGCAGTATTCGTTATATAACTAAGAGTTGGAACATCATCAGTACGTCTGCGCGGCCCCATGAAAGCATCATATGTTGCCATGGTTCTAGTACTTCCCGCCTGTCTACTGCCTCTATAGTCAGTATATACATCACTAGCTCCTACAGCAATCCCCATAGGAACTACAGCCTTACTAAGAGCACCGCCTGGTATATTCTTTGCAAGACCCCCTACTGAATCCGCCCCCGCACTCATATAACGGCCCATTCTTCTAAAAAATCCTAATTTAGGGGCCGCTTCTTCTAGCGGAGCAGCGGCTTCTCTCGCTATAGCAGCACCCGTTCTTCCTTCCCTTGCCGCTGCGGTATATACATTTTCAGGCCAATTTAAGTTAGGGTCAGGTTTAGGGAAGAATGCATCACGAACTTCCTCTAAATACCCATTCAACTTCGGTATACTCTCTCTTACTTTAGGGCCAACTGGATTAGTAGGGGTAGTAATTCCAGCTTCTGTGGGTACAAATTCCGGAAATTTGCTATAATCCCTGCCTTTTCGACTTACATAATAAGCCCTCTTCATTGCGTAGGCAGCTTCTGGAGTTATAACGTTTTTAACTTTAGCAGCAGCACGAGCAGCCTCGGCAGCGGCTCGGCGAGCACTGATTGTATTAAAATCTCCCATTAAGGGAACTGTTCTAGCAAGGTCATTTGTTAATCCTGCTGTTGTTACGTCTACCCCAGAACTAAAACTTGGCATAGTAAAAGCTTTAGAAGCTAAAGGATTGCTGCTGTTTACAGTAGAAGGAGGAAGCACGGGCCCCTTAATATCATATATACCATCTATAAGAGCCGATTCTGGACTAAGCATATCAGGAATATTAAAAGCGCTAGATGATGGGCTTGTACTAGAAGGCAAACTACCAGCTATCCCAATGCCAGCTGCCTTAACCCCTTCTGAGGCTATCTGGTAACCGGAGGTATTATAGTATCTTCCACCCGCCCCAGTATACATAGGCCCACCATTAGAGGCGAATATAGTTCCCACAGCTCCCGGCACGCCCGACGAAGCACCACCAGCAACACCCCCAGTAGTACCTCCTGAAGGTATTACCCCTCCTGCCATGCTATTATTAGCATTTTTAACTATTTGTTGCAAAATATCAACCATTCTATCTGTATTCGCAATAGCTACACTATCTGAACGCTGAAACAATGCATCTTCAGCTAAGATAAAGTTACTAAACAAATCCTTAAATGTGCCGCCTAGTTTTCCTGCGATAGCTTCGGCGTTAGTATTAGCTTTAGTTTTCTCTAACTCTAGTGTTAGACTCCTTATACCCCTGTCTATGGCTGACCCTTCTAGGTCTATCCCCGCAAACTCTGGTACATGGTTTTTCTCTCCAACTATTCTACCAGACCCCGCAAGCTCCGCATTAATATCATTAAGTAATGCTTTAGACCCAGGTACATTTAGCCTTACACCTTCAATAGCTACTTTTCTAGCTTCCTCGCCCACCGATTGTTGTCTTGCAAGCTCTTCTTGATTTTCCTTTAATCTTCTAGCCTCATCCGCAGCTTCTTTTGCTAAGGACGCATTTCTATCATCTATGATTGAAGGATGCTTCTTTTGTGTTCTTTCTACCTCTTGCTGAGAAGCAGTCAACCCAGCAGAACCAAAATATTTCTGTCCATTAGTACCATCTAACAGCTGACGGGGCTGAAGTCCCTGCGCGGTATCATAAGAAGCTTTGCTATATAAATTATCCTTATCAATCTTAAAGGTATCTAATTGTTTTCTTAATGATTCCAAAGATGAAATCATCTTTTGTATATCTAAGCCTTTAGATAGTGAATCCGCAAGAATTTTTAACTGGTCAGTCATATCCTCACGAGCAGATTGTATATCTCTAATAGTATTAGATAGTACATTTCTCTCGGCTTGTGAACGACCTTCTTTTGAGAATTGAACCAATTTATCCTTTAACCCTGTTAGCATGGTTCCTGATTCTTGAAGGGCCGAATTTAATATGTTAACTGAAAATACATCTTCCTGTCTAGAAGAAAAAAGTCTCTCCTCTGGAGATAAATCTTCCTTTCTTCTTCTCAAATCTATGCTTGGATTTACATTTTTAAACCCTGCTAATTCACCAACTCCAATTGAAGGGGTTGCCACGACTGTAGATAACTGATTAAATGTAGAGAGTATAGAATTAAACCCACCCTCTACAGCCCCCAACACAGCATCAATAGTGGCCTTTAAACCATCCAATATAGTTGTTAACCGGTCTCCCGAAGAAGCCAATTCACTTGCTTGTGCCTTAGTAGATGATATTATATTGTCAAGTATAGCCAAAGTAAGTTTTTCAAATTCCCCTAAATTAGCTCTAAACTTAATAGGGTCTGTAGTTTTATCACCACCTGGCGTTAATGCAGCTAAATCAGCCAATTTAGACTCTAAAGCATCCTTCATATTACGTCCTTGAGTAATCTCTAAAGGCGCTTCCTGTATTGTTCTGTCCCCAACCTCTCGTGTACGCTCTATGATTGCATCCCTAATAGCTAACTTAGTTTTTTCAGGGATACCACCAGATGTAAATACATTTGAAATTATAGAAGTTAGTGTGCTAAAATCTCCTTCTTTTGCTGCTTTATCAACAGCCTGAAATGTTTGTGGTAACTTGCTTTGTAAAGACTTAACTCTAGCATCTTTATCTTTTTCAGTAAATCCTTCTACAGTATTCTTAGCTATTATTTCTAATATTTCATTAGTACGAGCGGATTCAGTAAATATATCCTTATTAACTTCAATGCTCTTTAACGCAAGTTCTTTATTTTCGTATTGACCTAAATTTCCAGACTTAGCAGCAGCTCCTACCTCTTCTAATGATTTAGTATCAGGAGATATGCCGGCCTTCGTAAAATCTCTAATTATATTTTGTACAAGTAATTTACTTTTAACAGCATTCTGCCCTGCGGAAGAGAAGTCCGAGACAAGTGCCTTAGTTTCATTAAAAGTATCAACTAAAGATGTAATACCACCGCCCCCTTGAACTTGTCGCTCAAACGGAGATAGATTAATTCTTCTAGTTCCTAAATCAATAGGGGGCCTATTACGACCACCCGTCAAGTAATTTCGCTCATCAAATTCTTTAAACTGTAATAACTCTCTTCTTTCTCTTATTGAATCAGCTACATTATTTAATACATCCCCGAGACTTTGTATTTCTTGAGAAAACGTTATTATAGCAGAATTATTAGCGAGAGTCTCTTGTAGGTCTGTAACTGCTTTTCTAGAAGCACCAGATATCTTAACTAAATTGTCTACCTCTTCAGAGTCAAATTGAGAATTTCTACCTCCTTCTTTTGTTAGACCAAGAGCCTCTTTTCTACTTTTAAGGGTTTCCTGCTGTTTCCTAACTATATCTAAGAAATTTTCTCTTTTACCCCCGGCATCTTCTCCTCTGATGTTTATTAGATTATTACCAAAAGTTCTATAAAGTCTTAATTGAGGTTCAAGCTCTTTTTCAAGTCTAGCTCCTGTATTAATATCTCCTGGAAATGAAATACCAAATCCTGCACCAGTTGAAATTCTTCTCGCCTCTTTAACCGCAGCCTCGAATAATGTCTCTGTGTCTCTTGCCACATTAGAAAACATCATTACAAATTTAGATTGTGCATTATCAGCAACAGAAGACATGGCCTCATTAAATTGGTCCGTAGTAAAACTCTTTATCTCATTATCATTTCCTAGTGTTTGGAATCTATCCCCAATATATACAGCAAATTTAGCAGCTACTCTAAGTTTATCAGCTATCTCATCACTAAATGTAATAACGTCTCTATTAGAGGGGGCTGCTCTGCCTTCAGAAATACCTTTAGGAGTTAGTCCCGCTTCCATATATTTCTCGGCTATGCCTCTTCCTGAAGTAGTTCCCCTTGTAGGTATACCAAATTGAGAAAATACCAAAGCAGCTAAATTCTCTTTGGCTCGTGTATCTACCGCGTTTATTTTATCGTATGCAGAACCAGTTAAAGCCCCTTCTTTTGCAAGCTCTCTTCTAGAGAACTCTGTCAAAGCATTTTTATTAGCATCTGAGGAAAGTTTTGTAAGAACATCAGATGGAGCTAAATTCTTGGAAGCAGGAATTAAATTCTCATAAATTCTATTAAGAATAGTATCAACATCTGTTTGAGCTTCAGCTATTTTTGTCTGAAGTTCTCTCATTTCTGGGTCAACAGACTTATCTCCAGTTTTTCTCTTGTCCGTCAATACTTCCATTCTATTTGTATAATAATTTAAAGCATTTATAGGCTTAGTATCTATTTGTTTTTCTAGGTATCTCCCGCCCGCCCCGAAATGAGAAAGTAATTCTTTAAATCTTTGTCGCATAATATCCCAATTATTTGAAAGATTTCCTAGGTCATTTGCGAAGCCTTCCGCTATTTTAATTTTTGAAAAAGCAATAGCGGTATCCGAGAGAGACTTTACAAGGTCTAACTGGATGGATAATAAATTATTTGTTTTTAATATTGCATTTCCCTGCTTATCGTAACTATCTACTAAGTCTAGATTTATTCTTGCTACTTCATTTATAATTGATTGCTGCTCAATTAAAGCCTTCTTTCGTATAGCCAGTGGGGATTCAAAAGTACCTTCACTGATTTTACTCAAAGCCTCAGCAGTGCCTTCAGGTCCCGCCTTCTCAAGATTATAAGATTTTAAGAAAGCTTGACCAGTTTTAGCTAATCTAGCAGAGGCAGAAGCAGAACGAGATGAAGTATCCTCTTCCTTAAAGATAGAAAGATTTAATTTCTTTTCTGTACTTTCCCCTGTTAACCCAATCTTAAGTTTAGAATCTAATAAAGAGTCTATGTCATCTTTTAGATTTGAAAATGTCTTTTTAGCAGCATCACCAACGTCAGTAAATAGAAGGGCTAATGCAGCTACAGTGCCTCCTAGAAGCTTAGTATTAGAAGTTAACATAGGTATAACTTTTTCTAACCCAGTAGCAAGGCCTATTTTTAAATTAGAAAATAACTTTAAAGGACTAGCACCGCCTAGTAAATCTCCTGTCATCCCTTTAATTTCTTGTATCTTACCAAGAACAATTAACAAGGATGCAGCAGCCGCGGTGGCTATCTTAACAGAATTTGGTATCTCTGTAAAAATATGCACCATACCAGTCATAGTTGCTACAACAGCCTTGGCTACAGGAAGAAGAACATCACCAAATTTTATAGCAAGAGCGTCCGTTGATGCCTTTAATACTTCTACTTTCTTTGCATATGACTCCATAACCAATTGATTTTCTCTCATGGCGGAACCCTGAGAATTAGCGCTTATAGTAGTTGCACTTAAAGCAGTATCAAAGTTATGTAAAATTACCGCAAAGTCATTATAACGTCTAGTTCCTACTGTAGCTTCAACCACATTTAGCTTTTGTTCTGCTGAAAGAGAGTCAAAAACAGTAGATAAGTCTTTCAAAATATCTGTAGCAGTACGTAATCCTTTTGCGTCGACTACTGGTATACCTATCTCAGCTAGTGCCTGTCTTGATTTCGGTCGATATAGAGACCTCAACATATAGTTTAACGAAGTACCAGTTTCTCGACCTGTTTTTCTAGTTACTTCTACTAATGCAGTAGTTAATCCCAAGAATTCATCAAAGCTAACACCAGCTACCTTAGCAGAAGCACCAGCTCTTAATAGAGAGTCTCCTAGGTCCGTCTCTGTAACTGCAAATCTATTAGCCACTTCATTCAATGAATCTAAGAATCTTAATGCATCTCCTCCTTCTTCGGGGAATTGTTTTAATGCTGACGTAAGTATTTCTGTCGCTTTCTCCGGCTTCATACCTTCTGTTACGTTTCCTGCCAATACCGAAGTACGACCACGTTCTAACACTTCTGATTGCCCAAGGCCCTGCTTAGCAAATACAACGAAAGAATCTAATACAGTATTTACTGATGTACCAAACTCTTTAGCAAATCCAACAGCACTATCTCTTAGTTTTCCAAAATCAGTAGTAGCCGGGTTCATAACCTTCTGAAGTTCTATCATATTAACTTCAGTTTGCTTTATAACTTGAGCCATACTTCCTATAGCTCTAATTAACCCATAGACAACTCCAGACGCTGTGCCCCATAAAGCTACCCGCTTAAAGGCATTTGAAAGGGTTTGGTTAGAGGAAGGAGCATTATTCTCAACTTTCTCACTTATATCTCTAAATGATAACTCTGGGTCAGGCCCCCTTGGTCTAATAATAGTATTTCTTGTTTGTATTATTCTTCCAGATGAGTCAGTAATTTTCTGATTCTGTCCTATTGAAGTACCAGGCTCAAAAGCGTGTAAAGAATCAGCATAATGCTCTCTTATTCCAGGAAATTTTTTTCCAAGATAATCTGAAGCATATACTCGTAATCGCAATCTCCCTAGATTTTCACGCTGAAGTTTTTCCTGAAAACCAGGAGCCAACATAGCCATATTTTCATGGGGTATTTCATCCGGTAAATTTAACAACATTTCTCTTATTTCAGTACGCCCTACACGCCCTTTGTATCCTTTACCAAATAAATATTCTCCTGGATTAAACTTAGGGTTTCTCTTCTGCATTGCAGCGACTTCTTTCATAAACCCACTAGCTACAATATCAGCATGCTCTTCGGACATTACTAAAGAGCCCATTGAGGATTTTTCAACACCGGCATACAATTTCTTTAATGTTGCTTCAATTAATGTCTGGTCTCTTCGTTCTTTCTCACTAGTTTTACCTGCCTTCATTCTAGTGTCAAATATGCCTCTTGTAGTTGCAATAGTATCTCTGAGATAATCAGAGAAAAATGGTCTATTAGAAGGGTCTAATAATGGAGTTAGTATTTCGTTTAATCTAACAGAAGGAGGAGCGTCCGACATAATAGTACCTGCCCCTATCTGGGCAGCTCTTAATACAACAGCATTATTAGGCTCTCTTGAGGCCTCATCTCGCTTAGCACGGTTAAAGGCATCTGTAAATCCAGGAATATCAGCAATTCCTTCTTCGAGGCCAATATACCCTCCTTCTAGGCCGCGACCTCGACCGCGTGGAGCATATGGGAAAGACTGACGTGTAGCAAACTTACGCCCCATATGTTCACCTATGGACCTAGTTAATCTTTCGTAATCACGTTCGACACTTTCAACTTGGCTTGTCCATGTAGTATCCCTTTCCTTAATGGGCTTAGCTTGTAACTCTTGAGCAACTTTTTGTGTCTTCTCTAAGTTAGCAGTATCGCTTTGATAGGCTAAATCATAATATTCAGCCCAAAATGATGTCGGATTAATTTTACTTAATGCACTTCCTTCTTTTCCTCCAGCAATTCTATCGCCTATATCCATGGCTTTTTTCAAAGATTTGTGCAGCTCTTCCCTACCAACTACTCCTGTTTGGGCTTTTTTAGCCGTTTCATGTAACTCGCCTAATGCAGCTAGAAGCTCCTTTTTAGTATCCTCAGAAGGAGTTAAACCGGCACGAGCACCAGAAAGGAGCTTAAACAAAGCGCTATTCTCATCAAACCCTTTCGTCTCAGAGAAATCAAAATACGTTGGAACTGGGCCGAATTTTTCTCCAAAAGTTGTACGAAATAAACCATGTTTCTGTCTAAGCGTTTTTATTACAGGGCTATTTACTATTTTTTCTAAGGAGTCTTCATGAGAAATCTTTTTTCTATCTTGTACTTCAACAGGTACAGTACCATGTCTAGCTGCTGCCTCTTCTGGAGTGGCATTTTGCTCAAATATGCCACCAATAAAATCAAACAAACCAGGGTCGAAGTCAGAATCACCACCACCACTGCCCCCGGTAAGCCTCAAAACATCTGCACTTGGACTTGAGAAGGGGGTCTCAATTCTAGCCCGCTCTCTTTCATCCTTTAATGTAGCTAATCTAGACTCAAGAGTAGCATAACTATTAGCTGCTCTCCTGTCTCTACTGAATCGCTCTCTACGGGTTAGTATAGAGGGTCTTCTAAAATATTTATCTCTTTTAGCTATGTCTTTATCTATTTCTGAAGGCAATCTAGTAGCGCTAGCACTTACACCGGAACCTCTACCCACACTTATAGAAACAATACCGTCTTCCTCTGTCCGGCTAAAAGTATGTCCGTACCGCTCTGCTTGTTTTTCAATCATTTCAAGCCATCTTAGATGTTTCTTTGTACCTACTGTCTGAAACTCTAGCCCTTCTCTTTGAGACTGAGGAGTTCCTAGGCCTTCAATAAGACCCATTACTCTGCGTAGTTTACCCTGATTACTAGTATATGCTCTATTCTTATCATTTTTGTCTAATTCCTTTCCGCGCGCTCCCGCACCACTAAGTTCTCCCAATCTCATAGTAAACGTACCGCTTCCTGAGAGTGCCTTTTCAATTGATGGAAGTCTTCTAGCCGTATATCCAGCGCTACTAGCCGAAGGAGCAGAAACGAGAAGTGACTCTAATTCAGCATCAGACATGCTTGCTAGAGCTTCTTTAGAAATACCCAGTCTCGTACTAATTGGGTATTCAGATGAGCCCCTCTTACCAGAGGAAAATTTAGCGTAATCAGAATCAGGCGCCGATGGGCTTGCGGCTCTCTGAGCCATTTTTTGCAAGCTTGCAAGTATTCTAGGGTCATTAAAGTTTCTTAAAGGACCTAGATTAGGGGCAGAAACACCTATAGAGGTACGTACCATAACCCCTACAAGTAATTCTTCTAATGCAGTCATTAAAACGTTTTTATAAACACTGGCTACTTTTTCTTCCGCTACATTTGTGTCTAATGGAACAACTTTACCCTCAGAAGCAAATTGACTAACCCCTTCTAAAAGAGCTTTATTCATTTTAGTTCGACCAACATCCCCTTCCTCAAACCCTAATTCACTTTGTACCCGAGGAGAAATAGCGTTTGTGCTAATAACTTTTCTTGCTTGGTCTGTTAGTAATCCGAGCATGCCTTTGTCCTTATCTTCAAGAACTCTATCTAACATACTAGAACCTAGCTGCCCTTCCCCGTACCCACCCCCAAAGGACTTACTTAAAGCTAAATGCCCTCCTTCATGAGCAAGAGTAGAAACTAGTTTCATTTTCTCCTCATCGTCCATATCGTCAATCTTACCCAACAACTTTGACGGGTCAAACTTACCATAAGTAACGAGTTTATTTCCTCTTAAAGCTTCTGCAATAGTCGGAAATGCCTTTTCATTAAGCTTTGGAACTCCGCCAGCGAATTGCCCATATATATCAGTATTTTCTTCAGAAAAAAGATACCTATTTGGGTCTTCAACAGCTTTAGCCCCATATGCACGAAGAATCTTATGCATATTCATATATTGCTGTATTTTTAGGTCGTTATCGCTCCCGGAAATACCGGAATGAGCCAAAAATTCCATACCACCTTGTGTTAAATCAGGAGTAAAAACTCCAAGACGTCTGTAACTTCCTACTTCTCTTCCATATCCCCCCTCTTGCCTCCCACGAGCAGTACTAAGTCCTACGTTACTAATATCTCCTTCAGAAAGTCTCTGTAATGCTCTTTCAATAAATTGTTGCCATTTAATAATATTTGCTTCCAATTCAGCCTTATAGGCTTCAAATTTATCATCTGTTACAACTACAGACTGAGCCGGTAAATCAAGAGGAGCTATGCCCAAAGCAAGTTCTCGATTTCCTTTTACATAGTCCTTTATTCCAGCAATTAATCGGTCAGGTTTAAATAGGTCTTTATCTTCCTGGTTTGCTGGCCGGTCTTGCCCCTCATCTCTGGGGCGCATAGATTCTACCTGACTTCTAACAGCAGTATCTATTTCCTCATCGGATTTTCCTTTCAACCTTTTCTTTAATTCATAAAGAGCTAGACCATATGGCATAAGCTGGTTTCTAAATTTGTTGTTCTTACCACTTAATAAAGCAGCTGGGTCAGCCTCTCCTTTAAGTTCTTTACTAGTTTTTACATCATATAGCCCTAGTAAATTCATTCCTGTTGCTGGGCTTACCTCAGTAGTCATGATGTCTGCTTTACCACCTATACTATATGGAACTGACCCCGCCGCCACGCCCCCAGTCTTAAGAGATAGTTCGCTTCCAATGGCTTCCTCTGCTAACTTTCGTCTATCCTCAGTCTCTATGCTTTTATCATACATAGTTTCAGCCATGTGGTGTAATTCCACAGTACCTTTCTGTGGATGCTCGCTTTCTATAGATTCTCTAAGAACTGCAAGGCCTCTGGCTCTGGCTTTCTCAAGATTTTCTCTATCACCCTTAAACTCAGCAGCAAATGCAACATATGCTCGACCGACAGCAGTTCCTAGTATAGCTGGGTCAGACTTTTCTGGTTCAAACCCAAGACTTTCACGAACCTTAGCAGGTATCCCCTTTTTATCTACACCAAGAATCCCTTTTGACGACCTAAAAGTACTTAAACTAAGATTATCTCCTGCGGCTGCGGCTGTAGCAACCATAGAAGGTGACAAATACATTTTACCTCTATTACTTCCCTTTTCTACCAAAGACTTAAAAAAATCTTCAACTTCTTTCTCTTCTGGTACTATGCCTAAAGTATTAAGAGCGTCTATAGAGGCTCTATCAAAATTACTAAACTTTCTAGAGCCAGCCCCGGATACTTCCGCCTTCTCATAATCATACCCACCACGAGCGCGCTGTCTATTAGTAGCTTCGACCAAACGCACAAGAGTATGCTGAGATTCAGTAAGTATCTGTAGCATTTTTGACTGCAATTCGACTAGCGCCTTAAACTGTGCATCACTCATTAATCCGCTGCTAGACCCGCCGCCAGTAACAGCTACACTAGAAGCACCCGGAATAGAAGGACCACCAGTAGAAGCCGCCTTTATTGCCTCTGCTTTCTTTATCTCTTCTGTATCTGTGTCGGTAACTCCTCCTGCCTGAGACATAAGACGCATAAGCTGAAGACTATTAGCTCCCCCTTTCCCAAGAGCATCTAACTCTTTAATTTTTTCTAGTCTTACCGCATTATATACAGTTCCAATTCTTAATTTAGACCTGCTAATAGCTCTTTCATTATTTTTTCTTTCTTCTTCCACCCATTCTTGTGGTTCATGCCCCTCAGGTACATCATCTAATGTACCTATTAAACTTCTTTTCTTTAAAAGTAACTGTAAATGCTTTTTCTCTCTAATTAATCGTCTATTTCTATCTTTTTTAAATTCAGTTTGTAGTTCTTTATAAGAAGTGGTTACATCCGTATCGCCACTAAAATTTTCCAAACCTTCATTAGGAAGAGAATCTAGCCCCAAAAACTCATTATCGGACATATCGAATTTAGAAAGTAATGCGTCTTTATGTTCCTGAAGAGCACTACTAGCCTTAACGCTTCGAATAAACTTTTCTCTAGCAAAAAAGGTTGGCTGACTTAATGTTCCAAGATTAGATTTTGACGGCAATTGCACCCTCTGGAACATTAAAGCAATTTCTTTATCTAATTCCTTAACGGATTCGGGAGGCTCAATTTCTACTTCCTCCCCCTCTTTTGACCCCGACAATAATCCATAGGCTTCTGCATGTTTATCCTGTCTACTAAGTACCCTTTTACGTAAAGAAGATACTTTATCATCATACTCACTTAAATACTTTTCTGCTTCTTTATGACTTAATTGAACCGCACCTGTATCAGCAGTAACAAAATCTGGATTGATAGCTCTAACTATACTCTTTAAGAAGCTTGCAGTAACACCGCCACTAAGTGCTGCTTTTCCTGCGCTCTCTTCATCCCCGCCAATGTACCCCAGCATTTCTCTTAATCGGTCAATGCCCTTATTAGCAAACTGTCTAACGGGCGCAACAGTCTCAAATACCCTCGGTCCTTTTATTCTTACGGCGGCGGCAACTATTTCACGTATACTAGCAGTACTAAGGTCATGAATACCCCCTACGTCTAGCTTAGAAAATTTAGAAGCCATACCAGGTAAATCTGGCTTAAAGTCCTTTAAGAACCCAAAAACTTTAGCTATTTGTTCTAGTATCTCTCCTCTGGCTTCTCTCTCTGTTTTACCTCCTCTTCTTAACTGCCACTCTCTACTTTGCATCTTATCAGAAACAGAAGAAATTGTATTTCTTTCTAAAGTACTTCTCATAAGTTTAACAATCTCTCTAGGAGAATATTCTGAAGACATGGTATCAATAATACCGGCACCAGTTATACCGCTCTTTCCCGCAAATATTCCTTCATTCTTTTTAGCGTCTTCTATTCCTTGTTCAATTTGTTTTGCAGAGTATTCTTTAAAACCTCCGCCCGCATCCCTAAGATTTACTGTGGAACCAGGAGCCATCTCCTCTCGTATTCTTGCAAAAGCCAACAGTCTTTGTTGTAACTTTTCTGGAGTTAGTTTACTTAACTCTGATATTCTAGCAGCTTTATTTGCTCTAGCCGGTTCATTTAACGATTCGAACCCTCCGCCCTCTTTAATAGAACTCATAAAATCATTAAACGACATCTCTCCACCAGAATCTTCACTGTGCGCTGGTGCATTTAATGCATTAAGAAGTTTCAATGCAACTGGTATATTACCAAACTTTGTCGAAAGGGCCTCTTGAATAACACCGGCAGAAGAATGCTGAAATGCACCTTCCCTTGTTTTAAACTCATCCGATAGCGCTTCTTGCTCTTTACTATCAATACCTATTGAATGTCTTTTACTTATGTTAGCTAAAGCTCTCTTGTTTTCAGCTTCAAGTAAACGCACTACTGTATTAGTACTTTCAGTAACAGCACCGGTTAGTAACTTAGGACCAGCTAGTTTTAGTATTGTACTTTTAGCCTCTAATTGGTCAACAGCCTCAGAAGCCATCGCATCAAGATTCTTTTGTGTTTCTTCACCTTCTAATGAGCCAAGAACTATTGGGCGCGACGGAAGAGATACCCCTACTTTTTCTAAAGAGCTTCTTAAAGCTTTTTCCCCTATAGCCATTCTCCCTTCTTGACCATATTCCGTAGGAGCCTCGCCGTCACCACCACGTATTTTAATAAACTGTTTAAAAGCATCAGATACTGCTAGTTTTGCTTCTGGTCCTCTAAGATTGCCCATAAGTCCATAAGATGGTGCTTGTATTTCATCTTCTTTCCCTGTTCTACCAGAAAAGAATCCAGGAAGCTGCTCATTCATAAATAAGCTATCTATAGTATCTAAAATATCTATACCTCCAGCGTTTGCACTAGAAGTATTACTTGTACGTATCTTTGGGCCTTTTCCTGACATCTGTTGGTCCTGTAACTCCGACATAAAATCAGTTACAAGAACTGGTTTGCCATTAACCATCTCGTACCCTTTAGCTAATTTTGTTACAGACCGAACAAGTTCTTTTTGGGCATCCGTACCGGCCATAAGAGAAATAAAGAATTTATCCCCGTCGAAGTCAGCTGCCATACTCATAGAATGGAAAGTATTTGTCAATGCTTGTATAGCTTTACTTAAAGCCGTATATCTAAGATTAAGGTCTTTTAATTTATCTTTATCTACATCAGTCAAACTTCCAATTGGCATTGACAATAATTTACTACGTTGTTCAGATATTTCATCTCTAGCGGTTACCAATTTTCCGCCAACTGCGCGGCCGCCTTTAAATTGTATTAATGCAGGGTCTAAGGCTGCTTCTTGAGAAGCCTTAGAAAGACCTCCAGCTATTCTAAGAGAAAACTTATTATCGTCTTCATTATGAGTTTTTAATATTCTACCTTGAAAAGATTTAAAGTCAGTAATGGGGAATCTTGTTACAAAGGAGCCTATGCCTTCCGTTTTAGCCTGAGCCAAGAGTTTATCTCTTGTATCTTCATCTGTATAGCCGGATGAGACCATATTATTAAGCAACTCTTTTAAACGGTCCTCGTGCATTTCTACTGTTTCTAATGAAGTAGTCTTTACTTTTTTAGACTCCTCCATAAGCTTCTCTAAATGTGGGCCAAAAGACGCAAAATCTGACATATCACTACCAGCTAGCTTTTCACTTAAGTCCCTCACACTCTTCAGCTGGTCAGATATATCAACTTGTCTATTAGTAATAGGAAGCATCATAGTTGGATATCTTAACTCAGAAGTTCCTGTATGAAATATAGACCCTTTACCGAACACTTGTTGTTGAGAAGCATCCATAAGGCCTTTTATACCATATTGTACTTGAGAGGCTACTTCTGGATTTGTCTCTTCCCCCGGTCTAAACCCAAGTCCTTTAAATCCAAGTCTATTAGATGAGTCAGAAAATATAGTGGCCAATTGCTCATATTGAGCGCTCGCCTGGGCACGGGTATCGTCATTACTATAAAGTCTAGAAATTTCTGAAAATACCGATGGATGCCCTACTGAGCCTCCTTCATGCGGGTCACGATAACGGTAGCCACGTATAAAATAGTTTTCTAATTCACTTACTTTATGAATTAACATATTTTTACGAACGGCAGGGGTGGGTGCCTCTGAAATATTAGTACCAATTATGTCTTTAAGAGCGGTTTTATTTCTTTCTCCTATAGAAGCCTTAGCTACTCTATCTATTTCATCCGATATTTCCTGAGCTTTCTTAGGGTCTTCTTTAGCCTCCTCTATAAGGTCCTTAAGTTTGCTTCCATAGGAAGAGACACCAGCCTGTAAAGCTGTCTTTGGAAATAATTCCCCTGTATTATATTCTTGGAGAGAACTAACAACACTAGTAATTGCTCTTCCTAATTGGTCTTGCCCGACACTTCCAGTATTGGTCTGGAAAGTACCTCTGGCTGCTGCTGAAGGTATAACTACATACTCAGGTAATTGTGATTCGCTCCCTCTTCTTAGCGCCGCTGGTATGGGAATTTTTAATGTTTCTGGGTATTTACTAGTATCATGTACAGAACCAATCAAATCATAAGCAGAAGAAAATGAATCAGGGCTCAACCTCTTAAAGTCATTAACATTTACTTCTCTAGCACTACTGACAACGGCTTCTCTATATTTATCTAATTGGGGACTAGTTCTAGCCATCTCAGCATCCATTGCTACCATAACCTTAAACATTTCATAGAAACGTAAGGATACCCCTTCCGATGCTTTAGATAGCTCTTTGAATATAGCTGAATTTTCTCCAAATGAGGTCTTAAATGCAGCTAATGTATTTGGATTAAACTTCAAAAACTTATCACTTTCAACTCCTTCTTGTGGACGTAGATTGGCGAACTCCGTAACTGGTACTTTAGCTATTAATGATTTATGTCTACCATCAGTACGTCCAGGACCTCCTATCGCTTCTGATAATATAGGAAGATTATCCCCCTCAGCATGGAACCCTATTCCTTTACCATATTTTCCAATTACTCTTCTAAGTAGCGCAGGGTCTTCATTACCAATAACTAAAGGGGTCTCCCCAGTAATAGCAGTAGCAGCCGCTGCAACCATTTCAGCTCGTAATCCTCGACGAGCAACAGCTGCTTCACTAGTAACCATATCTATTGGACGCTTGGTATAAAGGGCCTCTTCATTATCCTCGCCAGCTACTTCTTTTACCTTTTTTCTAAAGTCTTCAATAGATTTAATCTCTTGTCCAAATACAAGATTTATAGCAGCCTTAGTCTCTTTTATTTTTTGTATTAATTCTTCTGTATTTAATGCCTTTGTTTTTCGTCCTTCTTCACGATATTGTGGCAAAGTCATTTCCATTTCTTTTATATCATTCTCATCCCAATACAAAAGATTTCCCAAACCTCTAGCGCCAGCTCTAGCAGTTTTAAGAGCTGCTCTATCCATGTTTGGTAATTTTTTATTATGTCCTAAATACTGAAGAGACTGAAAGGGGGTTTTCGGTAATAATTGTGAGCCTAAATCATCCTTAAAAACTACGACACCTTTATCTCCTGTTTGAAGAGATACTTTCTTTCCTTGCTGTGAATGGAATAAATCTAATATCTGTAAAACAGTAGCCTCATCTACAGTAGACCCTTGCTTAACTCTTGATTCTATTATATCTAATATTTGAGAAGCAGCCTCCTTCTTATCTATAGTAAAAGCAGCGGACCCCATACTAGATGTAACCGCTTGTCCTGTTCTATAAACTCTTCTTAAGGCATCTTCTCTATTTATTATTTTACCGTCACTACCAACAAATTGTTCATTTATATCTCTAATCAAAGAATGAACACCGCCAGTAACACTTCTTGCTAATCTTGACCCTCTACGAAGAAGTTTCTGGTCTTCAAACGTTTCTGGGGTAGTTCTAAACTCTGTTACAGTATTGTACGCTGAAGGCCCTATCAAACCCATATCAATAGCCTGTTGCCCCTCTACCGTCCTAAGATAAGGCAAATCAGGCCCAATACCACTTAATGGCTGCTCACTTCGTCTTGTTATAACTGTTGGTCTTGCGTACGGAATTAAATCTCTAACACTGCCTCTAACTCTTTTAACGGATATTTCATTTCCGTTACGACCTTCCGATATTTTAGCGGCTACTTCTTCACTTAATGAACGTCCTGATACATTTCGTATACCTTCTAAATTTTCGTTGGTAGCCCCAAATGCTAGTACATCATTTAACTCTCTTAATACGTCTTCTATTTCAGTTTGTACACTAAATCCATGCTCAAATAGACCATAACTATTTCTACCGCCGCCTCTACTAACTCGTCCTATATCGGCACTTGTAGTTATATGAACCTGTTGGAGTGCTCTTTTATTTTGATTCGCTCTTCTTAGTCTAGCTCGACGCGGGTCACCACTAGAAGCAATTATTTGCTCTTCAAACGGCTCGACATCCTCTAAAAGAGCTGTGATAGGTCTGGAAAAATTTGATTGTGCCTTAGGTATATTTTGTGGACGATTTCTTAATTCTACAAGATTCAAGAGAGCCCTGGCTATGGGGGTAGACATATCAGTACCTCTTGCTGCCTTCTTCCCATCGTCTGTTGTAAGAACATCTACCATTTTATCTGCTATATTCTGCCCCTTAGCAACAGATAAATGTCTTACTATCGCTGTTCCAGTTATTCCTAATTCTCTAGAAAGACTAAGTAATTGTTCTAGCCCCATATTAGAATTATTAAGATTAGCTAAAACGGTATTGGCTGCCTCTTTAGCCGCAGCTTGCTGGGCTCTACTTATTCTTGTAATATCCCCAGCTTGAGTTTCAGAATAACCAGTTCTAGCTGCTACTGCTCTGGCTTTTCTTTCAATTGCCTCCAACGCACCCGGGGTGCGTCCTGCGGGAAGTAGTTTAGCTATCTCCGCATCACGAACTCTCTTAAATACATTTTCTTTTGCAGACTCCGCAGCAGTGGCCTGACCTGCCCTATATGCAATTGCTTGCTTTAGTGCTTTTTCTATTTCTCCTTTAGCAAACTCCCCGTGTTCACCGGAATTAAGTCTTTTAAATAACTCTTCGAACTCGGGTTCTAATACCTGCCCTTTTAAAATAGATGTTTTAATCCTCTCAGAATCCCTTCCCATTGTTCTTACAGCCAAAGGTCTTTCCTTACTGTATGCGCCCATATTAGAAATTGCTGAAACAAGTCTATCTATACCAGTTCGTAGTTCTACGAACTCAACTGGATTACTTCTAATAGGTCCCTTTTGTCCAGTATACACCAACTGTGCCCCTCTATCAGAGGCCGCTAAAGTAGGAACAGGAAAAGATACTACAGCACTTTCTACTTCTTTCTTAAATGTACCTTTTAATTGTTTTTTTAAATCTCCAAGAGCCCTTGCTATTTCAAACTCAGTGTCTAATTCTCTAGTTCCTAAATGCTTTGTAACTACCTTACGTAATTGTTCTACATTTAGTGTTCTAAACTCTAGCCCTCCAAAATCTCCCGAAGGTGTAGTTACACGTTGTAATTTAGCTTCTTTAAAACTAGATGCGGCTTTATTACGTTCCGTACCACCTTGATTGTATGTATCGGCAATAGTTTCAACTGAAGAAGATAAGACTTTAAACCCCGTATTTAATTTTTCTACAACATCTCGACTTAATACTTCAGCACCCCTAGTTTTTCCTTTAGTAAATGTTTCTGTAAATACTTCTTCTAATCTTTTAAGAGCATTAGCTACTTTTTCTTCACGTTTTCTAGCTAATTGCTCCACGGAAGACATGTTTGTGCTTGTTCTACCGGCTTGATTTGCCTTTTGTATTTCCTCAACGGTCATAGGTACTGCCCTATGAGGAGGAACTCTACTAGCCGTTACACTGCTTCTAGTGCCTTTAATTTCTCTTTCTGCATTAGCCTGAAGTGTAGTTAAGTTAGAGAGTAATGCTGGTAATGTATCATCTCTATAGCGATTTACTCCCTCATGAACTACTAGAAGCTGTTTAAGTGCATTTAGAATTTTTGAAGACTCTTGATTTACAGCTACTTGTGCTTTTTTATGTGCTTCTAGTAAAGCATACATTTCCTTACTATTAGCAACATCTGCGGCAGAAAGCCTTGCCATGCCCCCTTTGCCATAAGATACGCCTGCCCCGGGGGTAGACGCAGTTATAGCGGCCATCCTAGCGGTATCAACGCTGGGATGCCTACTCTTATCAGCATAATTATTTTGTATGGTATTATTTAGCTCTGCTATATTTACAGAAAGACGCCTTAAATCGGGGTCAGGTACTGATTTGGCAGAACTGGGGGTTCCTCTAGCGGTAGGCGGTGCGCCTTGTGTAAAGGAGTACTCAACAGGGCGTGGAGGAAGTTTAGCATCGCTTACCTTCGTTGGATTTTTTCCATTATTTCCAAATCTAAGGTCTATAATGTTATTACCAAAATCCTCAATAGACTCTTTAAGTACCTTAAGTCGTCTTTCTAACTCCTCAAGATTTGTTAAGTCTACCCCTATCTTAATCTTAAATAGCTCACTTTCGTTGGCCAAAGCAATAACCCCCTATTAAACTATCTTGCAGTTAAATTACTTCATACTTTATTTACTTCTCCCTTTTCCCTAACTGCACTTGATGCTTTTTCATCCTTTTTAAACTTCTTATGATGATTATACTCAACGTCCTTATATATAGGATTAGACGCTGTTATAATAACATCTCCATGGTCAGTAGCAGAAGGCGTTTTACTTCTGTTCTTCCCAAGAAATTTATTACCATCTTGTCTAAGTGTACGCTCATTTCGTCTATTGGTCATAATTTCTTCCATATAGGCATCAAGGGCTTCATCATCTCCTATAATTTCATCAGGAGGTATTTCGTCTGGAAGCATGTCATATAAAGAGCGGTACCATCCCGCCCAATAAGTAACACTTAGCATATCAATGGTGTACTCAGCTGTTGGTAAATTAAATATAGGGGTTGACGTTTTAGATGAACTTAAATATCTAATAATAAAGTGATTACTTCTAGCTATCGCACGTATTACAGACACAGGGAGCCCATGATAAAAGCTAATGTAGCTAAAAAGTAAAAAATTTCTTAATCTATTATCAGACTCATTTTCGAACTCATCTTTAGTTTTCCAAACTAATACTTCGTTCCAATCTTTATCGTATTCATAACAACCAGTATAACATAAGTATATATACTGTTCTTCTCTTGCTTTGGCCTCACAGGTCCTTTCCATTAAGATGAGTTTCTTTCTCTTTATTACGTCAATCTCTTCCTGCATTCTATTTATTATTTGTACCAAACGGTCTCTTTTTGCAGGAACTCTATAAGTCTTTTCAAGAACAGCTTGCTGTCCTTTAATTTTATCTTCAATTTCTTTTATTTTTCTTTCATCTTCTTCAGTATATAATTTTCTAGATTCTATAACCTTCTCTAAAGCGGTCTCAGTAGGGAGGCCAAACTCAATAGCCTCCCTTAATGTATTTTTATACACAATACGAGACTTAAATATTGTCTCTTGAGAAGGGTGCTTTAAAATATATGTCTTACCACTATATTCTACAATGGACCTTCCTAAAGAAATGTCATTAATATAATCAACGACCTCATTTGTGGAAAGAGTAACCATTAAGCACCTATTATCCAGCTATATCTGATATTTGTGCATCTTCCTCTTTACTTTGTTTCTTCTTTTTTGTCTTCTTTTTAGAGTTACCGTCTTCAGATGACATTGATTCCTCTAACAGAGGAGTACTCATATTCTCACTCTCATTAGCCGTAGCTATTGCTTTAGTGATTTCATCAAGAGCTGTTTGCACTTTCTCTTTTCTCTTTTCATCGATTCGTTTAAACACAACATTCTCTGGTATCTTATTTAGGATATCCCCATCAATACCTTGCAACCATAGATATACCTGCGTCTTGGCGGTCAATATGAAATTAAAATTTGTATCATTCATATAATCTGCGTATGTCGGCCAAACCTTTTTACCAGAAGCATCAACTATTACTGAAGAGATTATAAAATCAATCTTAGCATCTTCGGCTAATTTCTCGCAAGTTGTATTCATTGGATTAGTAAATCGAAGATTAAGTCTATAAAGGTCATCTCTGGCACGAGCAACCTCTAGTGCTATCTTCTCTAGCTCTTCATCCTCTGTGTCTGGGTCTAGATTGGCAAGCTCTAATCTCATTAAAGCATCTTGTAGGTGGCTTCTAGAAACGGAGAGTTCCCTTTCATACTCTTCCCCTAAAAGCCCACGACCCTTTAAAAGACCTTCCATTTCGTGGGATGTGTAAACCCCTTCCGCAACAGCCTCATTATAAACCTTAGCGTGGTGCCACTCTGACTTTCTAATAGCTTCGGCTGAAGGAGGGTTTATGTAGTAAGTAAGGTCATTGAATACAAACTTAACTCTAGTATCTTCCTTTAGTGGGTCAACTGTTCCATTTTCATTATTTGCTATCATTTTTTCCTTCTCCTTTATTAAATTCAACTATTGATTCCATTTTAGAATCAAAATTCACAACATAATGAGAATCTATTTCTGCCTGTAAATCTCTTACTAGGTTATTTAATATTCTCAATGCCTTTGCTCTAAACCTATTATAGGATTCTTTATTTCCTATTGCGACTTCTGCAAGGTCCAAAACAGAACGGCCTCCTGTGTGAATTACCTTATCCTTTATTAGATTTTTTAACTTTTCCCGTGACTTATCCTCGTTAGAAGGAACAAACTTATACATCTTGTCCCCGATACGAGTTCCTTTATTTTGATACATATTATCTCCTTATTCCTTTATAGAGCACCTTCCTTTACTGAACAAATGGGAGAGCGGGTTTCCCCGCGCTCCCTTTTGCCTTTCTCAATAACGATTAGTTATTAAGTATTCTTTACTATACCGGGGTCAAGCAATAGATAGTCAAAATCTATGTCACCTTTAATCCAAGTAAGTTCGTTTCGTGCTCTAAAGTTAAATGTCTGAGTAGCGTTGTTACCAACCGCTAGATTGAATGCCTCAGAAGTAATCGCTAGACCCGGAACGATAATTGTCTTAAGAGCGTACTCTTGCTCTGGTGTAGGTTGAACAGTTGAGGCATAGGTGCCTTTAGTACCGTTGTTGAAGTAGTCTTCACCAAGAAGGTCGTCAGTAAGCACTTTACGGCTTGAACCAGTTCCACCTGCATCCTCGTCAGTTTGACGATAAACCTTGATAACAAGAATTGAATCTTTCTTGTTCATAAGGTCAAAGATGTCGATATCGTCTAGGGTATTGTTGGTATACTCATCGAGTTTACCAGCAAAGATTGCCCATTGTTCCAAATCAGCCGCAGTAGTTTCTACTGTAACTGTAATAGGAATAGGCACAGTTGCCGGACGGTCATAAGCACGAAGTCTACCAAGCTCCATCAACTGCTCTCGGGTAAGAGTAGCTGAAATATTAACACTCTGTAGTCTAAGGGCTCTGCTCCAATCTGTGGTAGTAAGTGGGTCTACGATGTAGGCCTCGATTTGTCCTTTTCTCAAACCACCTGCTAGTTTGGCATCAGCAGCTTCGTAATAGTGTGAACGAACCACTCTATTAGCACCTGCTGCGCTTTCATCTGCGGGAGCATTAGCAGCATAAATAAGCTCTAGTGTGTCACCAGAGGCTACAGTAAATGCTGTTGGGAAAAGAAGGTTGTTGTTTGCGGAATTGTAAACCGCATAGTTTACTCGTGCTACAGTACCTGCAACTACTGGCCAATAATGAACAGTACCGGCAGATGAGTCGTAGAAGGTAACTGCTCTATCACCATTTGGGTCAATTCTCATAAACCCTACGGAACTATCTGATAGAGTAACTACTGCTTCTGCGGGGGAACCACCTTCGTTAAGAGCCAAATCTACAGAAGAGGCTGACCCAGTAAAGGTGAATTTCTCATACGATACGAAACGGCCGTCATTCAAAAGCCATAGTTTAAAGTCAGTCTCACCAGCGTAGTTCTCAGTAGCGTTGCCACGAACATTGTAGCTCATGTCAATTCTATTGATATAAATACGGCTTAGATACTGAGTAAACTCAATGTTATTTGCAGTTGTACCTACGTCGCATTCCTCTTGCACTGGAGACCAAAAGTCAATACCAGTGGTACCATCGCAGGTTCCACGGGCAAAGGCTAATAGGTTAGCTCCATGAAGATACGCAACTTCAGTATTACCGCTAGCAACAACGAGGTAAGCGTTTGAATTGTCGGCAGTAACGCCGAAATTTGTGATATCGATACCCGCTAGAGTTGCAACAGTATCAACCGAACCGTAATCATTGGTATCGATTGTTACCGCAACTGCCGGAATATCGTCTACTACGTCTACTATCTCCTGGCTACCAAGCTCAAATAGGTCTTCACTATTAAATGTAGTGTCGGTACCAATTGTTTGAACTCGATGTAGGAGAACGCCGTTTACCCATGGCGCCATGCTTGGGTAAATTATTCGAGCTCTAACCATTTCGATTATTCCTCCAAATGTAAAAGTCTATGCATATCCTTTTCGGATTTTGTGAGCACCCATCAATCCCATTCCTTGTGGCCAAAATAAATTGGCTCCTACACCGAATCACGGGAGTTATATACCCTCATGGATAAACTTACCACAGATTTATATCTCTCGCCATATGTAAAGTCGCGTGTTCCTGGTACATCAAAATTTGTAACCTTCTCAAAGAAGATTCTGCTAGATTTTTCTAGTTGTACAGGAATGAAATCGGAATTAAAAGTGCCATCATAATTAAGTGGAAACCCATTTAAGTTAAAATCTATAAGCATGCAACATCTTTCTTCCAAATTATCTAGCAATGTTTGTACTATATCATCTCTTTCAGAAGTACTTTTTGCATACACACTTATCTTAGTAACTCTATCAGTTATTTTTCCGCCCCCTATTTCTAGAGGAGTAAGGGGCTCTTGTCCGCTAGTTTCTACCGCTATAAATGGTAAATCTAATTTATCACTTTCTCTGTTTTCTTCATACGCATCTAAAACTGCGACATAAGGAAACTCGTAAGAAATTTTAGCTGGAGCCGCTCCATTTAATCTTGTCACTTTTCCGTTCTTATAATCTATCTTGTAGTCCGTATTAGAAAGAACGGAATCCGCTATATCGTATACAGTTACTATTGATGACTGCTCTTGTGAGTTATCTACAACTATGCCCGATGGGGTTGATATTTTATCATAAAAATATAACCCTCTTCCTCTTTGAAAAGGATTAGGCATAAGTGGAGACGAATTAATTAATTTAATTTGATAAACATCTCCGCCCAAAGAAACAAGAGAGTCTTTTACTCTGGGTATGTAAAACTCTTTAGAAAATACCATATTTCTTAAATGAAATATTAGGGATAAATCCTCTAATCTGGCTCTTTTCATTTTCATTTCTGCATCATACCCTTAAGTTGGTCTATTATAAACTCTGATACGCCGCTGTTTTGAAGCCTACTATAAACACGTTGAATATAGCTACCACTAACCTCTATATTACCAGCTACGTATTCAGGTGAATGTATTAAGTCCCACCCATCTTGAAAAAAGAAATCTGGCTCAGCTAGAATAGCACCAGAAAATTTAAATAGTTTTCCTTCAGTGAGTAATGATAATGATTCAGCAGAAACGCCATAATAAGTATTTAATCTTTCGACAAAATGGTCTCGTTCTTCTGAAGATATTACATTATTTTGAACTAAATCCTCTAAAAATTTAGGAGTTATTTGCCCCTTATCTATAAGAATATATTTTCTACGTATACCATTTAAATACGCAGACACCCATCTAAAATCACCAAGACTAAATTCCTCGGAATAATCTGTATTGTACATACCAAACTGTTGGTCATTAAGTAGTCCTATTTCTATACCGCTTGTAGAAATAGAAACACCCTCTTCGTATGAATTTAAAACAACATTCTGATACGAAGTTAATATATCTTCATAACTTATTGGGGTATTACTATTATTTCTTATATTTGAGTAATCTATGGCAATAGGTCTAAATTCTTCAACTAAAATATTAACTATAGGTCCTTTTAAAGGAACCCTAGCTATATAATTTAGCTTGTCCATAAATTCTCTAACTAAAGTACTCATCAACCAGCCTTTGCGTCAGTAGCAACTTGTACAAACCAACAAATCACTAATGCATTCATGCCTATCCCATCATAAAGGGGAGGCTTTATTTTTTCATATCGAACATCATTAATAGTTATATATAAGCAATTTAATAATATATCAAAATTTTGTTCACTGGTTTTTAAAATAATATATGACTTTCCATCTTTACCATATGGGGTAGGTTCATAAACAGCATCAGCTGAATACAATTCTTCCGGAAAAAAATCTATTAATGCCTTTATAACTGTAGTAGAAGTTGCTTCTAGTTTTCCATTACCCCAACATACAGGACAAACATACGAATTAAAATCTTGGGGGGTTATCGTTACTTCAGAAGAAGTCCCGGAAAATAATACTACAGGAGCAACAAAATTAATGTTAAAAACACCAGAAGATTTTCCACTACTTATATCAAAAAGACAATTGTTAACGGATATGCCACTTGCTATATAGCTATGCACATGTTCAACTTCAAAATTAAATACCGTTGTTTTTTTATTTTCAACTAAAACCGAAGATACAACTGTATAATATTTATCATCTGTTAATACCGCTCCTCTTTTTTCTTTGCTTTCCCAATATCTTATAAAATAAGAATTTTTTCTAAATATACCATCTTTTCTAGTCCCTTCTTTGTTTAAAGAGATAGTAGCATAGTAACCACAGGACAATAAAAGGCTATATAATTGATAAGCTAGCTTTTCTGATATAGTAGAAGCCACCCTAGCACCCAAATTTAACTCTCTATGCCCATCACCAAAGTAATACCCATCTAATAGTATTTTAGTCTGTCTTTTACTAAGTTTACCATATAATTCTCTAGGTATAATTTTGTTTTCTGCTAAATGCCCGCAAAATGAATCCAAAAATTTTGCCAGATATACACTATATAGCTCAAATACAGCATTTTTAGAGTTAGGTCTTGAACAGAGGGACCAATTAATATTAAGTAATTCTTTCCAATAATTAGAAACCTTAGTACCAACCTCTATCTCTTCATTATTTAAGCAATATTGAATTTGTCTATTCTTAGAGGTGCATCCTTCTGCGATAAAAAGACCAATGGCGAACAAAAAGTCATCTGTGACTTCAATTTGTTTCGGTAACAAAGAATTTCGTAGTACGTATTTACTTACATACCAATCAGGAGTAATATACAAAAGGTCTTGTTCTGGTAACTTCAATAATCCTTTAAATAAAATATCCCCAGGCTTAATCTCTTTAATTTCTTTTTCAACTAATTCTCCTAATATGGGGGAATATTTATTACCTTTATTTGTATAAGTAGGAATTCTATGAGACTCTGTAGCAGTTATTCCTATATTATTTCCATGAGTTTTTAACGTAATAAAATTACAATCTACTTCTTTAAATAATATATTTGAAATCCTCCGTATATCTCCATTGCCATCTAATACCTCATCTCCTATATTTAAATTATCAATATATTCCATACCATATGGTACCTCTATAAGAGTACCAGCTTCAAAGCAATTCGGGCAGGAAACAATAGTGGAAGGGTTATATACAACTACAGCGTCAGATAAATCTAAAATTACCTGATTCATTACTTTTTTATATTCTTTTTGAATACTTTTAGGTATTAAAGAACCAGGCATAATTTATTTACTCCAGCCGTATACCCCCTAAATTTAGGGCAATATGCATACGCACATTAGTCATCATTTCTTTTAATTGACTTCTCAGCCCATCTAAGTATTGAACATCGGCTCCTTTACCCTTTGTAAATTGAGTTCGTCCATCTGTAACTTGAATAGAGCCAGGCTGTGATGCAGTTTGTCCTTCTAATAAAAGTATGGCCGCTTGTACTTCTTGTAAATTTATAGGAATTTTAGAAACAGGAATACTTCGCTCAGATAAAATTACTAAAGCCTGGTCAAAAGCATCTAGTATCTCTTTATCAGAGAATCTAAAGGTTTGGAAAAACATCTCAAAGGTGGGCTCATCTAGAGGGGCATCTGAAAATAAAAGCCACTGATAATTATTAACAGTGGGGTTATCAGAGTCCTCATAATCCATACCGGATACAGTAATCTTTAATGGCCAACTTTTTTCTGAAAATCTATAAAGACTGTCATTTCTAAATACTCTTGAGGAAAACGGTCCTGTATCGGATGATACAAACCCATAAGCATCATACCCAACTTCGGGGTAGTCTCCTATAAGCTTTCTTATATCAGAAACTACACCTTCCTCCTCAACCGTAAGGCTGATTTCAGGGGGATAAGTTGTATCAGCAAATATGCTCACTTATTCATCCTCTTTAATTCCTTAACCCGTCTGGCTAAGGCTTTTTGTAAAAATTTATTTTTACCATTCTTCCTAGCCATAGTCTGGGCATACGTTAATAGTCTAGTACTGTCAATTTTAGATATTAGTAGTTTAGTATCGTCATTATACTCTAATTCTGATAATATTTTTGGGGTAACCGTTTCTACATCCATCTGATACTTCTTTAATTCATTTTCTATACGAATTTCTTTAGGAGTCTCTGGATTTAATAAGTCAACCCCTATCACTTCTACCCCAGAGGAATTTGATTTATTTTTTATATGTTCTATAAAATTTTCTAAAGTCATTCTTAAAGAGTATACTTTATAAAGGTCTAATAAATTTATTTTTTCGTTAGGACCAATAGTTCTACCAAATACATGCTTAAATGTCCCTGTCCTATTGATAATATAGCCTTCCATATAAACTTCTCCTTACGTAAATCTATAATATAAAGTACAGAATTTGTTCAGTACCTACCTACAAGATATTGAAAATATTATAAATTATATTTACTATAAAGGATTACTGAATACTCCCTGATTTATAATATTATTATCTCTTACCCCATCGCAATCATCATCTAAACCATTACTAATTTCCCTAGCTCCTGGATGAACAGAAGCACGAGTATCGTCACAGTCTGTTTCGGGGTGAGTACAACCAGCTGAACCTGGGTTTCCGTATCCATCCCCATCGCTGTCCACGCAATCAGCTTGTATAGTCCAGTTATTATTATTTCCTGAATCTAGACTTGTTGATGCTGTGCGTGCTGATGCATTTGAGTTATTTGAATCTTTAATGTCTACATATGAAACACTAGGGATGCTTTGAGGATTTATATTCCACCTAGTAGGGGTAGCAGAACTTCTAAGTACAATTTTACTTCCGGAAGTACCTGTTAACGTAAGAACACCTGATATTGTCTGCGTAGAGCCAGCTGTGAAAGTAAGGGCTTTTCCCGCTGTAGTACAGGTTAGTGTGGTAAAAGTGGTGTTTCCTGTAAATAAACTAGTACCAGAACCATTGAATGTTACTAATCCTGAATTAGTAAAGGTGCCGTTATTAGTCCAATTTCCACCAACCACAATGTTTTGGGAATTTTGAACTAAAGTAGTACCAGAAGCAATAGAAACGTCGCCGCTCAATGTAAGAGTATTGCCAAGAGAGACTTTCCCAGACCCACTCAGGGTGAGCGTGTTTATGGTCAGAGCCCCGCTGAGAGTTCGTGTATAAGCGGTAGAAACCGATGTGTGACTGTTATTGTTTACAGCCACATCTCCGTAGGTAGCCGCTGCTGCTTTGGTATAGATGGTTCCCGCCGCTGCATATGTTCCATCGTAAATACTTCCTCCATAGGCTGTGACAGAACCATTATGAGTCCTGGTAGTATAGGTAAGGGAAATCTTGCCTCCACCACCACCACGACCTGAAGAGTTTCCACCATTACCCCCATTAGCAGTAATTGAACCAGCTCCAGCTAGGGTACCAGCATTTATCCAAATACTACCTCCTGCTCCAGCTCCTGCATCAACTCCTCCTCCATTGCTACCATTTGCAACAATGTTTCCAGTAACCGTTAAAGTCCCAGTTACATCAAGTCGAATGGTACCTCCGCCATACCCACCATTGGAACCGGAGCCACTTCCAGCACCCGAACCAGCAGTAACAGGTGAAGTTATGGAACCAATTCCAGAAAGGCCACCACCAGAACCATTCCCCTTGGCACCGTCACCACCATTTCCTCCTCCGGAGGGGGAACAACACCCCGTTCCATCTCCAGTTGCTGGCCCCTGACCTGTCACAAATCCGAGACCGGTAACAGTAACAGAACCAGAAGAAATATTCATGTCTCCAGAAACAGTGAAGTACACGGCTCTGGCTGCGGTTGTTCCAGTTCCATTGGGCTCCTGGGTATGATTTACCGTTCCTCCAGAAATTGTCAAGTTTCCAGGAATAGAAAGTCCAGTATTGTTTGCGAAAGAAAAAATTCCACCAGTAGATATAGTTAAATTAGTTAATCCAGAAAAAGCCCCGTTATATGTATAAGTACTAGAAGATAGAGTTGTGGAAGAGGCAACCGTATGAGTTCCTAAGTTGGTTATGTTAGGGGCTCCGGTCAGAGAGGAAATTGCTGAGGTATCAAGAATTCCTCCACTGTTGATAGTCAAAGTTGCGTCGGATGTACCATTAGTAAATGCAGTGGCAACGGTCAGAGTCTTTCCAGAGGTAATTAAAAGTTGAGCGTAATTTTTAACTGTTACGTTTGCGAATGTCTCACTCGCTGGTATTCGGGTATACCAGGTAGTCGTTGGTGTTGTACTATTGGTTCCATTATCAACAGTTAGGTCACCATAAGTTGCAGAGGATGCCTTTGTGTAAATAGTTCCAGCCGCACTTACATATATGCGACCGTTGTAAGAACCCGTAGTGGTTCCATAGGCAGAAACAGTCCCGTTGTGAGTTCTCGTTGTATAGGTTAGAGAAATCTTGCCTCCTCCTCCAGCACCACCACCATAGCTTGCTGTTCCACCACCATTTGCCCTGATAGTACCAGAACCAGCCAGGGTTCCTGCATTTATCCAAATGCTTCCTCCTGCACCTTCACCACAATCACCTGTCTGCCCGTTGGAAGAGATGGTACCGGTTACTGTCAAAGTTCCAGTAACATCCAGCCTAACGGTTCCTCCACCTGAACATCCATTATTTCCTCCAGACCCGGCGGTTACTGGAGCTGAGATGGAACCAAAGCCAGAAGTTCCTGGGGTATACCCGTTGTAGTAATTATTTTGAGTACCATCCCCTCCGTTAGCACCACCAGCATAATACCCAGGAGCAGTTCCTGGACCTTGTGCATAAGCGAATCCTAAGCTATCCACAGTAATAGAACCAGAAGAGATATTCATATCTCCAGCTACTGCAAAGTAAACAGAACGAGCAGCCGTTGTTCCAGAACCATTGGGTTCCTGGGTATGATTTACCGTAGCTCCAGAGATAGTTAGATTTCCAGGAATTGACAAGCCAGTATTTGAAGTGAATGTGAAGATTCCACCGGATAAGGTTAAATTGGTTAATCCAGAAAAGGAACCTCCGTTATAGAGATAAGTATTAGACGCTAGAGTGGTAGAAGAATTTATAGTATGGGTTCCTGCATTGGTTATGTTTGGAGAACCAGATAGGGACGAAACAGCAGATGTGTCAAGTGTTCCACCACTATTTATGTATAAAGTTGAATTGGATGTCCCACCCGAAAACCCAGAGGCACTCGTAAGTGTCACACCAGACTGAATTAGTACTTGAGCATAGTTTTTTATTGTAATGGTTGCAAAAGTATCACTTGCCGGAATTCTTGTGTACTTAGGACTTGGGTAAGATACCGTACTACTTGACCCATTGTCTATAAGAAGGTCTCCATATGTGGCGGCAGAAGCTTTGGTATAGATAGTTCCTGGGGCAGAAGTGCTTACATATGCATTATATGCTCCCCCCGTGAACCCATAAGCTGTAACAGTGCCGTTATGTGTCCTGGTTGTATAGGTAAGAGAAATTTTTCCTCCACCCCCTGGATTGCCTGAAGTATTATTTCCACCATTAGCCCGGATGGTTCCAGACCCGGCCAAGGTCCCTGCACTTAACCAAATACTTCCTCCTGCTCCTTCGCTACATACACAAGCTGCCCCATTCGCACTAATGATTCCTGTCACAGTAAGAGTTCCGGATACGTTCAATCGAACGACTCCACCTCCAGCGGCATCTTGCCCTCCGGAACCAGCGGTTACGGGAGCAGAAATAGAACCAAATCCAGAGTAAGCATATGCAGAATGGTAGTATGCCCCATTTGCTCCATCTCCGCCATTTGCTCCTCCGGCATCTCCTCCCGTATTATTTTTTCCAGGACCCTGGTTGGCAGGAAATCCGAGAGAATCTACTGTTATTGAGCCAGCTGAATAATTTAGATTACCAGTTATATTGAATGAGACTGCTCTTACTGCTGTAGTCCCAGAACCATTAGGCTCTTGAGTTTGGGTAACTGTACCACCAGAAATAGTGCTATCGGCTCCAGCCGTAATAATTGGGGAACCCGTATTAAAGGTCATCGTTCCACTGGCCTGATTATATGCTCCAGTTAGATTAAGAGAATTATTCAGTGTTATCGCTTGAGCACCAGCATTTATAGAAAATGAAGCAAACGTTGTTGCAGAAGAAATATCCCACGTACACGCTTTAGTTGACGTAGCATCAAAAACAATAGCGTCGCCAGCAATCGGTGCAACATCGGTATCCCAATTACCCGCCGTAGACGCTAAGTTGCCGGAGCCGCCACCGTCCCACGTTGCGGTTCTAGCTAAGGCCAAAGAAGGGCTGCCTATAAGTACTAACAATAAAAGAGTTTGAAATAAATATTTTATTTTCAATTTTATTTTCTCTCTATTAAGCGAATCCTAGTGAGGCAGTACCAAAATAAGAGGTACCATCATAATAAAAGGCTATTATATCCGTACTTCCTTGTGCAGTACTTAATGTAGGAGCAACTCCTCCAGGCCATTTTACTGAGCCAGGCCATGTTATTGTCTTTGTACCCCCTGACCCTTGAACTACTTTTAAAGTTATATTACAAGGCCCAGGAGGAGCAGTAAATGTAAGAACTCCAGGTGAGCCGGTAGCTGTTAATTTTTGTTTAATTCCATTATTCCAATCTATAGTGGCCGAACCAATTGTGCCATTATCATACTCTGTAAAAAAAGGAACATAGGATTGATAATTGGTATGTGCTCCTAAAGTAATTCTATTAGCAGCGGCAGTAGCCCCAGTAAATAATGAAAGCAAGGTAGTATTTAAAGCTGCTAAATCCATCTGCCCTGTCTGGGTAGCATGAGCTGCCGTTGGAAACTTACAATTTATTCTTCCTGCTTGGTCTATATTACCAGAAGCATCTTCGGAGTAAAACGCCAATCCAGTACCAATTCCATCTGCGGCAGTACCAGTGGTGGAATGCGTAAGAGTTAAAATATCAACTATAGAGTTAGTTGTGGCATCATCTTTAACTACGTGTAACTTGGAAGAGGGGGTATCAGTCCCAATACCAAGACTATCCGAAGATACATCCATATAAAAAGCATTATCATCGTTTTGTCCATGTATATTAAAATCGGCAGCAGCTGTTTTGGATACGTTAAAATCTGCTTTGCCTCCATAAGCATATATGGAATTATTTAAAACCGATGAGCCGCTTTGGTCTAATATAACTATTGCCGAAGAAGCTGTTTGTCCAGCATGCCCCTGATTGGCAACATATAGACCCATGTTAGTACCAATTCTACCAGAAGAAGAGTATGTAGGAGCTGCAATTTGAATTGCTAAAGCATTTGAGGCCCCGCCCGCATCCGTTAATTCAAAAGCAAAATTCCCACCATAGAGGGTATCAATAGTGGAGCTTCCATGATGAGCAACTACTGTATCTAATGCCAACGCTTGAACAGCAGTACCACTGCCATTAAAGTGTACTGCCGCTAATACTGAAGCAACATTTGTATGACGCCCACTTCCTAGAGCTGTAGTTGTGGCATTAAGTGCATAAGTAAAATCTGTTGTACCGGAAGCAGTTACGTCATGAGTTACTGCTATTTCAACCCCGCTCTCTGTACCTGTAAGCTGTGTATGTAGGGAGTCAACTAAAAGGTTACCATTTATGATACCACCAGTAGCCGTTAAATCTCCAGCAACATTCACACCAGAATACATATCAATACCGCTAACACTTACAACTATAGCGTTAGTGGGCATACCATTAACTAATTCTACACCAATAGAAGCCGCCATCGTACCGGCATAAGTATCACTTTCTGCCAGCGAAAAAACTCCCCTTATACTAGGGGGACCTTGGTCATTCGATGCTACATAAACGTGGAAATCACCAATTCCATTATTACTTAGGGCCATATAAGAGTTCGTAGCGTAAGTATCCGTATGTACATCTACAAGAAAATTCCCACTTGTAAGAACAACCGACAAAGAGTTATCCTTAGGATTAGAATATCCTTCAGAATACTCTAAGTTTATACTTGGATTGCCCCCATATCCTAGACCCTGTGTAAGAAAAGATAATGACTCTTCCACATACCCACTTGCTAAGGCTGTGGCTCCTATTGTAAATGGAGTTCCTTCTGGCACAACTAATTTATTCATTACGCCAGCATTATTCCCTGAAGAACCATTATACAAATATAATCCGTGGTCTATATTATAATTTGTATTAGAGTCTATTACTCCTAATGCTGGAGATACATAAATAGCAGAACTATCTTTGCTTCCTATAAACATTGTGCCGCTTACAGGCACTAATAAAGCTGTCTCGTCTGTTTGATAAGCGGTAGTATCGCTCCCCCCTATATCAAACCCTCTAGAAAATCCATTAGAAACTATATGCAGACCGTGGTCGGCAGTCGCTGAGTTCCACCAACTTCCGACTGCAACCCTCGCAATTCCTTGATTCTTTACCCCCAATATAGCAGAACCATTTTCTGCGGATATTAAAGATGTAACAAAATTTACAGGACTAGACCCACCACCACCCCCACCACCCCCACCAGACATTGCTGGTATAATAAACCAACCATTAAAAGGAGTAGGTCCTAGTAAAATGGTATCATAAGTATTACCATTATAAGTAGCGGTCCATTGATTACCATTGTAAGCTCCGCCGCTATAAGTCAATGCAGGGGTAGAACTAAATGAGCCACCGGCAGCAGTTAGTGGCGTTGCATCTGCTATATAGCTTTGCCCCGCACCTGCACTTATCAATACCGGGCCAGGTGACGCTGTATTACCACCATCGTTAGAATACCAAGTTAATGCATTTGCTTGAATACCTATACCTGCTAGGAAAGTCTCAGCTTGTGTTCTATCCCCATGAGGCACAAGTATAGGCATACGTTGACCCATTCCATCTACTAGCGCTAAGTCATAGCTCAAGGTACCGTCACAGTTTTGTATCGGGTCGGGAAAAACATTGGCGTACCAATCTATGTTGCTGGGACCTCCACCGCCTCCACCGCCTCCACCGCC